TTAGTAGGTTTGTTCCCAGAAATATTTACCATTCATAGAGTCAGAAGTCGGCTCTGTGTCCGATACCTCTGTTGTAAAAATCGGCTCTTTCCCGTCAAAAGCGGATTCGAGAAAGACGATTTTTTCTTCGAATGTATTAAAAAGAGACGCCGTAAGCGCCTCTGAGTCTGGGTTGTTTTTTAATAGGGCAGTAGCCCCTTCATAATCGCCGCTTGCCAAAAGTCTTGCATGTCGATCTCGGATATTTTTATCTCGGAGACGCGGCGTGTTATGCGGTTTGAAAATAAAATCAGAGCTATCCATGAAACACCTCCTAAAATTCTGCGTACCATTCGGTCATAAGAGGATAATTCCCGATCGGCTCTGTCTGATCCTCGGTAATAATTACCGTCTGAGAGGATGATGCAATCTGCCAGAGATCCATAATCCCCTGTTCAATTTTGTTTAGACTGTTCGCATCGATTCGATACGGTTTTAACGTTTCCGCGTTTTCTTTCAAGATCAGCGCGGCATTTTTATAGTCATTGGCATTCAAAAACTGATAGTATTGATAGATGATGGATGCCACCGAATCGTCGATGTCTTTATAGTGTGATAACTGGTAAGCCATAAATCCACCGCCTTTCAATATGGAATTTCATAATCATAGTACAACGGATGAAATCTGTACATTGTGATCGTCGTTGTGGGAACTGTGCTGCTCAGACTATGAGAAATGCTTTGAATGACGTATTCATTCAAATCGTCAGAATTTGCTTTTTTCCAAGAAACTTTTTCGTATACATCCAGCCACGGAACACACATTGTTGTGAGTGTGACTACATCGTTCCAGCTTGAAGTCTTGATGTTCTCATAAATTGCATTTTCGATAGCTACGGTATCAGATTTTATATCGTCGTACCGATCGCCGGTTTTAACATCCAGTACAATTCCTATTTTTTGAATTGTAAATGGAGAGTCCGGCTCGATTCTTAGCACAACATTCTTACAATTATATCTGTCGCAGAAGTATTGTTTCGTATAGACAGGGTCGTTGTCGGTATCCGTGAGAACACAAATTGCATGTGGCTGGTATTGTCCGAGCCAATAAAATCTCCATGCGTCGTCCACTTTTTTTAGTTGCAGCACGTAAGTTTGAGTGGCGAGCATCGTGTTTGCAGTCACACCACGTTCTGTATTTTCGAAATAGATAGGGATCGGATCGAGGGAATTTATCCGTAGCTTCATATTGTCAACGTTGTTCACATTAGCAATAAAAGCAATGTATTCTCCGATTGTATATTTATCGTACTCGTCCAAAGTGAGAGAGTAGATGTCGCCGTCCGAAGTGCATTGTTCAGCTTCTGCCATACGATCTACTTCATAGGTGGTTCCAAAAACCTCCGTCACATTTTTGATATTTTCAATATCATATGTGACGCTTTCTGCGTTATCAGACAATACAATTTCCTGAAGAAAGTCGTCTGAGAGAGCAACAGGATCGTTTTCGCACGATGGAATCATGTTGCAGCAGAAGATATCATACACATCGAAATACTTCTGAATGTTCGGATATAAACCGGTGATCTCATCTACTTGATCTCCAACTGTGCAGCCTGCGTCAAATTCGAGGTCATATGGCAACACGTTCCATTCGGGATTATTCTTGCGATACTCTTCGTAATCAGCGTTGTTACTCTCCATACCATAAAATTCGCCAATGTCCTCGATAATCATGTTCTCAACGCCACCTTGTTGACGAAGAACTGTGGATAATGCTTCACGTAAGATTGTCTTTTCGCCGCTGTCATTGTCTACAGGGATCTTTATCAGTGGAGCGCCGCCAACCTGACCGTTTCGAGTGCCGTCTAACTGTGCAAAATGGTCAGAAAGTGATATCGTAAGCGTATTTGTGGCGGAATTATAGGTCGTATTAGCCGCCGTAATGACGTAAGTGCCCGCTGGATACCAAATGAAATCGTTGTTTCGTATGCTGTAAATTCCGATCTCAAACTTGAAATCCAAGCCATACCAACTTTCAATCTTGTCCTCTATGTCAATTGAAAACTCATCGAAGTCAATTGTTGCGTCCAATGTGCGGCGAATGTTTGATTCTCCGTTAATTCCGTATGTTCCAACTTGTAAAATGCAATACAAAACGTCGATGATAGCACCGGACTTATTCATGACACTGAGGCGATATTTGTACTCAAGCGTTCCCTGACTGAACAGCGTCTTGTCTTCTTCGGTAACTGTATACTTCATACCATCACCACCATTCAGGAGGGACGTCGTTCAGCCCATTTAGATATAATGTTTTTGGATCATTCCAATTACCGATTTCCGCAAACTGGAAGCTTATCTTTCGCAGATTTGTACCTTCCTGTTCTTGCGAGTCGGTAGGAGAGCCAGTAACTGCAATGAGCCAAATTCGACCATCGTTCCATTTTAGAATCTTCGGTTTGCCATTCATCAGGAAATCCATGACATCCATACGAATCTCGTAACTATCGTCGATGTCGATATTGCAGGAGTTTTCGCCGCTATGATACATCTTTAGGAATACGCCAGAAGCAGTGCCAGTATCATAATTGGAAATATTATTTTTGATAACCTTTGCGTATCTGTTATTCAAAAGCACGGTTGCTTCACCTGCGGCATTGCGTTGGGTGTCTCCGCCATCCAGATTAAAGAAAGTTCCATAAGAATTATTTTGGTCTACTACGAAAAATCCATCGAACTGAGAATATACTTCTTTTAGCACATAGCTGTTTTCGATTCCGTTACACACAGAACACAGAACATATTCATAATTCGTATTACTTCTGGCATAACGATCAAAATAAATTAATTTGAAATCATCAATGGTTTTGATCGGCTTTACATAAATAGTTATCCAGTCAATCTGTCCTTTTTCTCGGCGTTTAATGATAACCGTATCGGTGTTTCGAAGGCTGAACCCAGAGTTTCCGGCGTCCAGATTTTCATCAAACGGCGCACTAAGTAGTGTGTTTTCCGTCCACTCATTGTTCGTTACGTCAACTTCTTCATCCACGCTTTTGCCGACATACAAATGGTCGTAAACACCATTGGTCAGAGAAATTTCCGTTATTGGAGAAATATTTACAGCAGGAGGATCAATTGTATATGCTCCGCTGAAAAAAGTTGTTCCTAAGAAAAGCATGTTCAATCATCCTCCTTTCAAACATCTTCAACTAACTTATCGGTTTCGAAGTACGTTTTAAGGTCGTACCAACCCTTTTTATATTCAATATCGTATACGCATGTCAGATGATCCGTATAATCACTGTTTGACATCATCAGAACATTATCGTCCGTATCGGCAATCAAGTTTCCGTCCACATCTGTCAAATAGGGATTCGGAATTTCAGAGAACACATTATAACAGCCCATTCCATTTCCGTATGGGACGGTCAAAACTCCGTAGTATTTCCCATAGTAATTCCTGACCTCCAACCATAAAAATTCTCCGGTGTCTGGACACGTCATTCTAAAAACAGCAGTGTTCAATGGAAGTTTTTGTGCTTTCAAAAATACCTGAAATTCATCATCGATTTTGAAACCGTTGTAATAGGTGAGAACGTTGTCTGCGCCGATCGTCAGTTCTCCGTTTTTAATAGTATAGTTGTCATTTGTGGTTCGATATTCAATATCAATGACGCCGCTTTCTAATGAAATTCTGCCATCTATAGACTGATTCTTGACTTGGAATAATACGTTTGTGGGAATAGTAATATATTTGACCGTAAACGGAATCAGACCGGTATCAAAAGACATGTCGTGTTTTGTAATGCCGACCGCTTTCACATAATATTCATGTTCATTTTTCAATTGATTAAAAAAACAAGTCATATTGGAAGCATCGTAAAGATTTCCAGATGTGGTTAAAAGAATTTTGTTGTAATCATATAGTTGAACCTGATATTCTTTCAGAGTATCATTTTCAGCTTGCGAATAAAACAGATTCAGTGTTAAGTTTGCCGTTCGAACAATTTCTCCGCTTGTTAGATTAGAAAAACCGAAAGACGGAGTGGAATAGCAGTAAAACAGAGTTGGCGCTGAAAAATCAGATTCGTTTCCATAAGAATCAAAAACTTTAATTTTGATCTGATAAGATTTTCCCGGAGTAAATGTTCCTTTCGGAAATACATGATCCAGCCTCATGCGATACTGCTCATTGTCGTATACAGTCTGATAAGTAGATGTGTCGATTACGACAGCACGGTTCCGATTGATCTGATTTCCCGTATATAAAAAATCGACAGTCATATCGACTGCCGGATCAAACGTTGTGATACGAGGAATGATTGGAGTAGTTAATTTTGCCATTGCTCAAACCTCCTAATATTCCTGCATCCAATAATTGATGCTATCTACATTTTCAGTTGGCTCGTCAGAACTATTTACCTCTTTCACATATGGCAGCTCCAAAGTGGATAATGTACTGCCGGTTGGCGAAACCAGATTTAAAGAATAGCCAGAAAGAGATAGGGACGATCCGTAAATAGATTTCAGACCGTTCAACTCTGCATTGACCGCTTTTTGCGTCATAGCACCATCCGTATTTTCACCAGTGGAAGAGTAGAGCTTGCCAATTCCAGCGGTATCTTCTGTGCCGATTTTATAAGCCGCTGATCCGCTACCGGTTCCCGGAGTGTATCCGAGAGCGTTTACCACGTCGTCAGTCGTAATACTTAGCTCGCCGTCTTTTATCGTCATATTCTTACCGATTTTTACGCCGCCTTTGATTTCAGCGGTTGCATCGGGAAGAACGTATTTATTCGCTCCAGACTCTATGCCGGAAAGTTTGGTTGTGTTTTTAGAAACTGCGTCTTCCAAACTTTTTCCAGACGCGCCATCATACACAGCATTTTCCGTTTTCCCGAAATTGATCTGAGTCGCTGGAACTTTGCCGTTTTCATCCAGAGTTGCAACTCCGTTTTTATTCCCAATCAGATCTGAATGAGCAAAATAAGAATTGATCTCTGTGTGATTTTTAATATATTTGACAAGCTGATAAATCGTTGCTTTACGCGTTGTATCATCGTCCTCTGCAACGATAATATCAGTGTCCTTGAAATCCAACATCGCTGCTAGATTTTTCAGACGCTTAAAGGGCAGTGCCAAATTGCCACCTCCTTTATTTTATAGTTTTGCGATTATAATTTTGTTGTTGAATTTTCCGGAAATACAGTGCACCAAGCATCTGTCCCCGGTTTTAAAATCGTTTCCCGTACCATTCTTAATCTCGTATTCCTGTTGGTTGATTACGACGGAATAGTAGCCGGTTTTCGTGCCGACCTTGCTAATAGATCCAATGTAATCGTAACGAGGAATGGCATTCTGAATCATAGAATTTATAGTGCGGGCGAGTTGTGTTAATGTAATTTCTGATTCGTTTTTTGCTTTTATAAGATTAGCCTCCTGTTTTTAGACAACAAAAAAAGACGCTTCAATTGGCGCCTTCTTTTATATCTGAATTATATGATTTTGCAATTTTCTCCATATCCTTAAAATCAATGCATCTTTTAGAAATTTTGTTGTCTGGGCTTTGAATTTTTAAATCATAAAGCCATTTTGCCTTTTCATCAAGTTTCAAAGCGTTAATAACTTTTAATTCCTTGTCTAGTAAATCAATGTATTTACTCTTAGACTCTTCTGATTCAAAGGATCGATACGTATCAATATTCTTTTTCTCAAAATCACGAGCATATTCTTTAGGAATTGGAAACATATAATTCAGATTAACGACAGCAATTAGTCGCATAGGAGCATCCGGATCGTATATCTTGTAAAAATCCTTCTGCTGGGTCATTTTTTGATGACGTTGTTGAGGATGAGATACCTGAGTGATGTAATACAGATCATCTATTTCAAAAAGAACACCAAAGAAAGGTTTGTATTTATCAGCTCCATAATCAGTTCTTGGAATTCTTTTTTCTTTGGATCGCAAATAATCCAAATAGCGCTCATCTACATTAATCCATTTCATCTTATGTCCCCTAAGACAATAGGAGCCTATTTTTGGCTCCTATTAATACGATTTTTTACAGGCTTCGTAACCTCTATTACGACAGTGTTTTTACAGGCTCTGTAACCTCTATTAATACGATTTTGTATGGCTTCGTAACCGCTAATAAGAAATCATACGACTTCCTATATCTATATTATACACAATGATTGAACGTTGTAAACACAGAACATTTGTTCTTGTATCTGCAACTTTCTTTCGCTAAAGATAAAGACATGATAATTCATGTTGCATTTCTCCAATTATGCTATAATCCATGGCGTAACAATAGATACAGTATATCCAGACTCGTCACCAGTACACTCTTGGACGCAAAAAGTTCCAATGGGACTTATTTTGGAAGTTTCATCAAGAGCATCCCACATTCCATCGTAAACGCCTAATATTTTTTGGTTTTGGATGGCGAAAAACTTATGTCCGTATTGGCTATAAAGAGAATCGTAATTTTTTAAGAACCAATGAAAATCGTCTCGTCTTTCTTTTTCTCCGTATATCATCGTATTACCTTTTAACGAATAGGATAGCAATACCGTATCCAATAATATACCAAAGAAACGATAATTGCTATTCTGAACATATATTCGAAAGTGCATCCCACAAGCTTCCTCATGAGATGCGCCAACAACTATTTTCTGGTGTTACCTTGTTGCTTTATAAGAGTATTGAGTCTTCTTATATCACGATAGAAGTCCTCACCGTTCATAACGTTCGGCAGCTCAATAGCATCAATAGAATAATTATACGTGTTGCTCGTAGAATTACTCTTATTGTATTTTTGAACTTCCTGAATCGCTCGAGCATTCTGTTCATAGATTTTCTTCGTGTTATCACGAATTTGCATCTGAACCAGAAGAGACTCATCTCTGTTAAGAGAATTGAATCCGGCTTCCAATTTTGCCATACGATCCATGACTTCCTGAGACGGCAGACTGTATTCTTTTGGCAAACTGTTCACGTTTCCGCCTGCAAAAGCCTTACCTCTGGAATTTGTGTGTCCATTTTCCAAAATATCCTGCGTCTGCTTATGGTTGAAGATGATGTCACCCTTCTTATGATGGAACAGTTCTGCGCCATTGTCTCCAACCGTAAAGAATTTTCCATCACGAACAACCATTTCACGTCCAAGCTCGCCACCGAGAGCAACACCGTTATCAGAAACTTTTCCTATAGTTCCAGATGCAAATGCGGTTCCATCCACCTGAGCGCCACCACCAATACTGATTCCAAGACCGCTAAAAATATTTCCAACCTTTTTATTTGCAAGCTTGTCTATTTCAGAATTGATTTTTGCCAAATTTTCGGCAATGGACGCAATAACACCATCGAGTTCTGACCAAGCCTGTTTTTCCGCAGGAAGCCCCTTATCAGGATCAACCGCAGCTTCAACCTGAGTTTTGATTGCTCCCTGTAAAGACTCATCTTCCTCGCCGCCGGAATCCTTGCCGGAACTGATCGCCTTAGATGCTTTCTGCGCACTTCCAGCAACGCTTGTTCCTGTATTCTCGCCTTCTTCACTGCCAGCGAAAGCATTTGCAACTTCGTTGATTTTAGGAACACTTTCTTCGGACATCGTTTTAATTCCATCGTTAAGACTATCTCCAGAACCAGAAGAATTTTGCCCGTTTTCGCCTTGTGCTCCATTTTTATTTCCGGAAGAATTAGCAGAAGTAGTAGCAGTACCGCCGATGACTGCGCCGGTTGCCAACTTTGCGTTATTAGCAATCTCTGTAAATCCATCAATAACGCCGCCAAGAGAAGAATCCAACGCGGTAAAATCAATGCCCTGACCGAGCATATCAATGTATTCCTGCGTTTCCTTAAAGATATCAGGAAGATTTCCAATGTCAACACCTGAGATTTGACTCAAAGAGTCGATGAAAGATTGGTTGCCCTGATTCATTCCGGCGATATATTGCAAATACTTGTTCTTGAATTCTGCAAATTGTTCGTCCGTCAGAGCCAGAACTTCATCAATGCCGCCTTCGTAGCCAAGAGATCTAAGATTCATCTCAAGTTCTGCATTCTCTTGCAGTTCCTGAAGCTCCTCCCATTTCGTCTTGGTTTCTTCCATGCCTTTGATGATTTCGTCCCAGTACGCTTCGGTATTAGCGATTAGTTCTTCGTAATAATCGGAGATAGCGTCAATCTGATCGTCAATCGCGTTTTGCTGTTCTTCGAGTGCAGACTTACGCTTTTCGAGTGCAGAAATTTCTTTCTCGATATTAGCAATACGGATTTCACGCTTCTTATCATCGACTTCCTGTTCTTGATCGCGAATAGCTTTATCGTCGGTCTTATAGATGAATCCTTTTTCTTTACCAGAATACTCGTAGATGGTTTTCTGATTTCTCAGACGATCCAGTTCATACTGCGCCTTGTCCAGATCGTAAGCACGCTGTTTCGCATCCGCTTCGTCATTGATAGAGTCGATCAGCTCTTGCTTTGCGCTAATTTGCTTGTCAATAGCATCGATCTCTACTTGAAGAGCCTCTTTTTGGGCTTCGAGCACCTTTTTAGCTGCTTTTTCTTCAGCTTCCAACGCGCTAACAGCAGCGTCTTTTTGATCGTTCAATGCACTGATTCGCTTATCAATCTTAGAGATGATGCCGGAAATTACAGTATCGTAAAGCTCCTTCATGCCTTTTGCATATTCCTGCTCGATTTCTGCAAGTTTGTCTGCATACTTTTCTCGGTCTTTCAGATATTTTTCAGCAAGCGCACGAAGAGCGTCGTAATACTGCTTTGTGGTGATTTTGCCCTGATCGTAGAGATCTTTGAGCTTGTCTTGCATTTTCTCGAAATTTTCAAGATATTTGTCGGTCTCGGAATTGGAGCCACCGGAAGATTTATTTGTATTTGATCCGCCACCATACTCATATTTAGGAATCTCATATTTGTATTCGGACTCCTTGTTTTTATCGCCATACTTGAACGCAAAGAAAGCGTCTTTTCTCGCTCTTAACCGATCCGTATAAGAACTGCCGGAAGAATTAGTACCAAACCTGTTTTTTGCCGCTGTAAGCGCATCCAGTGTTCCCGCTGTTGCTCCCGCTGCCTGCGCCAACGCATAGATATTGTCGATATCGGCAGCAGTATTGATCGTAATACCGTTATTTTTGATCTTTTGTAACAGAAACTGCGCCGTTTGTTGCGTTAGCTGTCCTTGTACTGCTAATTCTGCGCCATAAGCCGCAATTTCTGCGTCTGTAGCACTGGCAAGATCACCGCCTGTAGCCGCTGCATACTCATTTGCCGCTCCAAGTTCAAATTGCTTCTGTGCCAGCAATGCGGTCACAACCTCATGCGCATTTGTTATCCCCATGTTGGTCAGCATATCCTCAGTCAGCTGCGCGGTATCCTCTGACAACCCATCCATAACACCGGAACTGTTAATCCATTCCGTTACAAGATTATTAAATGCGCTCTGACAGGCGGAAACATCGTTTGGTGTGCTGGAAATTTTTTCGATAAAATCCGTGTAGGCTTCCCCACAGCCGCTGAATGCTTCCTTGAACTTCTTGTCATCCAATAACGAGTAATCGAACGGGCTTTCGTCTTTCATCGACGCCATGATCTTGTCTAACTCTTCGAATCCTTCTGACAAAGAGTCGATATTCTCGATCATTTGTTGTTTTGTAGATGGCACAAATTCTTCCGCACTTTTTTGCTTGGCAATCATGTTCTGGAGAGTAGTGTTTACATAACCGCAGGCAGTATTTATACCGCTGTAATCATCTCTTACTTTTTTACAAGAAACATCCCAATTGTTCATTTGCAAAAGGAATAATCTCATGCTGTCAGACATTTTTCCGGTGTCTATAAAATCCTCAACGTCTTCGCTTGACGGCACTTCAGTGTCAACTTTTACGACCAATCCTTTATCATCCGCATCCAATATATTTTGACTGCCATTGAGCGTCTTTTGTATATATTCAGACATTTGTTCTGGAGACAATATCGTTCCATCCGGGAGGACAGGAGTATAATGAATATAAACATATTCATCATTCCCACTCTCATCTTTTTGTTTTACAAATTTTCCGCCAAAAGATGTGTCAGCAACGTTGGAATCCCATCCTGCATTCTTCATGTCGTTCTCGTCCACATGCGGACTGATGGTTAAGTCAACGTTTCCGAGATTGCTCATCTGTTTTATTTTTGTTGCAATTCTTTTTTCTTCGGCATCAAGAGTTTTATTTGCTTCCGACACATCTATTTTTAAAGCATATGTAAAATCTTCCTCCGGAAGAGATGATATATTTTCTTCTCCAAAAATATTTGAGAGATTATGATATGCTTCCGAAAAAATTAACTTTTCATTTTCCAGTTCTTTGACTAGCTCAGAAAATGTCATGCCATAATCATCAGCCAATTTTTCCATGTTGGCATATGATAATTTTTGCGCATCTGTCCCGCCAGCCGGATTAAATTTCAACAAATCCTCCGTAGAAAAGCCCTCAAAAGCATTTAAGTAGTTTTTCAGATCGTCTTTTAATCCTTCTTTATCGACTTTAAAATCCAATTCGAAAGTCCATTCGGAAACAATTTGTTTTAATTCCGGATACATGCTTTTAAAATAATTACTCACATCAGATTCATTATTTTCCAAGGCAAGTTTTGAACCTTCCGTGATGGCAGATGCGTATTCCTGCGCTGCTGCATTTTGAGAACTTTTATCTCCGGATTTTATGGCTTCATCATACGATTTTTTTGCATCAATAATACGCTTATAGGCATCGCTGTATTGACTGCCATTAGACAGGACCTTGTTGTATAGCACATACTGGTTATAAAAATCTTCGTACTGATCCGACATGTCCTTAGCATTATTGATATAAGATGTTAGTTCGTTATTAAAACTATCCCCAAAGTCAGCGCCAACATCTTTGATTAGGCTTTGAATACTGATAAGTTGGTTGTACACTTCAGTTGCATTGCCAGATAGTTTTATCATGCCAAGACCTGCATCGTTAAAAGAGACGCCGTATGCCTTTAAAAGATTGGCTGCCTCCGATCTTTTATCAGATCCCAGAATAGACCCGAAGCTCAAATTAGCGGAGTAGTTCCCGTATTCCTTTTCCATTCTGGCTATATTATTTTTATAGCCAGCAAAGAAGTTGCCAACTGTATTCCAAAATCCACCTTTATTAAAATCATTCTCGGATTCTTGCCATTTAGACGCGGATAATTTGTCTAAGGCATTAACCTGTCCATTTATCGCATCAGTGACATATTCAATGGTAGATCTTTCTGTTCCAAAATTATCTATCAGCTCATTTTGGACGTCCATCAATTTCTCTCTTGCGTTTGTTACGTCCTCAAACGATGATGAAGAATCGTTTATGGTATCATATAGCTCTGCGATTTGTTTTTTGTAGGATTCTATAGATCCTTTTTCAGAAAGAAAAGCAGAACCTACTTCATTAGCAGACGCAGCAACGTCCTTTGAGAGACGATACAGTTTAATACATCCCTCTATTGCTTGTGAGATAAGGAACGATACTAATACATTGCCAGCGAGCGTCAGCCCCTTCGTTGCAACACTGGCTGCTTTTGCACCGAGAGATAAATTCCCAATGGATCTATTGAATCCTTCGGTCGTTAATTTGCCATTGTTTGCAATTTTTACATATGACTGAATTTGCGGATTTAATTGATCTCCCAAGTCTTTTGCAACTTCTTCGGCACTCATGCCGTAATCGGACATCATGCTTTTAAATGTTTCAAACTCTTCAACTAGAGCATCTTTCTTTTTATCCTTCGTAAGATAAGACCATACACTTCCTACTTGGATCTTGGCTTCCTTTTTAGATAATCCCTTTCCTGCGGTGGGATCAATTAATGATTTGATTTCGGCTTCTCTATTATTGAATTTGTCAATAATTTCTCCAAATGATTTACCAAATACTCCGATCTTATAAATTAAAGAATCAATATCACTGTCGAATCCTTTGAATATCGTACTAATATGGTTTACAAGTCGTTTGATCACTTGTTTATGATGTAAAAATATGATAAAATAATCAATTAAGAAACGGAGGGGTATTTTATGAGTATTATTGATCTTGATTATAGAAAATTTTGTCCTAAATGCGGTTATTTAGAATTAACATACATTTGGGAAAACAATGAAAATTGTCCAGTATGTAATACAACAATGAAAAGGATTAAATTTTCCGATAGAATAAAATTTAATAATTTTAGCAGAGATGAAATTTATGCTTACATCCAAACAAATATAATTAAAGTAAAATTTGATCCAGAGTATGTTGAACTCCGCATGGAATATCAAGAAAAGAAACACAAAGAATATCAACAACAGAAAAAGGAGCGTGATGAAAAATCGCATTCAAAAATTCAATTATATCAAGCTAAATATCTTGAATTTTTAGAAGAAGCTCAAAATCAAGGTATTCTTCGTAGCAGAGCAGAAGATATTGCCACATATGCTATGCAACATGAAATGTATTCATTGCCACATTGTCCTAGTTGTGGTTCTGTAGACGTAAGTAAAATCGGAACTGGAACTAAAATTGCTAAAACGGCAGCATTTGGAATCGTTGGCGCCATGAGTGATGTTGGTAAAATATGGAAATGCAATAAATGTGGGAACAAATGGTAGGATTATATTATGGAATTTTTGCCTAAATCAAAGCATAAAAAGAAGAAAAAACATCAGCAAAATAATTATAAAAAACAACATAATACAAATATTTCCACAAAAACAATTTCAACATCTCAAAGCTATCAAGGTCGAGAAAAAGAAAAACTAAATCAAAATTGTTCTTGCAATAAAAAAGGATGGTGTATTTTTGCTGATAGGAAATGTGTTCCATATTCTCTGAAATGTAAATACAACAAAGATGTATTTAAAAATAGCATTTTTTATTATCCAACAGAAAGTGTTAAGAAAACGAATACGTCTACCAAGAAATCGAATTATAACTTGTACGAAGATGAAAAACATGGTTCAAATAAACTGATAACCACATTACCTGATGGTGGTGTAAAAGAGTTATATGTGTTTAATGGGTTTTTACAATTAAATCCTGCCCAAACGATAGATTACGAAATGACAATTAAAAGCCTCCATACAAATAGGACATGCACAATTTTAGTTGCGTACAATAAAATAACTAAAAAGTATTATATATCTGAAACCCAGGTTAAATATTGGCATGGAAAAAATTTCTTTCCCCAAATTATACTTACCATGTGTAATGATGGTTCTATACCAATGATAACAAATGGTTTTCAAGAATTTTCTAAATTGGCTCTATATGGGTATAAAGTAGGAAGTCATGGACTAAATGAAACACAAAGACATATAATTCTTAAATATATTATTGATAATAAAGTCATGAGAGGATATGAAATTATTAAGCATTTGCAAGGATTAATATTCTTGCGGAACGAACAATACAATAAGGACTTTTCAACTGCAATAGAAGATTGGGAGAATGACATTATTTTTATTGAAGAATATATAACTTCTAAATCAAAATAGCAATAAATAAGGGAGTTTGATGTAAACTCCCTCCCTGCCATTTGACAGACTATTAATATTCACCACTTAAAATGGCTACGCTTATTAGATATGTATAATATACCATATATTGGCATATTATACAATATGGAACATATGTTCACGTCTATATTAATATACACACATTTATTTGTATATATCAAAATTAAGAAATATAATGAAACCTGAATTATTCACGGAGCAGCATCTGAACTGGTAGCTACACCATGAATCTGAAAACTGATCCATGCAGCCATAACATCGCTCAAAAGGGTATAAAATCCCTGTGGCAGAGTTCTGAGTGATTATTAAGCTGTCAAGGTTCGTTAATAGTTTCTATTCCAGTCGTAACCGATTTTGAAAAAATACGCTAAAAAATATGCTTATCTTTACAAAAACTATTACAACGCGGCGTTAAAACATTTTGAAAGTGTATTAAAAGATTTTTAGTAAGAGGGCATATTAGCCCCCTTTAAATTTAATAACATTTCCTAATGACTCTCTCAGTATTAAAATTTTATCGTTTTCAATTTCGGATAATAAAGCCTTTGATATTGCTTCAGCTTCAATAATAGAAAATCCTTCATTTAATATCATGTGATAGAGTTTTTCAACGAAATCATCTACCTTAGAAGGATTAGATATTCCATCGTGAATCATGTTAGTATGTCTTATTTTTGTAAAATCTTTATTTTCTTTCATCTGTTCACCTCGATTCATTTTAATGCTGCCGCATTAAGATTCATTCTTTTTTTATACGCGTCTTTTAATTTGATGTTGTTGTCTCGCATCTGCTGTTCATCCACATAGAATTCTTTTGCTAGATCACAGAAGAAATATGACGCCTCATAATCGACTAGACTATTTTTGAATATGGTATGGTCCATAACAAGAACGGTTTTCACTACATGTTCTTCCATACAGCATGGGCAGATTCTCTTTTCGCTTTTAACGACTTTCATATCCACGAAACACCTCCGAATATTCTAATATCCATCTTTTTTTTGACAACAAAAAAGCTCCGTATGAAAATACGAAGCCTTTATAATACTTTCGAAAATAACAGAGATGGAACGCCAACACATAAAACGATAGAACACAAGTTCTGACTATGTCTTTATGGCGATAAGTGATACAATATGCATATAAAATACATAGGAGGACTCTAAATATGGTAATAAATGAACAATGCATGAAGGACATACTCATTTATTTAGACGAAAATAGCACTGTAGAAGTAAGTAATTTTGGTGTCAGAGACATTGAAATAAAGACACCGGGAATAACAGAGTTGCTGAACGATTTAAGCAAAACTGGAAAATATTCAATTGAGGAAGTGGCTTATAACTTTTTAAAGTGCTACGACATGGATTTTGTAAGCGCAAATCTTTGCCGCCAGGGAAGCATAATTAAGGCTGCATCAAGTGATATATATGGAATTACAAAAGACGGAGAGAACTTTATTAAGACTTGCGAATAATTCATTCATAAAGGCAAGGAATGTTGACCCATCTTTTTAACTGAATAAGTGCATATCTAAAAAGGATTACGGCTTGGTTTTGTTTCAAGCCGTTTTCTCTTGTAAATTCCATCAATTTTTCATACATTTCTCCAGGTTCAAAAGTACGCGTATATGTATATTCTTCATCCATAGAATACAGCTCCTTTCTTAATATGAGGAAATACCATCTAAATCCGGTTGGATTGTAGTATCCTCATCTCAGTATCTCATTTTTAACAACAAAAAGCTCCGTATAAAAATACGAAGCCTTTCTGCTCATCTTCAATTTCGTCCGATCAGGACGTTTGTTTTCAATTAGCCGATCATCTCTTTCAGCTTTTCGAACGAAATTCCTTTTTCCTTCATTAACTTATCCAGATCGTCAAGTTCTTTCACACGAAGCTGATTTTCCAGATCTTTTCTTTCTGCTTTTAACGCTTTTAACGTAGATTCCATATTTTCAATTTCAGAAGTAATTTCTACAATTTTTTCCTCTAAAGTAGCTGTTTGTTTGCGACGTCCTCTTGCCATGATAAAATCCTCCTGTTCGTGATATTATTTAATTTTAAAATAGCATAAACAGAAAGATATGTCTATATACAATTTTGGAAAAATATGTGTGAAATCAGAAAATTAGAATGACGGTTTTTATTTTTGTGTTTCATCTTATCTACCCGGTGAAACAGCCAGGTCAAAACATTCCAAAGATAAGTTTGAATTAATCCTTTTACAGATCAGACATTATTATTAAATGTAGTATCGAGCGCATCTTCAACGTACAGCGTTGCATCTAATACGTTGTGGGAGTTGTCGCTACAGTGAGGGCTTATCTCTAAGAGATCTGTCCCATCGGATTTTAGGAGCGTCACGTTGTTACGATCCATGTTGCGTCGCCGCAATAGGAGAGTAGTGATGCATCTGCATTACCAGATCGTTGTACCTAATTCCCCGATTATTGTCCCGATTATTTATTTATCATCGTGTATTTCACGAATAACACACTCTAAACCTTCGTATCCGAAGTAAATTATGTGTGTTGTCGGCATATTCAAAATGACAGAAGAGGGAATACGTTTTATCCCTACCGACATTTTTAAAGGAAAGAGCTGCGCCAATTCCTAAAGCAGCCGCTTTTAACAGCCCAATATTTGATGTCACAGAACCAATTGCTTCTGAAACGGTTGTAAGAGCGTCTATAATTTTACCAAGATCTCCGCGATCAAGGATGTCCTGAGCGGTGCCAACCCAAGTTTCTTTTAATGCATTAATTTTATATTCGAGAGATCCTTTAACGGTTTCCATCTCTCTATCGCTAGATCCAGCTGCTTCATCCATTACTTCAAGCGCTTTCGTAACAGCCGAATAGTTCTGAATCAAGGCAGAGCCTGCCTGCGCTTGTGTTTTGCCGAATGCTTTCTGCAAAAAGTCATTCTGCTGTTTTTGAGACATTTCATCCCAAATCTCGTTGATTTCCCCAAAGTAATCTACAAGGCTTTTAAATTCCGTAGTTGACCCATCTTTAAAAATGGATACACCCTGAGCATGTTGCGCGGTTTTTGTTAAATCTGCTAAATCGCCAGTTACGGTTTTAAGATCGTCCGACAATTCTTCTGTCGTTTCGTCATATCCGCGAATACGCATAGAAATGCTCCTGAGTGCCCTACCAGCAACCTCTGCTGACTGAAGAACTTCCTGCATACCAGAAAACATTGCGAACGCATCTTCGTAATCCGTTCCAACAGCAGCAAGAGCGGCAGCGGAACGTTCCATACCTTCTACAATATCTTGGTTACTCTCGGCCATTGCGTTTCCCAAAGCATTTATATTGTCCATAATTTCAGACTTAACTTGATCCGGATCAATATCCCATGCCTTCATGATACTTACAAGACCTTCTTGTGCAGTATCAGTATCCATTCCGGGAGAGATAGAGGAAAACTGAGAACTCAACTGAGCCATTTCGGTAGCGGCTTCTTTAGTCGAATACCCGAGACGTGACCATGCACTTGCCTGATCGATGATTTCCTGAGTTGTTACACCCATTTTCTTCGCCACGTCATTAGAATCGTAATAAAACCTTTCCAATTCCGTAGAACTCATAGAGGTTGTTTTCTTTAAATCAACCAAAGCATAATCTAATTGCTTTACAAATTCAAATGCCTGCTTTCCGACATTGATTAAATCATAAAAACTGAAAAAGCCAGCAATCTGAGAAACGAGATGTCCTAATTTAGCACTGGAAAGCATAGTGAAAAAGCTTTTTCCTTCGCGTCCGGCAGCACGTTCTTGTTCTGCAACCTTAGTCCATGCCGTATGGATCTTTTTAACATTAACGGATGGATCTCCAGATTTTAACTGCGCCAAATAATCGTTCAACTCTCTTTTAGCTTCTTTGGACAACTTGGTATTGTCAGTTAAATATTTGCTTAACTTATCAATTTCTTTCCAACGAGAATCCTCTGTAGATCCCTTTTGGGCGGCATCTAGCAAAGTGAAAGCTTTGGCAGCACTTTGACATTTATCGGTTAATTCTTGTAAATGATTTTTCTGTTCATCGGTAAGTTCACTTATTCCAGCAAGCGATGTTTTATAGTCTTCCAGTGTACTTATGGCCGATGCGAATTCTGCCAACATCTTCTTATAACCGACACTCTGATCTTTGAAAACTGGTTTTGCAGATTTATTTTTTAACGTAGTGCGATATTTATCGATTTTGTCCTGTGTATTATCCAGTGTGGTTTCAGCAATATTTCGCTTAATGTCTTCGACAGACTGATTAATTCGATCGATTCTCTGGTTCGATTCGGTTAGTTTTTCCGGAGACAGAACATCTTCACGCTGCAATTCATGAATAGTATCAAGCAAACTTTTAGCTTCAGCTTCATCAGTGCTCAATCCGTTTCCGTTCGCAATTCTTTTTTGAAGAGTCTCGTATCTATTTAGAGCATCATTTAACGCCTTTTGAACTTTGACTTGGCGTTCATTATCTTTTGCAGAACTCTCAGAAGATGCGGAATTATACATCTCAACATCTCTGCGCCGCTGAATTTCGACTTTGTTATTGTAGTCTTTTAATAATACATCTCTTTGAGAAGAGTAATCGGACGGAGACAAATCATTATTTTTTAGTTTTTTTGTTAAGATATCTACGTCATCTATAAGCTTAATCGATTCATTATTCAGCTCTTTTGGAATTGACAGATTGTCCAATAACTTATCTGTCTCAGCGATTTTTTCATTGATTTCAGATAAATTCCTATCAAACTTCTCATTTTCCTTAATCGCCACGGACCAATCAGAATACATTTTCTTTTCCGCGATTCGACTGGTTTCTGCATCGATTTCCTTTAGAAGGGATTCAGACTTGGAAAGCTGTTCAGGAGAAATAAATACATTCTTTTGGAGAGCAGGAATTGTTTTCTCTTTTAGTTCCTTAAGAGTTGTTTCATCTCCAGGCAAGGATGTTCTTTTTGCTATCTCAGTAGACAACTTCTTGTACTGTTTTACAGCAGATAGCAGATCTTTCCACGCTTTTTTGTTTTCTTTTAATTTCTCTTTTTCTTCAACAGCAGAGTTGTATACGACCTCACTTGCCTTTAAAACATTCGGATTGCTATTTTCGCCGAGATAATAAGACGTCCCATCTTTTTTAGTTGCCTTATACGAAACATCATAGCCGCCATCTTTATTCTGATTAGATTCTTTAGTAATCTTAGAAATTTGCGATGCTTCTTCTTTTAATATCTTAAACTTAGATATAACATCGTCGAATCCGTCGGTGTTAGGAGAGAAATCAATTTTAGAAATCTGCTTTTGAGCTTCTTCAGCTACCCTTCCCACCTGTTTCATTTCTTCCGATTCAGATTTAGTATCGGCAGACGCGTTACGAAATGTATCTTTCGTTTTCTGTCCAATCTTATTCTGTGCATCAGTCAATTTCTCGGCTTCTTTAGCAGCATTTTGGTATGCATTACCAACATTTTCTGCTTGTTTGGCAACTCCACTCGTATTTTTACCAATATTGCTCACGTTTTGATTAACATTCAGAATATTCTGAGTCAATTCAGAAAGCGACTTATCAATATTCTGAATAGAAGAGAGTAGTGTTTTAGCGCCAGAATCATCTACTTTACCAAAAGCTTTGCCAAAATTTCTTACATCAGATGTAATACTTTCTAACTGTTTTGATAAGTTTTCAAATTGTTTAAAATCGCCAGTCCCTTTGCCAAGATTTGTAAGCATCTTATCAAGCTTTGAAATTGCACTTTCAAGTGTTTTTGTATCGATTCCTAGTTCGATTGTCCGCGGTTCATTTGTAATCTTATCAATGTTGCTTTCCGCCGATTTTAACTGATTTTGTAAATCTTTTATATCTATTTCAATTTTGGCTTGCCAACTTGCAACTCCAGCCATACACATTACCTCCCTTTAAACAAAATTTCTGGAATTTTCTTATTGATAATTCCTTGAACACGCCCTCCAAATTCGTCAAATACATCCTGATCCACGTATTGAAAAGGTGGCATACTTTGCTTCATCATCCAGCGTCCATGACCATGCTCGCCATTTAAAAACATAAAATCAAAGGCGTAGTCTGCCGGTAATGATTCACGTACATAACCCTCATATGGCGGGCACTCAAATCCCGGATAATCGTGCATAGAAGATGCATCAACAGACATGGTTAAAATATCACCAGAGCTAACAGTTTTTGCAGTGTCAATTATTCCTAAGAAATTATTGGTCCTTTTGTACATTTTCGGATCATAACTGTCGTACCAGCTGTAGATTGCCCATCCTACAGATTCACGAAAAAGTTTATTTACTTCTGGAGCAATGGCCTTTGCCAACTCCGTATTTATTTTTTTTACGTCAGGCAAAGAAAACTTATTTTTTGCCAATTTTGTCACCTCCAAAAATTTCACTATTTATTCACTAAAATAAGAGAGCAGTAGTAACCACTCTCCATAAGAAAAAGCTCTATGAGCTGTGACACCCATAGAGCCTAAAATATTTAACTATTATGAATTATTCCATATATCAAACCACAAATACCAAATACAAAATAATAATGAGCAGTGGTTAGTATAAATGGAATAAACGGTTGTAAAACTTCTATGCAGATATCATCTACATGAAATAATGCAAGAATCCATCCACATAAAAGACCATACAGAATTCCACCTATCATTCAATATTCGTCCTTTTGAAATGAATTTCAATTATTTATCCCGATCTCTATGTCCATAATATTCTTCCAAAGATTTACTTGTCATAGTAGCCATTTCGCATTTTGCACCTAATAATTCCTCAATCACAAATGAAAGCTCGTCAATTAAAACATGTTCAGGTTTCTTATCAATTTTCCCTCTCCAAAAACCATCATCTAAAAATTCCGCAACCGTATAAACAGTTATTTTCTGATTCGTGATTTCTTCTGCGCGTCTTTCAATACGTCTTCTCATGGCATCATACAGCGTAACAATTGGATAACCTGTTTTAGCAGCTTCAATAATGATATTTGTTGTTTTGCCACAACCTCTTGGCAAATTCATAATCTCCATATTTTATACCTCTTTGAATGTACCTTTCTTAGCAAACTCAACGATGTTATTAATTTCTTCTTCTGGAACATTCTCGATTTTTTTGCCAATCGCTTCTAAAATAGGATTCATAGTTGCATCGAAAAGCGTTGAAAAACGATCAATTTGCTCATTGATATAGCTATGCAACTCATATTTGTTTGTCATGATATCCTGTTTCTTTAGCGACAGTAGATGCTTGAACTCAGCAATTTCCGTATACGGAATAAGCGGAGGAGTAGCATTGTTTCCAACAAGCAAAATATCAAACAAACCGCTTTTCTTTAATGCGTCGTATTCTTCATAAAATCCTTTTGATTCTACGGTTAGATTAGTATAGTTTTCTACCAAAATCCGTGTAAGCAATACATACTCTACAATTGAATTGACTTTTACATTTCCTGAATTTTTATCGATCATTGTAATGTTTGTCAAATTATCAATCATAGTAGTTTTTGTTAGTAGCGGAAGATAATGGATGACTTCAAGATGATCTTTTAAATAGATTTTTCTCATTGAGTCTGCCATGTTTTCATATTCTTCGCAAAATTTTTTAATTGAAATCTTATCCATATTCCTTTTTCTCCTACAAATGAAACTTTTTAATTAAACCATCAATATCATAAGTATATCTGGTTCGCTTTTTTGTGCTGTCGATGCAGATCGCACCATTTTCCTGTAAATCTTTCGTGTTAAAAGACTTCTTATTTATATTCTCCATCATATCGCAAAAATCGGTGATTTCGATGAAAAACGTTTCATTGTTTTTATTCCTAAAATTACAAATAAAGCCAGCAATCAAATTATGTGCGCTCGCATCTTTCAACATTTTTATCTGATTTTCTCTAATCATTGAAAGAGGAAGGCTCGTCCCTTGCGTGGATTTTAATTCCCACAAATACAAGGTTTTTGTCTTGTCGTCAAGACATAAGTAGTCACAAATATTTTTGCTGGCAAATCGTGTATTGTTTCCGCCGCCAAAAGAAGCAGCGTTATCTCTAAGCCTATATAGCCAACATGTGTCTGGCACAGATTCTTTTATAGACTGTTCGAAAATTTTTCCTGGGTTCTGCGGTATGCCAACACTTCCTTTGCCTTACATGCCATAAGATCGCAAAATGCTAATTTCGCTTCTTAATTTTTTACAAAAATCATCAAGTTCTTCTTTCGTTTCTTTTCCGGACAGAGTAATCCTGATGCAGCTATGCAGATCCTCTCCGTTCATCTGAATCGCCTGTAGAGTAGGAGATGGTGCTAACAACCCGCTACTGCAAGCAGAACCAGTAGACACCTGATACCCATTCGTATCCAGTAGAATAGTAAGAGCCTCGCCCTCCACATTTTTTACGCACAGATACAGATTTAGCGGAAGTCTATTTTTTAGCGCACCAATAAGTTCTACACCGGCAATATTCTCTCTGATATTTTTGTAAAGGTAATCTCTATTTTCAGACGTAATAGAAGAGTAGTCGTATTCTTCAACCGCTTTTCCTAGTGACGCAATGCCAAGAATATTTTCTGTTCCTCCAACATAGCCAAACTCTTGAGATCCATAGACTAGCGGAGATAGATTGATATGCGACTTCTTATACAGGACGCCACATCCTTTTAACGCGCCGAGCTTATGCGCGGAAAATCCGGCCATGTCAACATCCAAAGATTTCACATCCAGCGGAATCTGAGGAATAGATCCTGTGCAGTCTAAATAAACGGTTCCTCCGTAAAAATGAACAATCTCAATAATCTTCTTAACATCTTGAATTGTTCCGATTTCAGAATTTGCATAGTCAATTGCGACCAAATATTTTTCCTGCCGATCACGAACCCAATCCTTCAAGTCATTTAAATCAATGTTTCCGGCGTTATCAACTTTTAGCTTATATGCTTTTGGCTCATATTTTTCATATTCTAAAATTGATTTGTGGGCAATAGGAGAGTATAAAAGAGCAGTTTTATTTGCTTCCATATATCCTCGAATTGCCAGTGTATTACTTGCAGATCCTGAACTTGTAAATATAATATTTTTCGGATCGGCATTGATAAATTGCGCAACGTTTCTGCGTGCACACGTAATAATCTGTTTCGTTTCATCACCCAGCCTATATAGACTAGATGGGTTTCCAAATTTGTCTAAAATCGAAATAACATATTCTTTAACCGAGTCAGTTAAAGGAGTAGTAGCAGCATTATCTAAATACATAAACCCTCCTATTAATCATAATATTCATTATTAACATAAAAATTTTTTAACTCTTCGAATAGTTCCGGCGTCTTTTTGTATTTCCAAGTGGTAATTCCCTCTGGAGATGTTTTCACAAATGTATACCGGATGCCTCGACTCTTTAAATATTGGAACTCATCAGGAAACTGAGTGGAATATTCTTTGTCGTATTTCATAACTTTCCTTTCATTCCAAAAAGGTAAAAAATAGGGATACAAGCCCAATTTATATGTGGAGTTGTATCCCTAAAATCAATCACACATATCAATTGTTTCTGTATTTTGCGCCGTTTCATCTTTCAAAATAGTGGGCCTTTTCTTTCTTACAACAATTGTCTCTTCCCTCATAATTTCATTAACATCATTTCTGATACTATCATTCCATTCGTCCTTGCGAGATAAATCGCATTCAGACAGTCTTTCTTTTGCAACCATTTTGGTAATTGCGTTCTGTTTGTAATTGCTTACAGCATCAAATACTTTTCTGCAATTGTCTTCGTCGAACAAATTCCTCCAAACAGGATGATTTACAAATTCGAAACATGATCTACAGAATTCATATTCTTTGCCGCAAACCAAGCATTTTCTATTCGGTCTTCCCATGTAGCCTCCTTAAAAATAGGAGAGCGGTTTCCCACTCTCCACACATTTTTAATTACTCACCGTCAACTTCGTCAGCGCTGTAAACGTTGTACAGAACACGATCGGTTCCACAGTAATCAATTTCCAGATCGCCAGAGAAGTCCATAGTTGCAGAATCTGCGGACACAGGGAAAGAAGTCTCAGGAGAAACCTGGAAGGAAGGGAACTCAATGTAATCAGCCTTCAGCTCGTTCTTCTTACAAGGATTGTAGTAAGTTGCCTTCATAATTGCACGAACAGAAGCAGGGAATTCATCTGCCTTGTTGGAAATCTTAGATCCAACCTCTACTTCTCTTTCATACTTAACGAAGTATGCATCTGCTTCTGGATCAGTAGGCAGAGTCAGTTCTTTGGTTTCACTTGCAATTGCAAACTGTGTTTCGCTTGCAGTTGTATTCAGTTCGTAAGTCTTGCCGATTGCGCCCTCTCCGAAATACTGGCAAACCTTTACGCTGCCTTCAACGTAGTCGCCAAGCTTAACTTTTGTTCCTGCGGCAACGTGGAACATCTTAGGCATTACAACCTTATTGTCCTTAGAAGCAAAGATAGGTGTAGACCCAGAACTTGCTGCAATAATATTGGTGTTTACAAATGCATTTGTAGCACTGAAAGTACCAGCTTTGGACTTCCAAATCTTCTTAACCAGATTGCCATTCTTATCGGTTACTTCAGTAGACTCTGCTGTAATTTCTACGGTAGCCTCGCTTAACTGAGTAAGAACGTATAAGGGCAGTTCGCTTGTTAAATCTTCTGTGTAAAAATAAAGAATTTCTTTATAAATACGGTCTCCAAGCTTAAAACTCATAATCTTAATCCTCCTTATTTTGTAAAATAAAAAAATCATGCGTTTTCTGTTCCGTCTGTTGGAACGCGCATGAAATTAAATCGCTCTTTGTCTTTAATTTTTGAAGCATCTACAAATCCACTGTTCATGCCAATATATAAGGCGTGAGTAGATTCGTAAACTAAAAGTCTTTGAACACTATCGGTAAACTCGTTAAAATTCACATTTCTTAATTCATCTTTTTTGTACTTAAATCCAGGATGATTCACACAGAAAGAAATCTGAGATAATAAAGCAGTACCAGTTTGATTTGACAACTCTTTCTTTCGAAGCATTTGCTTCTGTCTGTCGTTGTTAATCAAATCCATTTTCAACTGTTTTCCACTTACAAATTCTTCCTGCGGCGGATACATACCAAACATATATTGGATATATTTGGACATTTTTTCTTGCGTTTCCTCAGTGATTTCAATGTCCTGTTCTGGATTGTATAAGCTCAAAATATCCGAGCCATCCTCCCGAACACCAATTTTTTGCGGAATAAATTTTGAGAAATCAATTTCACCGAATAGCTTAATAGAATACGGAGAATTGATGTTTTTCAGAAGAGTAAGAAACAGTTCCTGATTGGATATTTTGTTCCAATCAACCCCCATATCCCATAGCTGAACCCTATATTTTGTCGTATTAGAAATAAACGGTTCAAGTGTTCGATAAAGGTCAACTTCGCCATAATCGATAATATCCTGAATTGAAATTGTATGTATCGTTATCTTATCCGTGACCTGAAAATCATCTCCGAAATAGATTTTTAAAGGGCTGAATCCGAGCCGATCTTGCTCGATGACTTGTTCATTGACTTGTTGTTCGATGGCATTTTGTACTAAAGTATTATTCCCTAGCAATCAATCACCACCTTTTGTTTTTGTAAAAAGTTCTTCCGTTCGACGTCTCAACGAGATCGTTCGGAAGAGTGCATTCATATTTTAATGTCCGCACGACATAATTATTGTCCGTCGTAGACTCCTTATTATAAACCGGTGTAGTCGTAGAGATCTCCAATCCGATCCACGCGAATTTCTCCCTAATAATACCAGCAATCAAATCATGCCGAGCAATTCCGGTAAGAGGATCAACTCGATTGCCTTCGTGTACGAAGATCGTAAAAACGATCTGCAAAACTTTTTCGCTTGGATTGTATCGAATGTTTTCATCGGTACCAACCTGATAGCATAAAAAATTCTCTACATCAGTTTGTGTATTTGGAATAAACAAAAACGGACGAATAGGAGCATCAGATCCTTCATACCGATCCCATTCTCCTAGCGGTTCAAATTCTTCCTTTTCTGCGTTCCACTCCCAGTTAATAGACCCATCTTTGCTAAACAACTCGGATTCAAGATCTTTAACATGGAGTGCATATAATAGTTCTGGACTACGCAGCAGAATGTGTCTAATCTGTTTTTTTATCCTTATAACATCGTCGTCCGGATTTTTTCCATACGCCCTGAGCTTATTAAGAACATCGTCCTTTGTTAAAAGCTGTTCTGCCATAAAATCTCCTTTTATTCCGATATATTCAAAAGTAACGGCTCTGAAACAATTTCAGCGTCTCCTCGCTTGATCGTACAACTGATAGTTAGAATCTTACCAAGCTGTGAAGTGTCGCTAGGAAACTTTAATTTCATTTGGTCGAAATCAGTACATTTCCGCCATGTTACTTTATCTGTCCAATCATTGTTTTCTACATTACAAGTCCAGGTAAATGTTGCATCAGAATATTCAGACGTGACATCTTCTCCTGATTTGTCATACATGTTGATCGTGAGCAATTTATAGCTTCCGCCAGCCTTGATGAAAGTAGTAGAAGCGGAGAGTTTTGCGGAAATAGGAGAGGGGGCATAATCAGGAATCTCAGGGTCTGTCGGTGGAATATTTGTATCAAAATAATCTGCCCACATCCCAACAACTTTGCCATTTTCTTCTTCAATAAAATCCGTGTGTGAATTCCAGTAATTCTGATAAAACGTTATAGTTTGCGTTCCGATAGGTTGAAGATTTTCTACTTTGGTCACTTTCCAAACAATAGGATGTTTGGTTTTAGCAGAAACGACCATACGCATATTTTTACTATCGTCATCTGTATACCAAATGTTTTCCGTGATATCGTTCAGTGGAAGAATACATTTTGTTTGGTTATCGGGACGAGTGAATTTTTGATCGGTATATACGCCAATAGTATCTTTGTGTTACTCTATCAGGTCGTTAATCTGATAAAGATAGGAATAATCCCATTTTCTCTGGTTTATCACCAGAAGTTCAGAGCACATCAACGCCATATCCATGAGGACTTAGGCGGCTTCCTTTAACCCACTTGGGTACATGCTCGTTGAACCTTACTCTATTCGAGTTTTGGCAGCTGATTATTACTTGTTAGCGGCACTTAGCACGTCTTGCGACGCTTTTATTGCAGCATATGCCATCCAATTACTTCTTTCAGTCTTTCGACAACATTCACGTCTAAGCATATTTCATCTTTGCGTTGTAGTGTAATTGGCATTGTAAACTTCCAGCGTTAGAAAGCTTTCGACACATTGTTTCCAATGTGAAGCGCATACATTTTACGACTTTTGGCTTCTACCGGTTCCCCACATTTTCCTCTTGTAAATGTGAGAACCATTCTTTTCAATCCACATAAACTGATAATCAATCGGCAAAATTAAATATTTCGGAAACTGATTCGCAATTTCCTTCCCACAAATCAGCCATTTTCGATAAATACCGCGATCGTCTGGCAAATCCAAAAACAATCCAATCGGAAATTCTACGTTATACTTCTCACGGTAATCCGTTTCGAAATAATACAGATCGTCGCCCTGGTCAAATTCCAATTTCTGAGACGGCTTGAACTGACAATAAAACTCTGGTTGGTCTTGATCTAATGACGAATAAGATTTTACAATAAGTTTTACGTCGATCATTGTTTTGGTCGTATGTTCATATGTCATATGATCCCTAATGTTCGGCTGATCGTCATGTCTATAATCGTAGATATAACCAATCTTAGATTGAATATCATTGTTCCACGTTAATTCCATAATTTGATCAGAATCAGCTTTCAATTTTTCGCCCAAAGTAGGATATGTTCTTCCTGTGGAAACTGAGTTTATTTTCGCTTTTCGTTGACAAAACTCATATGCCGACATTACTATCACCTACTTCCATACGTTTTAGCAACGCACCTGCATCAAAGACTAATCTTTTGTATTCTTTAAAATCAAAATTGTCAGATTGCAACATTGTCAAAGCGCAGTTAAGACTATTAATTATCTCAACAAAGTTTTTTGGATATTTTAAGAGTTTGTTATATCCAGAAATTTCAAAGATAAGATCTTTATGGTATTTTACGACATCCACATTTTTAAAATCTTCTTTTGTATTTTCATCAGTGTACAACACTAACCAAAAAATTTTTTTGCGCAACTTTTCGGTGTAATAGTCTACCTGTCGTTGTGTAAACCTTCCGTATTTATGTGAAACAAATTTATCCATTTGTTTCACCGTACTCGCCGAAATAGTAGGAATGTTGCGACAGCTCGCGTTCCCATTCGCGCCGTAATTGGGCGAGCCTTTCCATATTTTTCGAATAGGTGTTTAAAAGCACCTTTTCTTCCTTTCCGCCAATAGCAGCAGCAATATTTTTGCTATTTTCCAGTTTTTGCGGAAAATAGTTAATGACCATTCCCTTTGCCAAAAATGTTTTAACGAATTCAGTATCGTACCAGTCGTCAACACTGTTATTAAGGGTAAAAGTCAAAGTCATAAGCTCATCGTCAGGAGAATACTCACTAAACTTTTTTCGTACCATTGGATTGGAAAAGGTGGTGTGCAACCATTCCCGCAAGACATAATAAAAGTCATTCTCAGTATAGGTTGCCAGATCAAGATCATCGATCATTGTCAATGTTTTTTTATAAATTGAATCGTATGAAATAGAAGGCATTTTCTACCTCCTTCCATCATAAGAATTCTTTGATACATGTGCCGAGAATTTCGTCAATCAGAATGATCTTACTAAGACTCGGATAGTTTTTAGCACGAACCATTGCCATAGCTGTGACCTTGATAATCTCCTTGAGCCAATCAGGAGCTTTTAATAACAAATCCTTAAAATCATCATCCGATCTATCAAAATATTCTTCTGGGTATTCGATGTTTTCGAAATACTTATATGTATCACCAAGTTCTCTTCCCCACTGAGACCTTAAATCCCTGTCCATAATGAGAATACTTGGTTTTGTAATATATTCCGTTCTTCTGAGAGCTTGTAAATCTCGATATTTTAAATACTCGATATCTCCAAAATACTCCCAATGATAAACGGTGGTTTTATCACTGCCAACAATCGTCAGCTTCCACGGAGTGACACTTTTACATGGAATCTCATCGTCGGGTTTAAAAATCTTACTGGATTTATTCTCAACGTTATTTTCTTTTTTCTGCGCTGGCTCTATAGCGGCGACGCTATTATCCGTACTAGGCGCCTGAAATTTTTCATGTGCCAGATCGATCATTTCATCAGTAACCTTCTGCATATGACTCGAAACAGAATAGCCGTGAGCCTTGAAAAAAGAAATCAAATCTTTCGGAGTAGTATTTAACTCCTTAGCCAATTCAAAAATTTTCATCCTTTTTCTCCCTAAAAGCAGGAGGACACAACTCGATGTATCCTCCCGTCTGCTTTGATATTTTATTTAGTCTTGATTTCACCGAAGAGTTCGTTAATAACGATACCGATACCCTCTTTGTAAACTACTTCAGCATCAACGGTCATATCTTTCTTCAGACCGTCCATACCGGTTTCGTAATACATCACATCGCCTTCGTTGACTCTCTTAATAGGCTTAAACTCAGGATCAACCGGAAGAATAAAGATCTTCTTCTGATCCTCAGCAGAGAACACGTTGTCTCTAGTTCCAGCCTTATTTACTCTAGCCAGAGGCAGACATTCATAACCTTCCCAGTTGCCAAGAACACCATTCTTATTTCTTTCGTCCTTCATGGCATCGGAGAACAGATTGTAATTAACAGTAGACTGAAGCTTCTGAATAGCGGGCTTTGCACCAACGAGAATTACGTCTCTGCCGGTAACAGAAGCGACTAACTCGATGTGAGCAATAATCTCGTCTTTGGTAGCCTCAGAAATTGCACACTCATGAATCATGTCGGTAGGAAGAGATTCGTCCATAGACATGAAAGCGGTGTACAGAGCGGAGTATCTATATTCCTCGATAGATTTGTACATCTTGTCAACCAGCTCTGCGAAATCAATTCTTCCGGTCTGGAATAAAACGAAGTCTGCATATACCTTTACGCCATAGAAAGAGGTTTCGATCGTGAAAGCCTTTCCGGGTTTAACTGCCTGCCTAATAATGTCATGATGATTGCCTGCGAATCTGGACACAGTCAGCAGGGAGTTGTCTTCAACGAAAAATTCCGCCTGATCGCCCTCTGCAAGATTTCTGTCGTCTACATACTCCATGAACCGAGCGTTAGCAGGATTCCAACCGGAATTCATCTTATCAGCAATGGTATCCTCAATAAGAGTAGCGATCTCCTTATTGTGATCTCTCCATGCCTGTCTACGTCTCATTGAATTGGCTTCTTTAAAGTTAATTCCCATGATCTTGTCAAACTGATTTCTCAGAATGGTCTGGGTTTCATCTTTGGAATATTTGTCGTATACTCTATGGCTTGCATCTAACATCAGAGAGTTAAATGTAACCATATTGTTATAATCGTTATCAAACTGTGCTAATGTATTTGCACTAAAATATGTAATATTTTTCATTACTCAATCCTCCTTTCTCTTAGGCAACATTCTTATTCTGCAGAACACGAATGCGAACCATTGTGTAATACGTTCCAACAGAAAGACTATGAATCTGGCCGATAAAGCCATTTGTGGAAGTCAGAGTAGAAGCCTGTGTGCCTTCGGCCTGAGCAACATACATACCTTTGCCATCTGTAACAACAAGACGACCAACTTTTACTTCTTTTGCGGATTCGTCGGTAAACTGATAGTCAGCAACTGCAAAAATATCTGTGTGAACATTAGGCTCCTGAACCATATAAGCCTTTGCAGGTACGCCAGCCGGATTTGTGAAATGATAAGGCTGTTCCTGTTCTTTTGTGAATGCGGTCTTAACTTCTGCGGGAGTTCCGATTACAGCAATTGCATCAGTTGCCTTTGCAATTGTCGCATATCTTTCCTCCAGACCATTTCCTGTGTAATCGCCTACGCAAACCGGCACACCGTTATCAACTGCGATTTCCTTCTGATGTTCGTCACGAACAACTACGTCGAACAGATTACCAACGTCTGTTGCTAACATAAGAGAGCTTTCAAACATGCCATGCTTGTCCTGCTCATAAGATTTAAGATTGGTATAAATCATTACTTTTCCTCCTTGTTTTAGTAAAATTGCAATAAAAAAGAGCGTCATCCAATACGCTCGTCAATACATGTGTTTTCATTTATTTTTGATTCAGTAATCCATCTAAGAAAGAAGTGTTCCGTTCCTGTCTCGAAAATGCGACAAAAGAAGTCTTTGTTTCTTTTCCAGGATTCTTGCCTGCATCAACAGAGAACATTTTTGTTGTCTTTACAACTTTTCCAAGTGCTGCATCTGCCTTTTCAGAAAGCTCTTCTTTTGTAAATTTCTTTACAACTTCAACATCCATCAGCGACTTGAATTCATCAGTGTCGAGATAATTTGCATAAGCATCGTCTTCAAATACGGTCATTTTATCCGCAATAGATTCCGCTTCTTCGTATGCTGCAAGTTTTTCAGAAATAGAAGAGTAGTTCTTGCGCATTTCTTCTAATTCAGCCTTTTCGCTTTCAGTTACGAATTCTGGAAATACATTCTGTCTATCTCCGTTGAATGCAACAATATCACCATCGTGAATATATTTCTGCTTATAGAAATTCCCGGCGCAAGATTGATAAATAAAGTAATCGTCAAATACAGAAACGATCCAATAGCAATCGTTTAGAGATTCTTCGATCGGCGCGAGTAGACCATATAACGATGTTCGAATATCTTCATGAGATAGCTCAAACGACTTTGAGAAGTTTTCATCTTCTTTGTCGTCCTCATCAGGATTGTTTTCTTCGGATTCGGTAGAATCGTCTGTATCGCCGTTCTCTGGGTCGTCGCCAGAAGGTTCTTCTGTGGAATCACCGTCCTGATTATCGTCGCCTATTTCATCAGGATCTTTTTCGTCATCATTCTCAGATTTTTCAAATGCGTTAGCAAAAGATTCCTCTAATTCTGCATCAGTCATACCATTGTATTCAAAGTCAATATCGTCAATGGTCTTACCATACTTTTTAAGTAATTCTTCAAATTTTGTCATATTAATTTCCGTGTCTCCTCCTTTCTCAAAAAATCTTGAATTTTCTGTCGTATTAACAGATTTTGTATTGAGACTGGATAAGGTTTTATTTAAATTTTCCAGTGTTTCAATCAATTTAGATCTTTCCGAATCAGATAATTCATTTAGAATTGAATTATTTGATTTTGCAAAGTCTTTTAGTTTAATATTTGATCCTTCCATTCCGGGCTGAACTCTATTTCCATTTTCGTCGTATCCTAAAATAGCAACTCCAGAAAAATACCCGTCTTCAATAACAAGAGAGTGATCTTTAGCAGAAAAACTCATACTTTTAATGGAAATCTCAACGCTACACGGGCATACACCTTCTCGCTTCACAATGTCTGCGGCTTTGGAATATTCATCATAAATATATCCGTCCAACATGACGTTATATCTGTCTTTTTCTTCGTCGTAGACAAGCTCGGCATTATTGGTTTCAGGTATATTTCCTACAGGTGTTTCATCGTAAACGATTTCACCACCTTCTTCATGAGCGTTGTGTCCGTAAAACTGAGGAACACCATCGACGAGATGGATGTATCCGAGGATTGGTCTATTTTTGAACGATGGGAGAAGTTTATTTTTCATTACATCATACGAAATGGTGGATTTATTCAGATTGCGTTCCGTGTGACACGCCTGCAATCGCACAGGAGTAAGACCGGCTGTGAAATCATTTTCAGAATCTTCAAAGTTTAAACAGCCATACACTTGCACCACAATTGGTTCGCCAAATTCTTCCGAATTAAACTTCATAGACTTTTTTCTGTGCTCATAATATTCACATAAATCATCTAAGCTTAATAATCGTTTTCTCAACGTGTATTTTTACCTCCTTTCTTGAAAAGTCTCCCAAACGGGAGTTTAATTAAAACATCAACTTGTTTGTAAATCCGATTTTATCAATAGGAATAGAAGAGTCGAATTTTAAAGTTGAATCATTTAAAAATATAAAAAAAGAACTCCCAGATGGAATTTCTGAGAATCCTAATCTAACAAGATTTTCTCTGATTTCCTTGTTAGAGGTAAAAATAAAATGCAATTTATTATCCATATTTTCACCCCAAACTAATTATTTGCCGCTGTGCCAGCGTTCTTATCGCCATCTCTAGTCTGAATTGCGCTATCCGATAGATTATCGTCATTTTTGATTTGGCCACCAGAATCTTTTTTACCAGATTGCGTAAATGAACTTTGAAGTGGAATCATCAAATTCTTAATTCCAATCGCATTTTCAAATGTTAATTTGCAATAAGCTTCATAGGGATTCCCCATAAGACTCGTAAGATAATCAAGCGCCGATCCACCAAGAGTAGCGGCGTCTTTCATTGCAGACTGATATTCTTCCTGATTGTACCAAGTAATCTTATGTATTCTGAACGAATATCCGTCAGATAGTACATTTTTGATATAATGATTGTACCAAGATTCTATTTTATTAACTAAAACCCAACAGGTGCTCGTATCATTCTGAATAGCATGTTTAAGACCCACCGAGTTTGTACTTGAACCACCGCTAATAACAAGCTGAGAAGCGCCTGCGTTTGCAAAAATATTTTGAACGGATTGTGCTAATTCATTATTCGCTTCTGTTGTGTTGGACTTTGGAAATGTAATCTTTTCCAAATCCATCGGACTATATACAGTGCCAACTAATTCAGGAACGACTTCGTCTATAAGGGCTTGCATCTGCTGCACAAGCTCAAGGCTTAATGAAAAATCATCGACATTTTCAGAGTTGGGAACAGTTGGAATTTTGCTTACAAGAAGCACATAATTTTCAAGAGCTGTACGGTTATTGATAAGTTCTTGTAAATCAACATCATCAAGTATTAATTCAAACAGCGGTAGAAAAAATGGGAGAGGAGCGTAGAATTCATCGTCTGGACATGAAGTTAAACAAAATACCGTATCAGGATTTAGTCTATACCACTCATAGTCACGGCCATTGTTTTTATAATCTTCATATCCTTTAATATGCTGTTCAGACCATGTTCCAACGCCATCGTTGTTCACTCCGTAGATATAATTTTTATTATCATTCTTGTCAAAATAAGCCGCATCATAATAAACAATCCATTGATTATCCTGAGTTTTACCATAGATGCGGCAATACTGTACATCTAGCGGCATCCATATCTTTCCATTTTCGCCAGAATCATATAACTCCCAAACAGCAAAACCATCTCTTAGAGCCATATACATCTGCGAATATGAATCTATTGCTAGTTCAAATTTGGAAAAATTCTTTAACAAATTCTGATAGTTTTTGATTGACTTGCCAGAATCAATTTCTTTTGTGAAATCATTTATCTGAGTGATATTATAATAGAAAAGAGGCATTGAAGGATAATACATAAGAAGCTTCTTATAGAGCATTGAATATCTACATAAGAAACGCGATATTTCTCTGAGGTTATCCTGGCTGTTATTGGGCGAACTAATATAATTTCGAAGCAACTCTTTTGTATATGTGGTGAACGTTTTCGTAAAGGTTTTTCCTACATTTCTCTGCAACAATTCCTGAAACTTTGCAAAGTTAATTTTTTGCGCCCGTTTACGTTCTACTTCATAACCAGATTCATCAGTTTTTGTGCAAACCCTTTGAATGATAGGTTGTTCTATTTTTTTTGTATTGCTCAAACTATACCTCCTTTCTCAAAATCTTGTTACTTTCTTTGGCGCTCTTACCGAGAAGAGCTTTGTCATGTCGGATGTGGACTGAGGATGCCTTTTCTGCGTGATAAACTTCCTACGCTCGCACATTGTAGCGTATGCGGCAAGACAGCATGTATAGGCCCTATCATCATGAAGTTTATTGGCTTTCTCTGGAGTCAACTCAAAAGAATCCTTTCCTGAATCCCTCCTTTTACGAACCATATTAACCAATTCTTCCTTGAGAGCATCTATATTCGCCAACGCTAATTTATCCATCCAATCCAATTTAATAGTCTTTGTATTAACAGACTGAATCTTTCCAAGTTCATCGTTCAGCTTGACTTCAAATTCCTTTTCGTTTAATTTTTCTTTTCGTAGCCGTTTAGATATTTCTTCCCTAGCACTATTTAATTTGTCTTGATCTATATCAAAGACCGTTAAATAATCCTTGTTATCATACGGTGCGGTAAAACTAATCTTGTCCTGATTTATTAACTCTATCATCGCTTCATACATTTCGGATTTATAGCCAGTAGGCGACATAAGATGAATTTTATCTACAGCATTTGGAAACTTCTTTACATACTCTGCCGAGTATTCTTTGTCAATTAGTCCTCTATGAGTGATTCCGGCAGCATCCGTCCAATCTGGCATAAGATAATCGGCTATGTTTACACCGCCTCCGCCAGAACCTGCATCTATATAAATACCGACAATATTTCCGTATGCGTCTGCGCCGCCATTGTAATCGAGAATTATTTTTTTCAAATATTCAATCTGATCTGGAGTCTGCATTGGGGACTTAATCTTTTTACCAACATCAACCAAATTAATGCAATTAACCAATCTAAGCCTTAAATCTTTGCTCCCATCTACCTGTTCAAACTCATACAACTCGCCGACAAGGATAACTGAATTATCACGACTTCTAGCAGGATCATATGAAATGATAAACTTTTTATCACCGGTATCGTTATAAAGAAGTGGTTTGCGAACCTCTTCATTGCGCGTGATAGTGCCACGCCTGATAATAGCATCACTTCCAGCATCCGTAGTAAACTCACAAAAATATTCTCTTCTAGCCTTTTCGGGATTTGTCCGCATGTCTGAATCGATAGTCGTTTTTTCAAACAGAGGAGCCATTACTTGCCCATGAATAGTAGGATGTAGTGGAACTTCGCAAGTTATGTTGGCAACAAAATAATCCTTGTCGCCCATCAACATTCTCTTTGAGAATTCTCTATACAAAGAATAGTATTTCGTAGATGTATCTGAAGCAGAAGATATGTAGAATTTTTGGTTTGGTATTTCCCTTGGAATAGCTCTTAATCGTATTTCGTCAATACGATTCCCATCTCGATCTTTACCGGATTTAAAACTTTTATTTACAATTGCAAAAGCAGAATATACAGACATCATTTCGTCCGAAAGGAATCCACATTCATCAAAAATTACATTGCCACGCATTCCACGTTTTTTATCAACATTGGAATTCAACGTCTGCGTAAAACTTCCATTATAGGTCGAATATGAAAACCCGTTGCTCCCATGTGAAAACCCATCACCGGCAGCGTTTTTTATTTCAACTTCTGCTTTAAATATATATCCTGTAGAACCCATCATCGTATCAATATTATCATTTGCAAGCCGTTCCAAAGTAGTAAATGTTTGCTCTGCCTGACTACCTGAACCAGAAGCAATATAGGTCCAATAATTATTGAACAACATATCCTTTGACATAATAATAATGTCAATCAAAGTTGACTTACCAAATCCGCGGCTACACACAAGCAAAACGTTTGGGCATGTCCAGCTTTGCTGAACAATCCACGCTTGCGCATCGAGCAGTTCTATATTGAAAAAATCATTGATGAATCTAACGGGGTTGCACTGGTAATATTTCTGCAAATGCGCTATTTTGATCAATGTTTCTATTTTCCGAGTGGACATTGCATAAACACCTGGCTTTACATAAATGATGTCTTCTTGGATGCATTGATCATAGTATTTGATTAAGTCTAACGAATCGTCTATATCCTTAAATCTCATCGGACGGCACCTCCTCTGATGTGTCGCATTCCTCGGATCGATCATCGTGTTCCAACTCTGAGAAACACGAATACAAATCGTTGAGATTCACTAGATTCATATTTAAAGAAACACTGTTATCCCTTAGGTAGTCTTTTATGTCAAGATTCTCCCTCAGTAAAATACGGGATATCTCTATGTATTTATCCAATTTATACTGTAAATCGGTAATCATTTTTCTTTGTTCCGCTACCATATCAGACCACTCTGATTCGTCCAGATTGAGCGTTTTCATAATAGAAGCATTGCTAAGATCCATGACCTGCCTCATGGCTTTACATGTTTCCATGTCAAATCCATTAACTTCGCCTTCTCTAAGGTTGAGTTCTTTTATTTTTTTGATTTTGCCAGTCCATGTATTTTCACCCTTTTTTGCATTTTTGTTATGTTTCAGAGAAATACAGCTGTCTTGGGCAAGGCTTGTAATTACAGATGTGATTTTTGCCTTGCTTTCCTGTAATGATTTTATTGTTGCCGAGTTTGTTGCAATGTTGTTAATGTCAGACATCAGTTTTGCTATATTGTCATCTATTTTTGCCAGCTGTAAAAATCCACGAACAATTGAAATAGCAGAAGACGTGCGCATCATATCCTCGTTGCCGTCCTCACCAGAATCCAGAAGACCCAATAACTGAGAATATAGAAAAGGCTGATCAATTATGTCTTCCTTTTCGAATGGGTCATAATTGAGCAACCTGATAACATCGTTTTTATTCTTTAAAAAACTATCATACGTATCTATTCCAACGTGAGATTCAATAAGTTTATCCGTTGTCATCTCGTCGTTTGAGCTCTCATTATTTGGTTCATTCGATGTCAAACCGTCGGAATCAAAATAGGTCATTCCGATATAATTTGGCATAGAAATTTGACGTATGTAAGCCGCCCAAACATTTGACTTCACCTTTCCGGATGCAAGATTTTCTACTTCCTGAATACTTGAATCCCATACTCTTTCAAGGAATGGTTTGTTCAGATATCTAAGGGCTAGTCGAACGGAATCTTTTGTGGCTCCCTGTTCTTTGCCATTAATTACGCGCAAAGCAATTTTTCTAGCACATTCCTTACAAATAGGCGTTAGTCCACTTTTGCTCATTGGATCTGTACTGGAATAGAAACTGTCTTTTATTTTGTGACTGTCGCACAGATAACACCATGCGCCAGACTTCAAAGATTTAACCTTTTCGTCTAGTGTTTCAACTTTTCTTTTTAATTGTGCAGCCGTCAATTTCACATGCTGTTCATCTTTCACTGTAGCCAAATCAACGACCACCTCCTTTTAATTCCAATAAAAAAGAAGAGTAGTAGCGCGATGTACACTCTTCTAAACACATTTATATTATTTTCTTTTCGTACTAGCCTTTAAGAGTCGCATCTCTCCCAATGAAACGACTCTTTCAGCGCCGCAATAGGGACTCGAACCCCAAAGCCTTTTACAGCCCACAGTTTTCAAGACTGCTTCCTCATCCAGCCGGATTTGCGGCGTGGCGCAGCGTATAAGATTCGAACTTATAAGCCGTAATAACGACCGACGGGATAGCAACCCGCTCCAATGCCAATTATGGGAACGCTGCGTATACGAGCCGCCAACAGAACTTGAACCCGTAGTCCACTGATTACAAATCAGTTGCGTTACCGATTACGCTATGGCGGCATAGGAGAGTTGCCTCTCCGTTTATTTAAAGACCGCACTGAAAACATCTTTGATTTCGGTGTCAGTCATAGCGGTAGCATCCAGCTCCGCTTTTGCGTAGGAGAGGGCAGTCCATTTAGATGCGCCATCTCCTACTTTGTGTTTTCCAGCATTTGCTCCGTCGGTGGTGAATCCTAATTCGCCCGACATCAGAACTGGATTTATCTTAGTCCAATTAGACTCTGTATCATGTCTTTGCACATGAATAACGTCTAAATTTTTGTTAGCCATTTACAGTCCCCTCCAAACAAAAGGAGAAGCTGTATTAAGCTCCTCCGCCGTTTAAAATCAGAGTATTGACACCCTGAACAACATAATCCGTAGACACGTTTGCCGCAACAGGTACGCCATTAGCAAAATAAACAGGCCGAGTTGCAGAACCGGCATTTGTTCCCAGTTTTGCCGCTGTTGTAGCATTCGTAGCTTTATCAGCAGTGCCAGCGGATGTTGCTTTGCCATCAAACGATCCTTTGAACTTTGTAGCAACCAAAGTGCCTGCCTCTGTATCCAGATATACGCCTGTGTCAAATACCTGAGATCCAGTATTTGTTGTTGCAGAAGTAGTACCAGTTACATAGGCTTTTGCGGTTGGGTTAAGAGTATTTGTAACCTTAGTGTCAGTGTTGGTATCTACATTGATATCGCCAACGAACTCGAAATTCGTTCCGTCATAAACGAACTCATAAACGCGTCCGGCTGCAAGATATCCTGCGGCAATTGCAGATCCACGATAGAAAATACTCTTCGCGCCAGCACCATTTACATTTAATGTCGGGTTGGCAGCAGTGTTAGTAACAGTAAACTTAACCATTACTCTTGCGCCAGCAACCAGGTTAAATCCAGCCAGAGAAACTGTTTTTGCAGCGGTTGCAGCAGCAGTAGAACATGTTCCAAAATGACTGATATCTGCGGCACCATCGAATGCAACGCCGTCAACCTTGCGAGCTGTCTGCAACTTAGTTGCGCTTCCTGCATTTCCAGAAACAGTGGTAGGAGTTGCAGGCATGGTCATAGTTGTGCTGCCCTTGCCGGTGATATGGCCCTGAGCATCATAAGAAACACTCGGGATCGTGAACGTTCCGCCAAATGCTAAGGTTTTATTCGCATCTCCGGTGGCTGTTCCAGCATCAACAGAGTTCGAATGTTTAATTACTGTTCCAGAAACAGTAATTCCGGCTCCGCCAGTATAAGTCGTGTCCTTTGCCGCGATGGTAATTTTATCATTATCTACGTCCGGAGTAATCGTTACATTCACTCCGGCTTCGAGTGTTAAAGTGTCAGTAGCAGAATCTGCCGCTACAGTCTTATCTCCAACTTTAACATTGCTAAACGCATTCTGGTTTGCTTGAGCAGCATTCCATTTCGTTCTTTCCGCAGCTGTGATATGAGAAGTGGTATCATTTTTATGTTTGTTAATCGCGGTGTTGACACTGGAAATTTTACCATCAACATAAGATGCAACCGCACCGGTTGTAGGCAGTTTTGTAGACCCAGAAGCCACAGTGGTGTCAACCTGTTTTGTAGCGGCCTCACCCAGAGTGATGCTGCCAGTCTGAGCAGATGTTGTCAAATTCTGAGTAGTAGTGCTGTATTTAATCGTGGTTTCATTTTCGTTACCAGAGGGAACGTATGCCCAGTTATCAGTATTCGCCTCAACCGTTCCACTTGCGAGTGCGATAATAAGGTCGCCAACTTTACATGCAGAACCCGCAAAAGTGCCTGCGGTGATAATTTTATATGTATCACCTTTTACAACACCGGTTGTGGGAACGGCAGTCACAGTTCCGTTTGTGCCAAGAGTACCTTTAAATACCATTGCGTCAGACGCTGAAATTTTATTTGTAATCTGAGTGTCTACATACTGTTTTGTAGCAGCACCTAAATTTGCAGTGGGATCAGCATTCAGAGTTATCGCTCCTGTAAATGTTCCGCCAGTTTTAGGCATTGCATTATCTGCCTTCGTACCCTGTGCGGCAGTTGCATACGCACCGGAATTTGTATACGCCGCAGAACCTAATCCTTTTACCGCAATATTATCCGTAGCTGTACCATTAACGGTTAATTTTAAAGTACCGTTGTTAGTGCCGGTTGCCAAAGATACACTTGCAACCTTGCTATCTGCGGTACTCTTAGCCGTTGCAGCAGCGGCCTTTGCTGCGTTTGCCAAATCATATGCACTCTTGACGCTATTCGGCGTAGCAGCGGTTGTAGTAGAAGTAGAAGATGTGCTATCAGTAAGCTGTACAACACCCTTCGCAGAAGTAGTTCCGTCGGCAACACCGATCGTGATCTTGTCATTTGTTGCGTCGGGTGTAATAGACACGTTAGAACCAGCAGCCAGTGTCAACGTGTCAGTTTTAGTGTCAGCTTCTACGGTTGTACTGCCAACTAAAACTTTACTGAAAGCATTCTGGTTTACTTCAGCACCAGATGCAATTCCATTTAATTTATTCAATAAGGCGGTAGTAAAAGACGCGGTGGTAGCATCCAAAATGTCCTTATTACCGTGAGTGTGTTTTGCCCCCTCGACTGCCGCACTAATAGCCGCAGTAATTTCAGCCGGTGTCATGGTAACATAAGCAAGATCCGCATACTTATTTACGCCGTCACCAATTTTCACCTTTGGTACACCGTCGGTTAGTTCGATGCCAAGTTCTCCCTTTAAAAGAACTTTCTCCGAGGTGCTCCAATTCAATGTCGTATCATTACACAGGATAATACGAGTATTTAATGTATTATTTGCCATGTGTCCTCCAAATAAAAAGAAACTCTACACGCTCGTAGAGTCTCCGCATACAATCAAGTTGATATCGTTATAATCACTACCAGTGCAATAATATTTTAAATTTTCATCATCCCATCGATAAGTCTTGTTTGCCAGAGTATCTATATACACATTGCCGGACTTCCCAACAGATGGGAAATTAACAATTCCGGCATATGACTGTTTTTCTGCCAGGGAATTTAAGATATTATCTAAGTTTGCAATATCGGAGGTATTATGGATATGTCCATTTTCGGAAAACAGGTCTTTACTATTCTCAATAACCCGTTTCAGACCATCTAAGTCCAGATATTTTCTTTTCACGGTGTCCCCTCCTAATATCAGCGGGGCACTAAGGCCCCACCGGCTAGATCACATTGTATCACTCTTTCTTAGCGGCGAAGAAACCATCAATCTCTTCGTTTGTGATGGCAGTATATTTGATATCTTCGAGAGCCTGAATTCTTGCTTTTGCAGCTGTGATATCAGAGGTATTGGTTGCAATATTGGTTTTATTCGTTGCAACCTGTCCTGCCTCCAGAGCAGCTACAGCACCAGCCTTTTCGTAATCGGTCGCAGGAGTATACGCTGCACTTCCGAGACCCTTAACAGAAACATCAGTTCCCTTTACGGAAATAGTGCCATTTGTAGTGCCGATCTCAACGTCAGCCTTCTGAAGAGCATCATCCGCTTTCTTACCCTGTGCTGCAGTCGCATAATTCTTGCTTAATCCGTCGGCATAAGCTTTAGCATCAGTGAGAGCCTGTCCAGCCTTGGTTGTTGCATCGGTGGCAGCCGCTGTGATTGCCTCCTGCTTTGCGGTTGCAATTGCAGCAGAGAAATCTACATTATCAACCTTCTTATCGATATATTCGATGATGGTCTTAGAATCTTCTCCTTCGGGCAGTGTTCCGACTAACGCAGTAAGAGCGTCGATAGACGCCTTATTGGCCTTGATGCTGCTGTTCATAGTCGCAGCGTCATTGCTGTGACCAGAAATCCAATCGGCAATCTCTTTTAGTGTATCAAAAGATTCCGGTGCCTCCGCAACAATACCAGCAATTGCATCAGCTACGGTCTTAGAAACGGACCCTGCGCCGGTTCCATTCAGAGTGGCAATAGCAGTTTCATTCGCAGAAACGCGACCCTTCAGAGCGGTGTCATCGTATCCACTAGACGTAATCTCTTTACGCAGAGCGGTTTTAGCATCTTCAATCTGTTTCTTCACAGAGCCTTCGACATCTGCGCCGCCATCCAGCTTCGCAATAGCTTCCTTATTCAGTTTGACCTGGCCATCTTCCAGAGCCTTTACGAGTTCAGCCGCTTTGCCAGCAGGATCGTAATTGTCAGCCAGACCATTAGCATAGGTTTTCGCAGAAGCTAATACTGTGGCGTCCTTTTGATCTTCTCTAACGCCTAACTTCTCAATTAAGTGCTCCAGAGCGGCTTGGTCTACATATTTCTTAATTGTTTCAGCCATGTAGTTTAAATCCCCCCTTTAAAATAATTTATCAATATCCTCATTTGTGACGAGATCAGCCGCCTCTCCAACGATTATGTAAGAGCTGGTATTTTCGTCCCAAACAGAAATATTTCGTTTCCTTTTGTTTACGTATAAGGTATTTGCCCTACCCAATTCAGGAACTTCCGTGCCAAAGAAAATAACTTCTTCAGGCGCAGTAGTTACCTGTATCCATTTGTCTTGATAAAACCAAAGAACGGCAGTTTTTATGACAAAATAAAAGCACCCATTGATGGGCGCTAGTAAATCCAAACGCTCTTGATCTTCTTCAAATGTAACGATTTCGTTATAAAAGGTTCTCTTCCCATTTAGGTCAAGCGCAACCTTTTTTTTGTCTTTTACAAAAATAATTTGTCCGTCTTTGATTGGCAAATCCGGCAACTTATTTGCCACAGTGCCAATCACAGAAATAACTCTATCTGCCATGTGCACCTCGCTTAGAATTCAATTAAAGTGATAGCAGAGTCAACATACTTTTTCGCCTCGTCAACGGCTTCGGTTTTAGCGGTTTCTACGTCTCCTCGCACAATCTGAGTTGCAAGGTTCAATCCAAGGGCTTGAGCAGATTCCGCATCTACGACGTTCGCCCTGTATTCGCCAGAAACATGAGTAGAAGCATCGTAGTCTTCTGAATTATTTAATCCTTTGCTCAGTTTTTGAATAGTTCCACCATTAAGATATAACTCTGTGTGTCCGAACGATCCGGTAGCTTCACCTCCAGGCTCAACACCTGCGTATACGGCAGTTATTGTTCCTGCATTGATAGTGATTTTTGCTCGTCCAACAATTCCACGATTAACGCCTTGTACGCACTGTACAGTTCCGCCATTCACTTCAACAGAAGAATCAGAAGTATACCCGTTAGAACCGCCAGCGGTAATATATGTAAAATTGCCGTTGTTCACAATGATTTCAGACGTTCCGACAGTGGCATATGAATATCCGCCACCAAAAATCTGAGGGGTTCCAGACACATTATTTACGATAATTCTGGCGTGCCCAACATGGTTCGCATAACCAGATTCTTTTACTTGTGGCATACCGCCGCCGTAAATCGCCTCTAAAGTTCCGCCGTTCACAACGATGTTGACATCTGCAACGTCGCCGTCGCCATAAGATCCACCATGAATAATCGCCACGTTTCCACTATTCATAACAATAGAAGAGGAGTGGCAATTGTCATTCTTGGCACCGCCAATAATTACGCCGCCAGTTTTAAATGTAATTTCTTTTTGCCGACCGCTAAGATAATAAATCGCTTTATTTGTATTTTCGTCTACGGATTCAACGATTAAACCATGACCATTTGAGTACAGATAATTTCCTTCTACATACGGTTCAGGATGAATCAGCCTATTGCAAACTTCTTCGTATACTGCGCCTATAGTATCTTCGGATTCCTGAAGAATTTCGTCCTGTGTTTTTATGAAGGAATCTAAAATATCCTTGTTTGTATGCTCATGAGCCTTATTGATTGCATCTTCTAAGGCGCTAATATCGATTCCGGAATTTTTAATTGATTTTCCTGATACGCCTGCAAAGATAACCAGTTCGCCATCAGTAGAAGACTCTGCGCCAGTAACCGCTCCATCAATATTTCCCTGCACTACAACGAAATCGTCATCAGAATACGCATCTTTGCAATCATTTACACAAATAATCAAATCGCCGGATTCGCATTTCTGTCCTGCGTATGTTCCATCTTCTGTAATATACCAGATTTGCCCAGCTTTATATCCGGTCAATGGCAACCCATCTGTTAAATTGACTTTCCCAGTCGTGAAGGATGAAACACCGGCTACTAGTTTCTCGACGTAGGATTTCAGGGCGACTTCTTCGCCGTTTACAGAAAGAATACCTGTGAAGTCTGGATTCTCAACGTTTGCCTTCTTGTCTAATTTTTCTTCAATAGAAGAAACATCCTCAAAGATTACTTTCCATCCCGATCCAGTCCAAATTTTACCAACAGAACCGACAATGTATATCACGCCTTCTTCCTGTCCGGAAGTGGGGAATGTGTCAGAAACCTGTACATACTGTTTTGAACCGGAAGTTCCGGACTCTATGTCTTCAATCGTATAGCCGGACTCTGCAGCCTGTAGTCTATATGTTTTCTGTTTTCCGCCGACTAACACGGTAATCAATTCGCCTGCGTATGCAGACTTATTGGACGTGGCATAATCCTTTGCGTCCTGAGCAGAATCAAAAGAGAGTAGTTTGCTTTTTAAAAAGTGTATTGATTCAGTGCTGGGATCGATAAATGCGATTCGCTTAGTATCTTTCGTAACAACGAGATCGCCGCCATCTAGCAATCCGCTGCTAATGGCAGAAGAGATTTTACTTTCATCACCCCAACCAAGCTTGTATTTTTTCTTTGCCATACGACCGCCCTCCAATTAAAATTCAACCAACGTATAATCGTCGTTATCCGAATCGGCATCGGAATCGCCGCCGAATTCAACTACTTCAAACTCTTTCTGCTGGTCAAGAATATGACTCGTGCCAATCTTTTTGCCATTTGCAAGCAGCTGAATAGTGTTGCCCTCGTAGGAGATGTCGTCAGCTTTTGTATCAAAAACAGCGTCTTGTGTATCAGCCAACTGATTTGCAATTGCATCAAGTTTTAAAATTCGCTGATCAATTGCTGCAAGTTCCGCATCTGGAACCATATTGCTCCATGCGGCAACTGGAATGATATTCAGAAAGCAAGGGCTGATTTTTCTTGAATACTGAGTAATACTGCCGTCTGCATTCATCTCATTTTTTAGAAAAGTAAGTTGGATCTCAACATTACCAGCTTCCTTTGTGAGATAGGTATCAAGAGGCAGTGTATATTCCAGATTTTCTTTATACAGTTCGTCGGAAAGAGAGAGAATTTCGGAACGAGCTTCTTGACTTACTGGCAATTTGTATTCCATCAAAACAGTGCAATCAGACATGCTGATTCCGTTGTATGTAGGAGCTACAAGAATATGAAGCGTGTCCACTAATTTGCTGCGTTGCATAATTCGCTGATCCGGCGTGCTAACAATAGCTTCGTTATTGGCTGTAACTAAAATTGTATACATTCCGTTTATTCCTCCTTTCCTTTGATATAATTTAATTCGTCATTAGATATTTTTTTCGATTCTAAAAGTCTTTTTAAAACTGCGTCTGCTATCATCCGATCTTTATACAAACGCTTTAAGCTTTCGATAAATTCTGTCATCATAGCAACCCGCTTTCTAGCAGTGATAGAGTGTAAGCATCAATAATCTCCTGCGGAGTTTTTCCGTTCAACGCTTTTAACTGCTCGTATTCTGTTTTTGTGATTTCAACCAAAGATACAGTTTCGAATTCGCGAGAAGTTTTGCGTAAAGTATCTACGTGCCAAATAGTATTTTGGTTTGAAGATAAGATTGCCTGCGCATTGTCTTCATCGCAATGAATCATAATATTATGTTTCGGTTGGAATTTTAAAAAGACAAGCCTATCTAAAATATCTACGACCTTTCCGTTTTGCATTACTTTGTAAAACAATGCGACCTCCTCGTATAAGAAGAGAGCCGCAAACCAAATTGCGACTCTCCGATATTTTAGATTGAAAACATGATTCTTAGATATGCCTGATTATATGCGTAATAATAGCCATACATAGAACCAGTTTCTTGAACATGGTAGTAATAATCCGTGTAGCTTGCGTTTGGAGATCTTGTAAGATATTCATGTGCAACGCCGTCCTCAGTCGTACATATTCTGGATGAGTTTGTGGTAAAATATTCGATTCCAGATCCTTCGTAGCAGTACGGTTCTTCTGTCATAGTAGGATTCAACTCTATAGCGCAGGGAATATAAATATAGCTGTCAGCGCTACCTATCTCCGTAGACATATTGCCAACAGAAGAGTTTACTTTGACTTGCTTAATAAGTTGTCTCCATTGAACAGGAACAGCCCTTAACAATCTGGAGTCTAAGAATGATTTAAGAATCGACGCATTCCACCCTCCGGTGTTCGACGTGCTGCGACCAATAGACTTCGAAACGGATAACAGCTGAGAAGCTAGAAGTGTCAGAGACGATCTTTTTCCGCTATTATTACTAAGATAATATTTCTTGAATCCAGAAATCTCCAACTTCAAATCTTCATGCGGCCACATTGCAATGTTTTTACAAGCATCCTCACCAAGATCAAAATACCACAGTTTTGACCAGTAAATTGTTCCGAGACCGTAGTTTTCATAAGCACCATCATCTGCTTTGGCGCAACCAAAAACTAGAGTAGAATCTGCAAGAGTAGACCTCGTTTTACTTAATTCAACAACTGTAGGAGCATCGCCGTCTCCAATTAGGTTAGAGTTGTAAATATAGAGAGAGTTGTCTCCCTTTTTATGTCTTACGACAAGAATTTCTCTATTTTCTACGGTACCGGCAGAAGTGGCAGCAGTTCCCCACGCCGCCTTAATTCCATCGTTGTACCATAATCGGAACCCGTTCATTCCGTCTGCTTGGAAACATTGTGCTAAAACATTCGTATTCTTAGAATTATTCGAGAACTTGTAATCAATTGCCAACACGAAATCACGATCTTCGTCGAAGAGTTTTACACCGGTATCAACGTAATTTTTACCCGTAAATTCTGTTTTGGAATCGATCAGAATATTCTCTGTTACGTCTGCGTAAGAATAATCGTTTCCGAGCTGTATAGTTAAAGAATCTTTTGCGGATAAATAATTTGATTCTACACCGACTTTCAACATGGCATACAACTCAACAGGACGAAGTTGATCCAGTTCTTTGCCGTCAAAATACCCTGTAGAATACTCGAATGAGTCATACACCGCTTTAATATCTTTATCTCCGTCTACAAGACCAGATTTATCCCAACCTTTAAACAAATAGTATTTAAAAGCTGCCTCTTCCGATGTGTAAGTAGGAATATCCCCATCGTACAACACAACAGTTCCATATTCATTTGTCGTCTCTTTTAGTACCTGCGTATTGTTCACATACCGAATGGTGTATCTGCGAATAGAAGATGTGTACGTTGCTGTATAAACAAGATCTTGAAAAACTGCAACCAAATTGGAATCCCATCCGTTAAATGTAAAATCAAACTCTACACTACTTTCCTTTGTAGGAGTGCTAATAGGATTTTCTTCTCGTGTAATAGGGTCCACTGGCTTTGAGCCTTTATCTACATATTGAACATCAAGAATGTCTCCGTTATCATTTTTAAATGTTACAGCAAACTGTTCAACAAGCGTGTTATAAGTAATCATAAGGTCTGGCCATGCCTCATTATAGCGTTCCAGTTCTTTTTGTCTCATAACGGGAACATGAACTTTGCCCGTAAGAACAGATCGATCAGTATTGTATCCATTTTTGTCGATACCACCCATCTTATACAGCCGAGATAGAATAGAAGTATCACTTAAATTCCACGTAACCCCCATAATGCGAACACGGCTCACTTTCGAAGCCTTATTCAGCATATCAAGACAATCGATCGTACTGCAATTTTCAACAATCATCGTTGTGATCTTGTCGTATCCGGCAATGGATAAATTGTTAAGATATTTTAAGCTACGCATGTTGATAGATGTCAACGTGTCGGGCAATAGTGCAGTCTGAATTTTGCCACCATTCGCAAATAAAACACCTGTTAATCCAGATCCGGTGGCAAACAATTCTTTAAGGTTTCCGCATCTCGACATGTCAAGACTGCTTGCCAAATTAGGAGTATTTCTGATATCAAGCTTTTCGAGAAGCTTGTTATTGCCAATGACAAGATTTGAAAGAAATGTATTTGAATAACCCTCGGTCGTATTGCCTATAATAAGTTCTTTCAGCTTTTCGGCCTTAGAGAAATCATTATCATGAATGTAACACTTGGAAACGTCGCCCATAGATTGAATCCTGGAGGCTCCGTAAATTAGAACGGCAGTATCATCCATCGTGCTATATGGGCATGGAATGTCATAGGACTTTCCAGCTTTCGCACGTATCTGAGTAGGAGAAGAGTTTCCGAACATTACAGATAGATACATATCTGAGAAAGGAGTAAGATGAAGCGTGTAATCGGGCTTAACGGTTGCTCCGATAGGAGTGTTACATCTAAACATAATTTGATTCGATGTGGCATCTGCTCCAAGAAATTTTGTCGCCATGTATACTTCTTGATTACGTTCCCACTCTCTGCGGTGGTACTTTTCTTTTCCGTTAAACATGGTTTCAAGATATCTTTTGTTGCCGTTTAGATAAGTACGAACGCGCTTTCTTTCAAAGTCCAATCTCCATAATTCTTCGCACCATTCATTTTGACTATCATCGTACTGCTTGATTAAAGACGAAGAACTCCAACAATTATTACTTTCGCATGTTGCATACATAGTTCTGAGCCGCGTTTGCATCAAATCGCGGATTCTACAGAAGAATGTGGACTCTGCGGCGTTAAAAATATACCCAGACGATTTGTCGCTGTCTACATGATAGTCGTTATCTTCCTTACCGTAAGGCATAGTCATCTCACCGCTGTTATTTATGCCAAGTTGCGTATCCATGTCATATGCCCAGAAATCAAAACGATATCCATCGTTTATTTTAGCGGCTGAATCGTCAACGATATAATACCGAGCTTTATCACCCATAGATGCGGATTCCGCAGATGAGATATAGTGTTTTGCCCAGTGCCAAAATGTATTTTTGGCGCGATTATCAATCATGGTATATCTTAAAGTATACAGGTAGAAATACAGAGCAGAATCAACAATAAACCAATTGTTTAAGTTGTTTACGAAATCATCATTTGTAGATGTAACTACGAATGTATAGAAATCACGCCATATCTGTCTATTTTTAGTTCTAATCTTCGCTTTAGCTTCATCAGTCGATGTTGGATCACCATCTTTTGAATCTCCGCAGCAATCGTATCTAAACTCAAAAGATCCATCCCAATTATCGTATAAAGAATCGTAAGCTTCATTCCCGGACACCCAGTCTGTTTTTTCAATTGGATATTTTGTGCTTTCGTCTGCATTTTTCAATCCAGTCTGAAAAGTAGCATTCGGAAGAGTGTTATCACTGATTTCAATGCAAAATTCATTCATATCGTCTGGATCATAGGCTCTTGTAACGTCGGTCTTTTTTGAATCGCCCATGTTTGCAAGCCCGTAGAAATGAGCTTCACAATCTTGAAATTCTCTGTGCGTGGAAATATCAGGATCAGACTCTCTAATAAAGATAACGCAGTTTACAAATTCCATAGCGTTTTTAATTCGTGGATCTCTTTTTGAAGCGGGAGTGGAATATGGAAGATAAGTATTATACCTATTTTGACCCAACGCGTTTGTAACCATATTTCCACTTGCAATGTTTACTTTGAAATTTGTCCATCTCATAGGAACGGAATTTCTTGTTAAAGTAATTCCGCCAGTGCCATCGTCGATAACAGTTCCATCGCCGTATGTAATCTTTGAAATATATTCGGTGTCAAGCGGAATCTTACTGTTTATTTGATGTACGCCGTCCGCACAGAAGATCACATCAACGTTTCGTCCGGAGTCGCCGTATTCATTAGAAGTTGTTCCCTGTCCGGAGTGATACGCATTTTCAATTATAAAATTGTCCCATTTTGGATCACCATTCTTATACACGCATTCCATCGTTGTGTTTTTTACGAAGTCTTTTTTGTCATTCGTCCAATGTGGAGCAGTGATAGTGATGATTCGCATATCAGGACATGCTTCTGCAAGATGTTCAGGAGTAAGCGCCTGATTTTCATCGTAAATCTGGTTTCTTTTATAACGATCAATCATCTCGGTTGCTGTTCTGGCATCCGCGATGAAATTATTTAAAATAGCTTTTGAGTCTAAGCTTTTATTGTAAGCTTTTATTCGGTAAATTCTTACGTCGCAATCGTCAGATCCAATTGCAATGCCAACGGGAGTTTCCTGCGTAAAAGAATAATCCTTTGTGTAGCTCATCGGTCTGCATGGCGTTCCGTCTTCGTATGACATTACTATAGGAGTAGATTCGCTGTTGTCTATGTTGAACTCCCATTCAATAATGTCCTCTTCGCTGTATGGAACATACAGAGACTTTGCGCTTGACTTAATGTAAGCTTCGTGTACATTCATCTGCAAACCAATGCTGCCAGATTCACAGCTTAGGAATGTAGCGTCGCTTTTTGCAACGTTCTCTGTTTTAAAAATAAATTTAAACTCTTTACCGTTTCTTCTGGCATCGTCTGCGAACAAATTATAAGAAATGGCAGCAGTAGTGCCAGCCTTTACACCAAAATACTGATCGCCATTTTCATCCAACTGATATCCGCCATTTTCCCAGTCGAAGTTGTCAGAAACAGTCATTTTGACATCGGAATTGCCTTCGTACACCCATAGCCTATTTGAATCGTTATTCGATTTGCCGATAGGATTAAAATCAAATTGCAATCCAGCGGTAACAGGTTCTATATCAATATCTAGTTTTTCCACGGTAACGTTGATTACTTTTTCAACACCTCTACATACAATTTTCAAAACATGAGATCCTACATCAGTCGGCTTATACTGCCAAGTCTGAGTATTAGAATCAAGATGAAGCGTAGAAACTTCTTTGTTATCAACATATAACGTTACAGTAGGAGATTCCGTCTTCGGATCATATACGGTGTAAACAATATTCTCTGTGTCGTATTGCTGAACGGTAATATTCTTCGAAACACAACCGATAACCGGAATGTCGGAATTAGAGTCGTACCAAATTACATCTTTGTAAATATGATTAGATTCCACCGTGGAACCGTTAATTTCCGCCGTAATATATACTTCAACAAGATGCGCCCCCATGTTCTTTTGGCTGGATATTATAAGCCATAGGAATGCCGGAAGAAGTAGTAGTAATCTTATCAACTTCTTCTCCGTCAACTTTAAAATGGACGTCTTTTGAAATAGCGCCGTAAGGTGTATAATCAAACGACACGACATCTATGGGATACGTCAATTTATCATTAAAAGAAGATTCAATTCGGATGTCTACCAGCTGGACAGACCAACTTTTTGTTACTAAGCTGCCTGCGTCATCTGTAATGGTAAGCAGTAGTTTTTGCGTTCCAGTGGAAATAAAATTCGTTGCGTCAAAAGAATTTTCTCCATTGATCGCCGTGCCAGTTGCAATTACTTTATTTCCAATTTTCCAAGTATATGTTCCTTCTGTAACCGCATCTCCAGAAGAGTCCAATCCAGAAAAGTTATATTTGATGATGGCTTTATCATTTGCCGTCACAATAAACGGGGACTTGGTTACATATTCAATCTTCAGAGTGCTTGTAGTAGCACCTCCGCCGCCTCCGCCTACAATTTTAAATTGGGCCTTGACTGTGCTTATTTCGCCATCCTTTCCCTCGTTTTCGATCTCGTAGAGGGTATACAGCCCGTCTTCGCTGTTATATGTTGCGTTATATGTTTTGCCAGGATCGGTTTCAATATTTCTGACCAGATCCTCTATTTCAGCCACCTTTGTGCCAACAGATGAAATACTTGTTTTGTTGGTGTTCGCAGTCTGTTCAACTGCGTCTATTTTACTGGAAATTTTTGTGATTTCAGCAGAATTCGCTTTGGATTGCAGAAGAGTATCTACAGAATTTTTGTCGTAATACTGCGTTTTAAGTGTTTCTGGAAGGTCGTCGATGTTCTTATGAATTTCAGTAAGATCCGCATCTACCTTTCCCTTGTATTCACTGATTGATTCGGTGATCGGAGTAGTAACAGCAGAAATTTTGCCGTCTACGATCTGCCCATAAGATGATACCCATTCTGCGGATGGATCGGTGTTTAGTTCAATCGCTTTGATAATCGTGGCGTCGTTATAAAACGTAATTGTTCTATTTGCGGAATCGTATTCTACTTTAAATTTCGCCAATCCGTCGATTGCATCAATCTTTTTATAAACATCTGTCAGGTCAACATTTTTTAGCAACTCATCAACCTGCGCAGAAGTGTAGTAAGGCTCTAACTTAGAAGCAATGGAAGAATCAACCGTGCTCGCCAATTCATTTTTCGCGTCAACAACGATATTCCCTGCGCTTGCGGCAGACTGAGCTGCATCATTCGCGTATTTCTTTGCTTGAGTTGCGGCTTCCTGTGCTTCTCCAACCTTTTCAGTTACCTGAGATAGAAAAGATGTGATCCATGACTCGTCCGGCTCGATAACACCATTCCCGGCAAGAGACTTCAGAATGTTCAGTTTACCGTTCGGCTTTGTTTTCCATATATACTCATCGCCTTTTGAGTTTGTACCTATAGCCTGAATTTCAAATTGCAGATCACCCTCGTGTGCGGTCGCATTTTTGCTGACTAGCCAGCCGAACCTAATTTTTTCGTTATTGTAACTTACATTTATCGGCGTCGCGTTATCTTCATATCCTTGCGCCGTAACAAAATGAACCATGATGGTCATTTTCATTAAGTCCATTCCGTCGTAGTATCGATTCATCTGGAATGGAACAAACTGAGAATTAGATTCTTGCGTAATATTAATCTGATTCTCGTTTACTGTGATGTTCTTTTTAGCGTCAACCGTGGATAATTCGTCATCACTATAATCGTCATACCATAAGTATTTATTACTAACCGAAAAATCATCGACAGCTAAAACATTCACAGCATTGCTTTCGTATAAAGCGATGTCACTATCTAAGCTCACTGTAGACACTTTATTTTCTACATTTTTTAATAATTTCTGCTTATTAACAGAATCCTGAAATGACAATGCCATTGCAAAATTCCACTCCTTTCTTTTGATTTTAATAGCTGACCCGGTGAGACTCGAACTCACAACCTCACGATTAACAGTCGTGCGCTCTAACCAATTGGGCGACGGGTCAATAGGGCGAGAGAGCGTGACGAACACTCAGAATCAGAGCCAGTATGCATCCCGGCTAGGATTTTCGACGTCGGGCTTCTCGCATGGAAATGGACGGTGACGAGCCGTCTAGTCCATATGTTGTCATCATATGAGTAGTTGGTGTTGCAACAAATATCAGCATGAAGCACTAACTAGCTGACTTGCGCTATACTTGCGCAGTTGTTTAGAATATGATACTTGGATCCTTGTGTAGTATCCCATTCATGCTTATTGAGTAAAAGTCTGCCAACGAATCGACAGGCCGTCTTGAACCAATGTTGTCATCATTGGTGCGCAGGTGTCTTACCCGCTTCTGGTTCCTAACTTGCGAAATTCGCCGAAGTACATCGTATGTATACCAGAAACCGTTTACTTTATCATTGGAATTCTTGGCAGAGTTTTGAGCGGCGTGTTTACCGCCTACATAATTCGCCTTTTTGATAAATTAACGCACAAAAATAACCGCCATAGTTGATAGCGGTCACTTTGCGCCAACTTAAACAAATGCCTCGTCAGCATCCTCAGTGTCTTCGCGAATGACATACATCTGGGTAGTTTCGCTTGATTCATGCCCTAAAAGCTTTTGAGCTGTTTCCAAAGCGCGATGATCATAGCATACAAGGTTCGTCGCCCTGCTTCTACGGAAGTTATGTGGAGTTGTTCTCCTCCCTACAATATCGGAGAATTCTCCGATACACCAATCATTAAATGTGCTCATTCCAACTTGGTGCGTTTCTCCATTTTTAGATTTAATTACAAACATATATGGGCAATCGTCATCACCTCTTACTTCAAGCCACTTCTTCAATGCGTCCATAACGTCTTGCCCGAACTGAAGACGCCGGACTTTCCCAGCGCTGGAGCGGCCTTTGCAACGGATGTCGTGTGTTTTGTACGACACAGATTCGACATCATGCTCCTTGCCGTTTTCATCTACAATTGTAACCATCTTTCTTTTTGGTTCATAATTCACTACTTCCTTTAGTAGCTGCATACTTTCAGCGCGCCTGCATCCAGTGGAATATGTGAATTTTACATAAGCCAATTTTTGCCATTCTTCGCGTTCTTTTAATACATCACACAGGTGATCCATTTCATCCGGTGTTAAAGGCTCCTTCGCAAACACTTTTCCAGTCTGCGGAACTTGCATCTCCGATGTCACATAATTGCGAAAGCTCGGATAATCCTCATCGTAGAAATTTTCGATAAACTTGTTAAATGCGCTTACAGAAGATTTTTTGAATTTTATTCCAGATTCAGAGAAACCTCTGTTTGCAAGCCAATTCATATAACGAAGAAATTCCTTTTTTCGAATTTCGATACAGTTTTTGTTGTTCAAATTATTTTTTACCCAGTAGAAAAATATTCTAAGGGCAGAGCGATATGCCTTTAAACTCTGAGGAGAAAGGTGTGTCTGATTATTGAGGTAATCATCCACCATATTTCTATTAAATTCGTTTACCGTAAGCCATTCTTCGTCAGTAATATCTTCAGATCTATTTGCTATTTTACCATTCAATAATATCACTTCCTTCCAAAAAAAAGAAGACGCTTAAACTCTTAGTTGTCTTCTCTTAAAATTTCATTAATCTTGTCTTGCAAAATCTTTTTATAGCTCCCATTTTTCATTTCTGCCGAAAACAAAAAACAGATAATTACATTTATTTTTTACTAAAATATTTTCCTTGTTTTTGCTGATAGTCGCTATGTTTTTTATAAGTATACTTTGTGGTTTTCCAACAGTTGTTATTATTATAAAAAAAATGGGAATAGAGGAGTAGGTATACCTCGTCAAACCGGTAGTCGCTTCGGTTCGTTCCATTCTTTAATCTCATTATTAAATATGAGCTTTACTCAGAATCCCTCCCCTTGGTAACGATCCAAGCCGGTTAAAAAACGCCAGTTTTACAGACTGGCCCACGTCCTTAGTGGTCTACGGAGGGTTAGGAGTGCGCAACTCACAGCTACGCACTCAATTCATCATCTTAGAACATCCGCCAAAATATCCAGCAGATCATTTGTGTCGATCTCGATCTCAAACGATTTTAACGGAGCGCAGCCTTCGCAATATCCGCATCCATCGCAATCATCATCATCAAAATCGAAATCAATAATTTCTTTCGCTAAATTCTTATTCTTAATATAAAATCTGGAATTTACATCGCCGTGAACGAACACAATATCATCATAGCAATACACGTAATCGCCTTCTGGATGAGGAACGCTATTTACAAAGCATCTCTCAACGGAAACTTCGCATTTCGGTGTAATTGTCAGAATATATTCTCTGTCGTATCCATCCGCTTCAACATTAAGCAATTCTAAATTTCCAATGGTAAAATCAGTAATTTCCAACATAGCTTTCAGAACCTGCCGCATAATGTCATATCCGGCAACGACACATACGAATGGCATATCGACATCTGGATTTTTGTCATATTTATCTTCTTCGTAGGAAAACCTGTCTACAACTGCCTCCACCAGATCATAAATATCATCAAAATGCATACGCATTACCTCACAGTTCCTTAATTGTGGAATCAATCTTAAAAGTCAGTTCGTCATGCTCAGGCTTTTCCCAAGCAACACCCTTCATCACGCCAGATCTGGCATTAACATGTCTCTTAGTAAAATAGCCTAATCCCGGAACAGGAACTTTGTCGCCTTTTGCCCCTGTTACAAGCTCTTCTAAAGCCGCGAAAAACGCTGCGACATCTCTCCTATGGAACTTGTCCTTATCAGCGAGCTTTCCTTCGGCTTCCAGCATTTCGTTGTATTTTTCATTTGTTCTAGCAGTCATTTCCTGAATAACATCTTTTCTTGTCATAATATATATTTCTCCTTTTAATCCTTTATTTGTGAAATAGGAGAGTAGCATATTTCAGCCGCTCTCCGTAAAAATGAGCATAAAAATAACAGCCTATTAAGCTGTTTACTAATTAGATAATTTATTTATCAATTCATTTCTTGCTTTTAACATATCTTCTCTTGACAACCAAGGTAAGATTATTCTTTATTATATGTATAGTCAAATATTGAATTATCCATTGTTTCATATTCAACGCTATCGTATTCACCAAAGAATAATAAAGCTTTTAATATTTTGTTTAGTCCAATTCCTTCTTCTCCCTTATTTACTCTGATTACTGGACACCACCATCCGTTTTCGTAAAATTCATTTCGTCTTAACCATTCACGACAATATCGAATACGCTTATCATCTTCCTCTGTTCTCCATTTATGATGATCTTCGTCATATTCAACAATAAGAGTATTTTTTAAATAAAAATCCAATCTATACTTTCCATTATCAATAGGATATTGTTCTAACCAATCTAATCCTGTAATTTGTTTTAACAATTTTCCAAACTGTATTTCACTTCTTTCATTTTTCACAAAAATAATTTCGTTAATATTTTTATTAAAGATTTTTTCTATTATATTGAAATACAAAATTAAATTACAGTTATTATTTATTTTAATTTCACGAGATGATAAAAATTTCGCCATATCAATTGTAAGAAAATAATCTTTTGCTCTAGTATTACCACCTTGTGCAAATTTGTATATTTGACAAATGTTCTTATAAGGCTTAAAATCAATATCTTCTTTGAATCCATATGGTTTGAATTTTCTTTCAACCCACTTATTAAACTGACCCTGCGGACACTCCAATTCTTCCCATAGTTGCCTAGCATCAATGCAGAACTTTTCAATATTATCTTCGTTGTCTAAGATGATAGGAAACCGTTTTTGGTAGTCCATAATTAGTTTTATTTCATCATCATTGCAACAAATTCTTTGTAATTCTTTTCTGGTGAATTTAGTAACCATTTATACTCCCTATATGTTTATAAAGCGTCTCACCTTTACTTCTTCCTCGCTGTTATACACGCGTCTCACCGTGTATCTCATTCGCTGTCATATAAGGCAGAGGACTATTCTCACTTTCCTCAAGTTTTCTCTGTTACATTTTGTCATTTAGTTTAATGAAACGATCTTAGTTTTTTCTTCAATTACATGCCCATCTTTGTCCAAGCAGACAACAATATAACCCTCCTTTTGAGAGTTAATCAGTTGCCCGTCGTTGTATCTCATTCTGCTCGTATCACAGCAACATCCCTGTTCATAAATCATGGAATTTCCAATCTTATAGGAACCAAGGCGGTGCGTGTGGCTCATTATGAGAGATCGAAAGACATGGCCCTCATTTCGAAACCAATAAAGAGCCTTTTCAGCCGTTTTCATCGGATTACTACAAAAGGCTTTAGGATGACAGAAGATCACATCTTTGTACTGCGAATACCACGTTCCCGTATACTCAACATCGATGTCGTCGAACACTTCGCACAGCGGAGCATATTTTGTCTTGGCATGAGTTTTGCGATCATAATGAGTAAACCCGTCCATGAAAATATATTCCAGCGCAGATTCTGGCATCAGCTCCTGCAATTCGTTATCAAGGTTTTTGGCAAGAGTTGCGCCCAGTCGGATCTCGTGATTCCCGTCATTTGCGAGAACCTTTTTAGGACGAATCATCGTAATAAGATCAATCAGGTACTGGCGACACACGATCATTTCTTCAACTGGAGACACGCGGAATGTTTTTGTAAAACGAGATAACGCCATGCAGTCAATAAGATCACCATTTAACTGCAACACATCAATCTTTCCGGCATATTTTTCAAATGTTTCAAGGGGTTTTTGAAATGGGATATGTAAATCAGAAATAGATAGAATAGTAGTAGCAACGCCGGAATTTCCATTAAGATAATCATCATATTCCGCATAACCTACAGCAATTTTTCTCAATTGATCCGGTGTAATATTTAAACCCAACATGTCCCGAATTTCAATCCAGTCCATGTCTGTCTCGCCGCGCTTTTTGGCAAGACAGCATCTTAATTTCCACTCAAAAAAAATTTCATTTTCACGTCTGTTTAAATCGGTCAATCAGCCACCAACTTTCTATTCTTCGTCGTCGGCTGGAATGATATCAAGATCATCTTCAGACTTTAACTGCACAGTAAATTCAATTGGCTGATTTCTGAAAACATTCAGAAGGTCACTGATTGCAACTACCTGTTCTGTATCATTTTCGTCCACATAAACAATACTTGCTCTGTCGTCAGACAATGTTCCTTTAATATTAAGCTTGTCCGTTGTACTTCTCTTAAACTGTAATTTACTTTTTGCCATAATCCTTTTAATCCTCCTGTGCGGGTTACGCACTAATTGTTTTGTTTTTCCGATAGTTTTCCAAAGTAGTCTTGATGGCTCTCGACTCAGTGGCATAATAAGTGTGGCGATTAGAATTCGTCCGATGAATGTCGTCGCCCCATTTGAATCCCTTCTTTACTAGGAATTCCATTTCGGTTTTCGTAATTGTAAAAATAGTAAAACACATCCTTTTCTTCCATATTTTCCATGCTCTCGATGGAATTTTTAAGCCGCTATCGGGATTTGAACCCGAGTCTACTGGTTGGAAGCCAGCCATGCTAGACCAAACTACACTACAGCGGCGAGAATTGCGGAAGTAGGATTCGAACCTACATGCCTCTGATAATGAGTCAGATGAGCGTCCAATTGCTCGTCATTCCGCGATGATTTTTGAGACATGGCGACCATGCTGCACTTTGCGAACACAGCCGCCACAAAAAGAAAGGAGATAGAAAAAATGAAATAAAAAAACATAAGATAGAAGTGTGAATATCCCGTGATCAAAATAGCAGGAGGACAACGGGATAAATCTGCATCTCCTTCTGAAAGGAAGGCAATAATGCCAATGAGAAAACTGGAATAACATCTTTCGATTCCAACCAATTGTCATATTTGCCGAAGCAAATATAGTAGAATTGTTCTCACAATTAATTTATCAGACTAGTTCAAATCCGAAGAATTTAAACCAATATCTATTAATATGTATACGGCGAAACGATGTTAGGATGTTATGGAGTATCGGGTGGTGAAGTGAAGATCTTTTGATATGTCGGATTAACGAGAGGGCGAAACGCATTCATCTTAGTATTTGTAATTTCGCAACTTTCTCTTGCGTTAATAGCTATGTATATTTTTAAAATTTACACTTTCCATCAAAAAAGTTTTTGACCAGATATGGTTCTGTTCACACCTTGCAGCGTTACACTTCATCTGCATCTGAAGCGGTTAGCCATCAATTGACTTACTCCAATTCTCTCATTGACATTATTGGTAGGAGAGTGCCGCTTATTGCAGCACTACATCCTCCAGAGTAGAACCGATTTCATATTTCGGTTCAAAATCCACAACAGTCGTAACCATAGCCGCGTCAATCTTCATAGAAGTTTCAGAGGTTTCTCGGCGAGTTTTCTTTTCAAGCCCCTTCACGCTGTTGCGGTCGTATCGGATAGTGGTTACTTCCTTTACGGGATATTTATAAGGCTTCTGCTCGCCAGTAATATCAAATTTGTAATCAGTTGCCTGACCGTCTCTTTCAGTATTCTTCATAGAACCCATAGCAGAGAGTGTATTGAGATACTTCTGCTTGAGTTTATTCATACCAACGGCGGAATCCACGTCAAAATCCAGACCGTCTTTCGCTTTTTTAATAGCGGCGGAAATAGCGTCTTTTTCGTCAAATAACTTAGACATCAGATTCAGTAGGTCATTTGGCTCAAATTCCATTTCAGAATAAGCCGTTGAAACCTTGATTTCCTCGTCCGTAGCATCTTTATTTACCTTTGTTTTCTGGTGTTTCTGAACTGTCTCAGTGATGAAGCTTCTGTTGTCCAGATAATTAGAAGCTATGGAAATAAGATCACTGATGAAGTTCTGATATTCGAATGCTTCTTTTAATACCATGATATTTTTCTCCTTTTAATCCTTGAAATATTTCGTAGAAGCCACATATTAAGCCTGTGGCTAAGGCATTAAAAACATGTTCCCATACTTATTAACCGCATTGGATCACAGCGGCGAGAGTATGTCAGGCAAAAGCCCGTGTCCCCTCACTAACAGACTATTTGATCGTGCGAAAACCCTTGATTTTCCAGCGTTTTCGGAAGATAAAATGAGTTCAGGCATCCACTTTTTAGGCGTTTTTTGCAGTTTTTTGATCGTCGATGCTTTTGGTAAAGCAGCTCAAAAACGATTTGGGATTGCATTCATATAACACTTTCAGTAAAATTGCTTTATTCTGAGCAAGTTTACTCGCAGTTTGCGCTTTATTGTTTTTAAGAGACGGAGTTATAAAAAATGCCCTATCTATCAACCAAGACATTAATCCTAGATAATTTCCAGATATATTTATCTGTCTAAGTTCTTTTACTAAATCGTTAAAGTTGCTTTTTAATACCAAGACTTCTTCACGATTCCATTCTCCAGAAATTTGTACGGCTATTAAATCAATGGAAAACCTTTCAATCAGCTCTTCCACCTTAATACATTTTCTTCGATGAATATCAAGAGGATGTTTGATAAAAAACTTGTCCATAGGAATTGTTTTTTGATATTTGCCTTTTCCTAGATTTGCATTGACAAGATAATTCATTGGACAGACAAGATCCTTATTAATATTCTCTCTATTGAAATCTCTTTTGATGACTCTCCAAAATTCCGGATATTTGTTTTTTTCGATATCCATATCCGCCTTTATACGTGAGATTTCTTTTGCTACATCAACATCAAATCTTCGCTTTGCATTATCAATTGCAACCTGCGCTAAGACACTCAAAATGCAAACATAATCATCATATTTAGAATTGTCTGAATTACAAGAATACGTTTGCCCTATTTGAGCTAAATTGCTAGATCCGCCAATGTCCGTTTGCGACTTCGCAAGATTACTATCCATGCGTGCAAAATCATTCATCGTGTTGTTGTACACATTGGATTCTTTCGGAATATTATTTACAACAGTTGGATATTCTTTGTAGCATTTTGATGCGAACGAAACGATTTCCGGTTGGTTTGTAGTGAATCCAAAATCCGAATCCATATCCATTCCATTTGCTCTGTCCTGTGCGTCTGTTCCATTCATATTGATCGCAATACATTGCTCGCCAAGATTAAAATACTTTTTTATTTTCGGATTGTGACCATTGTGCAAATACAGAATGTTGTTTTTGCTGTTGAAAGGACTTCTGAAAAAAGCTAAGTATTCACCATCTTCAAAACGCTCGGAATAACACTGAATAGATCCGTGTTCACAGAAAAAAGTATCATCATTATCTACGGCGGATTCAATACCCGTTGCCGCGTAAAGAAGCATTGCGTATGGAGAACCGACAACAGTTAGGTTCTCCGCGTTTTGAATAATTTCACCGGATTTCATATGAATCACGTAATTCTCAATTATCCGTTTCTTGCGATCTTTGAAGTAAGAACTATATTTAAAATCTGGATTATGGTCGCATAGAGCCAGAAGAACTTCATAGTCATTAGAAAAATTGCTATGATCTTTCAAGTATTTAAAAAATACTGCATCGTCATTTTTCAATTGATTAACATATGTAAAGCTCTCAGCGCAAACTGTTGACATAATATCATAATCCAAAGAGTTCACCATCTGATAACTCATTTTCTGGTGTCTTCCAAGTTTGCTGGGATGTGCAGTTTTTACGATTCCAAACATACAATTATTCTCGTAAACCCTTTCACACCAATAATCATATGACACATCGAACTTTAGCCACTTCATCGCGTTGTCTGTAGTAATAAGTTCAATATCTTTTACATAATGTTTTACTCCAAACATATCTTCAACAGTAGCATTCTGATAATTCTCTCCGAAGTAGTCTCTAAAAAATTGTTGGATGTTCGTGTTGAATGCTGCCATCTTGCAAAAATGATGTCGCAACAAGATGTATCCGTTTCCCCACGACGGGAAAATGCTAGAATCAATCAATGCTTGTCCGTCGAACAGAGTATTTTTCAATCTGTAACCAGAAATATGTTTTGTAACGCATTGACGTCTTTCATCGATTTCTACACTGACCACATTTGTTTCAAAAAAGCGATCCACATCCTTTAAAATTAAAATATTCTTTGGATTTATTTTAACCTTTCCAACAATTCCGCTGGAAACAAGAGGAGCATAAGCACTGATTTCTACAATTTTTGCATTCTTTTTTGGGAGTTTTATTCCCATATACAGAAAGTCTCTGGCTTTTTTATAAAGCTTGTCTCGAATGAACATGCACGCACCCTTTTTAGCCTTGCCAGTGCTTCGAAACAGCATTCTGTAATGTATTACTTCGCGTTTTTTAATATTCCCTTTTTTATCACGGGAGACATACTCGACAGATACGCCGTTGTTGTAATATAATTTTCGCAAATCATCTTTTGAAAGTTGGTCATATTCATAACTCATACGGCGAGCTTTAAAAAAAAGATCCTCCAATCTATTCCGTTTATTCAGAGTCTTTTGAATTAAATACTCATCGCCTTTAATTCTGGCCGTCCGAAGTTCCCTATGAATCTTTTGGAACATCTTGTTAAAATGTTCTCGTTCCTGCTGATATGAACGTGTTCCGTAATTAAATTCCAAACATATAATGTCTCTGGTGGATTCGTCCTTCCATGTTGACATTCCATTTTCCAATAGAAAATCAGAAAAAAGGCTATTTACAAACATGGCATCTTTGTATTCGTAATGATCTCGCACGCCTATGTTATATTCATAGAGCGTGCTTGCCTCAATATTTTTTATTTTCAATCCATATTGTCCCATATTTTTTACTCCATATTTCTTACGAGAAAATCATACAGAACTTCCGCATTATGCAAATCGATATTTTGCCCATTGGCATCACGGATACATCCTTCCTTCCATTTTTTTCCGAAATCCAATTCGAAACAGAAGTAGCTAATCCAATCATCTTGATCGGCTTTCCCAAAAAATTTATGCAGCAATCGAACAACGGTTGTTGAACAATCCGGAAAAAACAAATAACCATCAACTTTGTTTTCTTTGAAAAAATAATTAAGGTTGGTACTACATTTTTCTGCGATCCTCACGTCTTCAATTGCCTTAACGAAGTCATCCTTGCTAATACTAATCACTCATCGTCCTCCATAGTTTCAATTTTATAACCGAGCCATTCCAATAATTGCCGGATGCCGGTAACACAGTCATAATGTATATATTCTCCATCGATGTTCTTTAAAAATAGTTCGCCATCCATAATCCCTTGCCCGCAAATAGAGCAGTAGTGTTTTACTTTTGGCGGCGTGTAATTTGGACATCCTGGAGGGCACTTATGCTGTCTGCAAATCATACACATTAAGCAACTCCTCCTTTCGCTAGATATTCATGTGCAAAGCCGTCGTCGGTCGTATAATAAATGTTCCTGATCCCAAAATCCTTAATGGCAGCCATGCATGACGGACAAGGGCGCGAAATACCCATTGGTCGGCTACTACAAATCCTATAAATATATAAATCCACCTTGGAAAAATTGATATCCATATGACGAATAGAAGAAAGGACGTTGATTTCTGCGTGAATTTTCGGAATAAAATAATTCGTCTTGCTCGAACCGCGATAACGATTGTATTTGTCCTGCATTGGATGGGTTTTCTGCGAGTTACATCCGGCGGCGATCACAACACCTCTGTATACGGCAACGCAGCCAGTGGGAGGGTAGTTTGCGTCAGATAATGCGGCGACCTGCTTTGCGCGTTGAAAAAATTTCTGTTCAGTATTTCTCATTTTGGCTTATTACTCTTATTTTTCTCTCTATATTCAGCAAGCCTCGCTCGCATAAGTGCTTTCTGTTCTTCGGAAATTTCCTTCTTTGGCGCATCAGGTCTGGAACCAGCGTTAATTTTTAACCAACGTTTCGGAACCTTTGCGCAAACAGATCCATCCTTATTTTCTGTGAAGCTTAAAAATTCATCTTTTCGGTCTTCATAGAGCTTTTTGAGCTTATTAGCCATTTTTCGGTCAGTAACCGTGATTGTAATTGCTTTTTGTCCAGTAAGCCATTCGATGCAGTTTTCGTTATTTTTGTCAAAATTTTTCTCGATCATGCGCCATACCTCCCATTCGTTTCTAAGGTTTTGCGACATTGATCGTCAAATATAAAGTCTGACGCAATTTTGCTTGCAACGACTGAACCTGTTGATGGATTACCACTTGGCCCATAAAAATCAAATTCTGTAATAATTCCTCCGAACCGATTACGGTTCTCCCTTAAAATAAAATCCCCTACCATAAATTCTTGTCTCCTTTGTTTTAAATTTCATATCACCACTCCTTTTGTTAGCTGTGATTGATGGGTTACATGTATTTATTCTCCATCTGCTTTTGCTGATGGATGAATGTTGTAAATTTGTAGCATCTCGAACAAAAAACACGATTGTCGTTTTTGGCCTAATATTTCTATAAAAATCTCATTCTTTATATTTAACAATGACCATGCAGAAATTTGGATTTGTCTATATATACTCCAGTTTCTTTTTATTAATCGCGAATAACAGAATTATATTCGATCCATTCTTTCAGTAGTCGTCTCATTCTAATGCTAGGTATATATATCCAAATCTCATGGCCATCCCTAATTGCCGATCGCCAAATAAACTGCAACATTTCTGACAAAGCAAATCCTTCTTCATCAATAGCAATATGGTTAGATGTAAAAAAATTTTTTACAAATGGATTCAGATATCTATTCACTGGATATACAACAGAAGCTCTGTCTCTGTATTTATTTGTCGCCCTAGAATTCAAAGGAAGGAAACCTTTTGTGTATCCCTTACCCTTTAATACGTTTTGATAATCCTTAAAGGTTGTCCATATATTGTCGGAAGAGCAGTCGTTTCGAATATTGCGAAAAAAATTGATGATATTTTTCTTTAAAATCTTCATAGATGAGTTGTTTTTGTTTCTTGCGTACCATGTTTTAGAAAGATCCTGTTCTCTATCTCCAATCATATTCATCTTGTCGAGTTCGCAAATATGAATAAGCGTTCTGTAGTCATAGCCCAAATAGTTTTTGTTTTCATTGTACTCGGCTAAATGGTAATTCTCTGGAGAATCACCTTCTACAGACCAGAACTTGTATGTAAGTCCGTAGTAGTCGTAGTAGTATCTCTGCAGTTGGAGCTTAAACTCATATGTCAAGATAAATATCTTCCGAAAAGAATTGAAAGTTTCTATGGGGAAAAGCCACACCATAAGACTATCTCCGTAACAGACCAAACTTCCCAATTCACAGAGCCTTTTTTCATTGTCAAATTTTCCCTGATAATCAGAATATTTACTTTTCCATATGAGTTGTTTTGTCTCAGGGTTTATATCAACATATGTATTTTTCAATATTTCGAAGTCCGGCTTTGATAAATAATACTCGTCAATTACATTAGCAACTTCATCCATTACAAGGGTATAGTTGTGAGCACGACACATATCAATCAATTCATTATCAAATTTTTGGAATAGAGCATGCGTAGAGATAATATTCTCGCCGTTTTCAATGAGTCCTCTTAGACTATCAAGTTTTGTTTTCGAATGTTCAAACTTCGGCGACCTAAACCTCTTTGAACTACATTCTTCCTTATATCTAGCAATTTCATCTAAATAAGGCGTGATTACCAAAAATCTTTCATCTGATTGATTGATGTAATTGATAAGAGAAAAAGTTTTTCCAGCTCCCATAATTGCATCTACAATATTTACTTCACAGTTAAAAACCATTTTTATTCCCTCCATTCTTAATGGCTTTACATGTTTTTATTCTCGTTTTAAAAATGCCAATACGATGAAAATGTCAATCCTGGCGCGTAAGCTTAAAAAATATCACCTTTTTCCGAAAAAAAGTGATAGCCGTTTTTCCTTGATTTTCCAGCGAAAACGGTCAATACCAGCAAAATTCGAAAAAGTTCAAAAAGTGATAAAATGATTCTAAAAGCCTTATTTTTCAATGGTTTTAGACGATATCCCTTATAGAAAGAATTATAAAAAGTGATATTTTGTAAAAGCCTCTATATAAAGGATAAATATAATATATAGCTTATGAAAATGCGTCCTGTGTTAAACACAGGACGCATTAACGAGCATTTGTTTCAAATGCGAAGTTTTATCTCTTAACTATTATTCTCGAAATAGTTTTTTACCTTTTCTGAACATCTCTACATACATCTACCCAAAATTCGTTCACTGCGTTCACGACCGACCCTATCAAGGGTCTATTTTCATTCAACACAAGACTCATACTATGTTGACTTTACTGGAAAACTTCCATGAACTTTACCTCAATTTCGCGTTCTAGCAGCATAGGTGGACAGTTGTTAGCCTAAAAAAATAAAATGGATTTTTTGCATATTTTTTCTTAGAGTTTTTCCTATATACCATTTTTGTGAAAATAGAAATGTGGCTCAGTTTAAATCGTCCCCCTATCCAGATCGTTTAGCGGAAGAGTTGTGGATATCATCTATGGTGCGTTTTATGGAAAAACTTCCACGTTTGATATGTCAATTTGGCGTTCCATGTGTCTCGGTGGACAGTTGGTAGGTTAGGAGGGCAAAGTCGATTTTTGACGTATTTTTTAAAGTAATTAACGTATGTAGATTTTGCGCTTGTGTAAAGCTTGTTTTAACTGATTTTTTATTCTGCTAGTTAAGATGAGATTTTTTGCCGTATTACAAGGAAGTTTCATAGAAGAGTCGGAAACTGCTTGTGTAATCTCATCTTAGAAATGAAAGGGTAGATGAGTTTCATCATTTGACCCGTAAATATAAATAATTCTTTTGTTGGATTCCAGATCAACGATTGAATCATATTCTTTGAATTATCATTTTGCCCTATATAATATTCTCCATCTTGATTTTTCGCGCTGGCATGTGTTAAACAGGTCTACCCAAAATTCTTATCTGCTGGCGCAGCTAAGACCGACCCTAATCATAGGGTCTATTTTTTCGCTCTTACGAGCAGATTTACTGTTATCGCTAAAACTGTTGTTTAATAAGGAAAAAGTTCGGCAGAGGAGAAATTTTTCTGATTTTGGATTTTCAATTTTTTTGAATTTTTCGGCTATTTTAAAGGAAAGACAAGGGTTTGAACGATAAGGGGTACGATAACACCTTTTCAGAGATGGATTTCCTATTTTAAAGGAAAGATCAGGGAAATGTGACGATTGGAGATGAAAATTATTTTTAGGTGAAAATGGGAGTTGGATGATGGATGAAAATAGGAAGATGAAGAATTGGGGGGATGGAAAAAATTTGGGGAAGTGTGGAATTGGACCAGCTTTAGAAGATTTTGAAAAATCGAACGTGTGTTTGAGTTTTTAACACCCCCTACCACCGGACGAAAAAGGAAGGAATACCTCAGAAGTTAGCGTAGACTAACTAAAGTTATATAAGGACTAACTATAGTTAGAAACAACTTGCTATTATTGTTCTGGTAAAAATCAGATCTGAATCAGGATAGTTGGCACTAATTAAAATTAGTTGGACAAACTACAGTTAGATATAACTCACTGACTGCGGATATACAGCGGATATGCTCTGTGAGTTATCCCCATTTTATCGCAAGTTATCCACAATGTTATACACATAAAGTGGATATCCTCCACTTTACTCTCAAAACAACTCTATTTCTTGCCCATTCCCACCACTTTTACAACAAAAACAGCATTAAAAATGGGACGGCATACCACTTTTGCAGAAATAGGTGAAAAGATGAAAAAATCACAAAAATATATTGACAATCACAGAATCATATGATAAGATAGCATCATCAAAACAAGATACTAATTCTTCCGTTCTGCAAATCGAACCTTTTTACAGGTCTGAACAGAAGAATAAAAAAATCTTGTATTGACAATCATGCGAAAGTGTGATACCATAAAATCACAGGAACGAAATAAGAACCTGTGATAGGGCGCAAGTCCCGTGAACTTTGAAAAAAGAATAAAGAAAAAGGGCGGCACTCTCAATACCGCCCCATTCAGAACCCGATAGGATTCTGCCGTTCACACTAGCATTCTATCATTCTGCGGTTCTAGCTGTCAAGTCTGACAGTAAAATTTTCTTTGTTCAAAAAAATCTTTTCCGCCCGGAAAAGCCGGAAAAAGTCCCTTAGGTGGGATTGCAATAACTTGATTGTTGTTGCCCGGTTCGGAACGGCGGAAACGTACATTGATAAATAAATAGTGTCCGTACCAAAGTCTATCCCGGACTTAAAACAGCGCAATTCGTGCCGGTTCTCTACCCGGACTCTGAACTGCTCACAGGCGGTGAACGGTTGCGTATGAAGATGGAGTGGTCGAAAAACCGGGAGAAATGGCTGGACTGTTTGTATCACCATCGCAGATAGTCCGGGTACTAAAACTAAAGTAGTGAGTGGCATTGCTACTGAGGGGACAATACACATATAGAAAGACCGTTCCTTTTAGGAATGGGTGTCCGTTTAGGACGGATGCAGCCTTGCTGCCGTGTTCCAAAACTGCCGGGCATGTTCCGGTGTGTTGGTTCCTAAGTGTAGGGGCAAGTCCATGCGCCGAGTGGGGCGTGCTGTATCCTGAGATGTTTTTTTATCTCAGCGCCTTGCAATAATCATGCAAGGTTTAAAAACGGGCAACGGGGATAAAAAATCACAGTGTCCAAACTGCCGGGCATGTTCCGGTGTGTGGGTTCCGAAGACTGTGATGGGAGCAACGTCTGTCCTGTAGGCGTTCCCTATTCCTACCGTGAGAGCCGGTAAAGGTAGGGCAAGCTATGATCTGTAAGGCTACCGTTGGCGGTCTAAAGTCCGCATGAGAAAATGCTGATAGCAGAAAAAATAAAACGGGAACTGCGCAAATACTCCCAGCAAAAAGGCGCAGAGAAATGGGAGAATACCATGGCAAAAATCAATTATTTTGCAAACATCGAAAACAAGGAAGCCGTTGAAAAACTGATGACGGCGGTTAGTTACGAGGGCAACCTCATGAACGTTGATCTGCTGGATGAGCAGATCAAAAAGTACGACGGGATCATCAAAAACGATGAATCCCTTCCGGAGGAAGTGGAAGCCGCGACTAAAAAGCGGACAAAAGCTGAATCTGACAAAAACGCCGTGCTGAGTGAGAACGAAAAATTACACCCGGTCTACACTGAGGTTTTAGCTGCTGTATCCGGCGCTAAAAATGAGTTTGTCCAGAACTCAGAGACCGCATTCCGGCATGTTTTACGGCTTTCCGCTTGTGCCGACAACTCTAAGTTCTACAATCTGGTTTTATTGCCGGATTCGGTAGAATTTGAGGCATTCTATGAAGCATTTTCTGCGCTTCATAGTAATGACGGGGAAGATGGAAGCTTTCACGATGACGGTACTCACTGGGCAAAAACCATCGGCGATATGAAAGTTTCCCGTACCCTGTATGAGGATGTTCAGGGACTGATTAAGAAACTGTTCTCAGTTCCTGTAGAGAACGATTTTACACGCAAGATCAATGTAAAGTTCGGCGCTCCTGAAATGGCGGCATTGCACGAAACTTTCGTGACGGATATTGCCGTGGATCAGGACAAGAATAAGAAAACCGGGAAAATCACTGTAAACGGTTTTTCTTATAAGACTGCTATCACACGGAGACAGAAGAAAGATGGTTCTGTCGTTTACGAGGGTAAGCGGTTTAAAGGCAACATTGCGAAACTTGCATATGTTCGCCTTTTCAAGTAAAAAATAGGACGTCCGGACGGCGGAAAGGGCGGACAAACCGAAGTCCGAGGTGGGTATTAAATACGGCACGAATATTTAATACTAAAGGTGAGTAGCGGTGCATCTTAGCAGATGCTTTAACCTTAGCAGGTCAACGCGAAACAGCGGAAGATGGGTATGGCATATGGCTATACGTGTAGGACTGGAGCAAAGAGAAATGGAGTAAAGTATGAAGAAAAGGCTTTAGGTCGTGAACAAAGCGGAAACGGGATAATGCAAATTAGCATGATTCCCACTTGCAAGGTTTCCGTCTAGTAACGACCGTGTGGCGCACGGGGCAACCACCTCTACGTGGTGTGTGCTAGAAACGAAAACATATGTTTTCGGCTAAGGGTTGTCAAGCAGGATTCAAAAAATAGCATCCGAAAGGGTGTTATTTTTATGCAAAAAAAAGAAAGCAGGAGGATTTTTCCATGAACGCAAAACAGATCTACAAGGCAATGGTGAACATTGCCAATGATTACGTTGGAATGGGGCGCGAAAAACAGGCATGTGACAGCGCTATGTTGGATACTATTATGCGTGTTTATTACACGGACACTCACATTGACTTTGAAGAAGTCAAGTGGCTGTGGGTAAGGTATTTGCTTACTGGAGCGCTGAATTTTCCGGCAGCGAAGCAGCGCGCAAGGGAACGCGTAGAGCGGGAAAAAAGTGAAAACGATTGGATTCCTGTTAGTTCCGGTTCATTTCCTGATGACATGGAAACTGTGCAGGTAACATATATTGGGTGGTTTGACGGAAAGCCATATTGCGATTCATTCGCCTATAGAAATGAAGGTAAATGGTATTGGGCTGATCCTGATTGTGAGTCCAAGGTAAAAATTACGGCATGGAAAAAGTGTTGCGAACCATACGCAGAAAGGGGATAACCATGTGTAAATGCAAATATTTCCAGAATTGCAAAACAAAGCAGCAGCTGAAAGTCTGTTTTAAAGTGCTGCTGAAAGAGAATCATCCCGATAACGGCGGCGATTTACGAACAATGCAGGATATCAACGCGGAATATAATCGTCTGGTGGATATCCTGCCTGACGTGCCCGGATCTGAAAAAGAAATGGGACGGAAAACCGAAAAGACCGAAAAACAGAACGCAGATACTGATTTTGCAGATCTGCCTGATTCTGTGAAATTGGCAGTTGCCCGTGCAACGCAGATTCCAGGTGTAAATGTGGAAGTTTGCGGATGCTGGGTTTGGGTTTCCGGGAATACTTATGCGGTAAAGCAAATCTTGAAGGAAATCGGATTCCGGTTTTCTGGCAAGAAGAAAATGTGGTACTTCCATGAAGAAACGGAAGTACAGCATAAATACAGGAAGCACCGGGAAGTGGATATGGGTGAAATCCGGGCAAAATACGGCACGGAAACCATGCGTCACAAGTCGGTGTGTTTAGCATAGGAGGAAGCGAAAATGGTAGAATACAGATGTTATGGGCAGACAGTGCGGGGATTATATATTCCTGCAAACTCTGTTGTGTTTCAGAAAAACGGTGTGATTCTGGTGTGCATGAAGTTTCCGGCTAAGGGAAACACGCTTGATCTGTATGTGTACAGCCCGAAGCGTGGCGGCTGGTATAAAACAGTTGCGTGCGACAGCTACACGGCACAGATGGCGGCAGCATACCGCAAGCGAAACCGCCGGATGTATGTCAACACGCGGAAACTTATGGCTCATGATCGTGTGCATAAACACGGAACCGGCGGAACCGTGGAGCATGTGAATGCAATTACGGATTATGAATGTTCTAAAAATCCGTTGCACGATTTCCGCAGAAGTTTTGTTTGAAAGTCACTAAAAAGCGTGATAGAATGGAGGTGGACAGGAGGAATTTTAAATGATAGTGTATGATAAATTAGGCGTTTTGTTGAAAAGAAGAAAAATGCAATGGAAAGATCTGTGTGGAGCAGACCTTTCTATCAATACACCAACAAAATTTTCGCAGAACAGAACCATGAATACGGAAAACATAGATAAAGTATGTGCTTTTTTGCATGTCCAGCCGTCTGATATAATGGAATGGATACCGGATGAAGAGTATGATGTGCGAAAAACAGAAAATCAGAAAAACGAAAAAGCAAAGATTGAAGCTCAAATCGCAGAGCTTCAAGCGAAATTAAAAACCATGTAGAGAGGACAAAACCATGTCAGAATATATTGAAGGTATGCGCCGCTCCATGACAGAAGCAGGCGTTTATAGCAAGGAGGATATCAATGAAATCTGCCGCCTTGAATCCGAATATGAAAAAGAGTGTTCGGAAATCGCGCTGCAGTGCATGGAAGAGGGATATCCCAGCACAGGAGAAAACTACGAACTACGCTGTGAAGCGGCGCGCCGGTATTATGATGATCAGATCGCAATTATCGACGAAAAATACGATAGCGGAGACGAACCCGAAACGAAAGTTATAAAGTTTGAAATCTGCATGGAAGTAGAACCGGATTTTGTGGACAAGGCGAAAGTCTGGGAACATCATGCGGAGCGGGTACTTGACTTTGAATCTTATCCGGAAATTCATAGCGTGTTTGGTTGCAAAGTAACCGCAGTGGAAGAATGAAAAAACGCAAACGATAGATAGCATCCGAAAGGGTGCTATTTTTATACCCAAAAATCAGGAGAAAAGCGAAATGAGGAAATATTTTAAACATGATAACGTAAATGAATCACTGAAATACATCGGCGCGTCAAAACGCAAGCCTGGCAAGAAAATCGCGTACATCGTAGTAGCAACGGCGCTCACACTGAGCGCTTTTTTTGTAGGCAAAACCTGTTTCTCGAAAACGGAAATCCGAACCGAAACCGTAGAAATCGTTCCGAACGGCTACGTTGACACCGGAAGCGAAGAGTTCCTGAACAACTATGTGGACATGCGCCGGGTGGTAGACTTTACCGCAAGCGAAAACGGTTTACAGCTATACATGTCGGACGGTTCCGGATATTACTGGGAAAAATAAGGCAAAGGAGAGTGCGTCATGAAAATTTACCAGTTGGAGAATATAAAGACAAGGCAGATTGCAACAATCGCGGCGAAAAACGAAGAGGTCGCAGTGATTAAAGCGTATATGTCTCTCGGCTGGGACATTCAGGACGTGGCGATTAGATAAGGAGGAAACGAAAAATGAGGGCAAGAACGAGCGAAGAACTGTACACACTGTCTGAAGCAAAGCAGATTATCCGCGCAGAGCAGGAATGCAAAAAAGAAAAAGCCACACAGAAGATTCTGGGTCTTGGTTTGGCGGCTGTCGGAATTGCAGCGGCGATTTTGACCGGAGACGGAAGCGCAACCATTGTGCTTGTACCGGCTGGAATCGGTCTTTTTGTAACCAAAACAAACGTATTTTCGTCAAGATAAGGAGGATAAAGCGAAATGTGCATGACAAGAGAAAAGTTCGCAAAAACACGCTGGCGGATGACATACGAAGAATACCAGCGCTGTTATTGTCCAGACTGTAACAAGGCAGATTGTCCACATCGGGATGCGTATCGACGAGTTCCGGCGGTTGATGGTGGTCTGGGATTGTGCCCGAATTTAAAGGCGAAAAGTAAATAGCGTTTGCTCTTGACGAATTAGGCGATGTGATATATCATATCAATAAGAAAGGTAATGGAGGTACAAAAGAGAAATGCCAGTCTTATCACGTTACGAAGGATACATAATTTCCATGCGATTAAGGAACAAAGAACATAATCCGCCACATTTGCATGTGAGTTACGGAGAGCACGAAGCCGTTTTTGCTCTCGAAGATGGAGAATTATTAGAAGGTATGATTCCGCGTAAAGGTCAGGAATACATGAAAAAATTCATTATGCACTATCATGATAAACTGATGGAAATGTGGGAAACACAAAATTTTGAGAAGCTGCCATCTTTAAAATAAAAACGGAGGTATGGACAATGTTTTACAGAATTAAAAATTTGAAAGCGTGTGATGATTTGACATTGCACGCAATTTTTACAAACGGAACAGAAAAGGTGTATGACATACGGAAAATGTTTCCCGTATATGCACCAATGAAGGCACTGGAGGATGTTGATCTGTTCAAGCAGGCAAAGTTAAGTCCCGGAGGATATGCGGTTGAATGGAACGACGATCTTGATTTAGATGCAAGCGAAATCTGGGAGGATGGAGTTGAAACGAACGCAAAATGCTATTTAACGCCGAAAGAAGAACTCGCGGCAACTGTTGCTGAAATAAGAAGCGAAAAAGGATTATCACAAAGAGATCTGTCAAAATTGACTGGCATTCAACAGGCAGATATTTGCAAGCTGGAAAACGCAAATTCGAATCCTTCATTTACTACGCTGGTAAGATTGGCGGAAGGCATGGGCAAGAAATTGAAAATTGAATTTGTTTGATATGGAGGGATGAAATTGAAAAATGAATAAATTACGTAGACGCTCTACATGTTTTTGTTTTGAATGGGCGTGTAGAGGGTAAACAAATGGAAGAAGTAGCATCTATCGAAAGGTAGGTGCTATTTTTGTACCCAAAGAAAACTGAATAACGACAAAAACAAAACGAAATAATAGGAGATTGAAATTATGTGTAAATTAAACGCAAAGAAACTTGTTGAGTATAGAAATAAGGCAAATATGACGAGAAGTGAACTGGCAAGAAAAACAGACGTGTCTCTGTCATCTATCTGTAAATACGAAAAGGGTGTGCTTAATTCTTCCGATGAGGTGCTGGAACGGATGGCTGATGTTCTCGGCGTAGATAAAAAGGAACTTGATCTTGACACGGAAAAAATCGCAACCGCAGTTATGGAAGGCTATCGTTGGGAGTCGTGCAAAAAGATTGAACGCAGAATCACGCCGAAGGAATCGCAGGCAATGATTCAGGCTTTACGAAAAGGTGACGACAACGTAGCGAAAGATGAAGCGCAGAGAGCTATGACTAAGGCAAATCAGAATACCGTCGGAGACAAGGTGTATGCAGTTGTAAAAGTTTGCGCTATTAACATTCCGACATGGCAGCGCGACACAGACCGCGTGAAAGTAACAGAAATTGCGGAACACTATGACGAGAATAAATACGATCCAATCAAGTGTTACGTTTTTAACGGAAAGCTGTATGTGGCAGATGGAGCACACAGATTGATTGCTTATACCATGATGGGAATGAAGTATATCTTGATTGAGCTTTTGAACATCGAAAGCGAAAAGAAAGCCGCTGAAACGTTCCTCACACAGTCACTGGGCAGAAAAGCAATGAGCCAGAATGACATGTGGAGAGCTGCGATTGAAGTTGGGTTGACACAGTACAAAATGCTTAGAACGATCTGCATTAGCCACAACGTACAGATCAAGGCAGATTTAATGACGCTTGATAATCCTGTTGGCGTTTTAAATCAGGTGTCGAGAACGCTGCTGAGAATTGCGCATAGAAAACCAGAAAAGATGAATAGAATCTTTGATCTGATTTCTAGTCTGAATTGGAACGGCGCAAGATATTCCTCTCCGTATCGTACAAACGTGATTTCTGCACTGGAAAAGCTGTATGCACGTTATGAGGGAAACGAAAGGGATTTTGAAAGACTGATGAAGATGCACTGCAAGGGGGCAGCTTACTACGAAGCAAAAGTTGCCACTACGAACACGCTCGGAAGACTTTTCGATGTGTTAGTTGAAGATATCGAAAGAGAAAGCCCAGAAGCGAAAGCAATGTAAATACATAGTTAGACCATGCATCGGAGTTTATCCGGTGTATGGATGTGGCTATGTTCCGCAAATATAAAAAAAGTGAAAGGAGAATATTTATGAGCAACAAGACAAGGCTGACAAAAGACAGCCGACGAATGGACAAATTGTTGCGGGAAACGGTTACGAAGTCGTTCGGAAACGCGGCGGACATCTTATTTATGAAAAGGATGGAGTCGCGTACAAGGCAACCATCGGCAATCACAAACCGCTGAACAAGGGTTTCCAGCGGCGAATCATGAAAGAAGTTGCAGCTGCTACATCGGCAAACGCATAAGTGAAAGGAGAGCATGAAAATGACAATGAGAGAAAACTTAGAATTTTTAAAGAAGGATCGTAAGGTAAATGACGCTTTTTTACGGAAGCTGGAAAGCGTCGGATTCGAAATTGAATATGGAAAATTTAGCTATTGGAGTGGTCAGGAGTATATCACAGTTGGGCGGCAGAAAATCTGGCTGGTAAAAGAAGAGCATAGCGGAAACAACAATTGTGATTGTGTGTGGCGCTATCAGAACGATGTTGTTCGGGACATTCAGGAGGCGATCAAGGAAGAGAGAGCGCTGGCAGAAACAGGAGATCAGATTGTAGAAGAGTTTTTTGAGTCGTTTGACAGAGAGAAAAAAGAGAAAACGGAGCTTGAAAAAGCGGTTGATCTGCTGCACCCGTTGTTAAATGGCATGGCGGAAGGCAGAAACGAATCCGTGGAAGTCGTAGCGGACGAAAACGAATACGGCGAAAAAATGATTACCGTCGTGATTGATGGATATGATTATCCGGTTAATGTAACGGCGGAAAATGTTCGCAGCATGGTCAAGAGTGTTGTGGACAAAGTAGCTTTCAAATTATAGGAAGACGAAGTGTAGAAATGCGTTTTCACAGGAAGATTGAAGGTAGATTTAATGAACTTTATAGATATTGTAAGAGAAATCTGTGCAAAAAAATCAACTGATTGTAGATCGCTGAATAAAAGTGATTTAGCACGGAAACTAATGGATATGGCGAATGTTCCTGATGATGCAGAAATAACGGAAATTCCCCTTGATATTGAGAACCAAGTTGCAATCTTATTTGTAGTTCCAAACGATGACAAGTATTATTGTTTATACGCCGGACGCTGGAATAATAATACAGAAAGTATGCAACTTGTAATTACTGGAACTGTATACAGAAGCGAAGATAGATTAGATTTTAATTTCTTTGATGAAGAAAAAGAAATTGGTTTAGATTATTTTAAGTCAGCTTAAGAAATGCGTGCCTCATTAAAAGAAAGGATAAGTAAGATTATGGATAATAGAAATTATGAAATTACAAATAAATTGAATGACGTGTTAAATAATGTAAAAGGATTTGATGCGGCAATGTCGAATCCGAGACTAGGCAAAATGTTGGTACGTTACAATGGTATTAGTTTCTATATAACCATAGAACCAGTGTTTAATGATAATACAGAAGGAAGAAAAGCTGATAGCAAACCTTTTGAGGAAGTAGTTAAAACACATGATTGGATGTTGATTTTATGATTTTAGAATAATTGGTACTATGTGTTTTATAAAAAGGGGGGTAAATACGGAACCAGTAATGTTAAAGCATCTCGTAGCGAGATATAGAATGGATAAAATACTCTTAGAAAAACACCCTGAAAAGAAAATGCTATTGGAAAAAAGAATTAAACAGCATGAAAAAGATATAGTAGATTATGTTACTAGCGATTCATTTCATGCGCAGTTGAATTTACTGACATTGTAGTTCTGAGATTCGCATTTTTTGGGTTTAGAGAGGAATATATTGATATGGAGGATTTATTTTAATGAATGGAATTGATGAAATTATTTATAAAGAGACACAGAAAGCAGCTTATGAAGAACAGTGCGAACAGGGATTTGTTCACCAGGAACAGCCAAACGAAGATTATTTTGAAGGCTTAAATGATTATTTGGATGGAACAATGAGTATTTGAAATTCGCATTTCATTAGAAGATTGGAGGATCTATTATGACATTTAAAGAATGGTTGAAAAATGCATCAAATAATAGAAGTAATGATTTTAGAAACCTTCTTCCAGAATTAAAATTGATGGATGGTACGGAACTATCTGTACAAGCATCGGAGTTCCATATGTGTGAACCAAAAGCGAAATTAGAAGATGGAGATTATTGTCGTGTTGAAGTATATACACATGGGATTGAAGTGAAAGAATTAAAAGAAACATGTTATGAAGTATCGCCATACATTTATGGATATGTACCAGTAGAATTTATGGAAACATTATGTTTATTACATGGTGGTATTAGTAATGAAACTAAGATTTTTTAGGAAAGTAGTAAAGAAAAATGAGTAAAAGCAATTATGAAAAATATGCTGAAGTAAAACAGCAGGAATTATTGCATAAAGAAAGAAATCTACAGCAGGCAATCAGTTGTCTAAGGGATAGGCAAAAGTTCGCATCATTGCAATGCATTGATAGTGCAATAGATTTTGTTGCCGACTTATACGATTTATCCATTGATGAAGTGAAGCGAGCAATGGATGGAGAAGAATACTGGTGTATATAAAATCGTATTTCTTTAAAAGATTGGAGAAATTGATATGGGATTATATTGGGTGTCATTGATTATTCAAGATGCGGAAAATAGCAAGCCTTGGCTTTCTGCAATGTCAAGTGGGTGCGTAAATCTTAAAGAAGCCATGGAAGCGATTGAAAGAGGAAGGGATAATTATAGAGTATTATGTGCATGGATTGATACATTCGATGAAAACAATCACAAGTCTACTGTATTTCACGAATGTTATGTTGATGCTATCGGCAATGTAGATAGACTTTGAAACTAAGGTTTCATTACAAAGAATTAAGTCGAAACCGCCTTATTACAGGCGGTCTATGCAAGATAGTAACTTGTATATTGATGATGACAAACTAAATCTGAATGGAGGATGATATTATGGCAAATATTATGGAACAGTTAGAGGCGTTAAGTAATAAAGATTGGCAGAATTTATTTTCTGCTATAGAGGAAGATTCACGGAGAAGAGTTGCAAGTCTGAAAGAAGATTTGCAGTATAGATACATTGGAGAGATTGATTGCCCAACAGAAATGTATCAAGATTTCGCAACTGTAAAAGATGTAGAGGGAAAGGGAAAGACAAATTGGTTTGTTTGTTCTGATGGTTCATTTTTTACTTGTGATGACGCAACTGTTGATGCTCTTTATGATAGTGGCAGAGTGGTTGATTATGAATTTCCATTTGAAATAGAAAGAATGGAAAGGTATGAACAGCTTTCAAAGGATGAAAGAATTTCTTTTCGAGTAGCCCTACAAGGAATTTTAGAATCAGAAGCAAAAGAAATTGTATGTTGGGAGTTAGGTATTCCTGCTTATGATAACGTATATGTATTTGAAATTTCAGAAACTTATGTTGATAGTTCAACTAAGGAAGAAGAGATTAAAACACGTACAAGGAATATAGAAGCTGATAGTGAAGCAAATGCAAGGGAGGAACTTAATTCTGAATTATTTAAAATTGGATCTGTTGTTAGTAGTGGAAGTAGGTTTACAGCAGAAGACAACAGAAAAATGCGTGAATCTGGTAAAATATTTGGATATAGAGGAGGCATCCCCTATACAATTACTTTGAAGAACAGAGATATTGTTCTTAAAGAAATAAAAAAGAATGATTTATTTTAACAAATAAACTAGGATTTCTTTGAAAGGAGTAAAGAGGAATGTCAAGTGTTGAGGTATCAAAAGAAAAAGCACGGGACCTTAATGAACTTATGGATCACTTGATTAAGTTAATCGAATCGGATGACAAGTGGTTTTCATTTGAATTTTGTGCAGCCGGTACAATGGAGATTTACGACAGAGAAAAAGGAATCGGTTATGTCGTTCACATTGCACCGATTGAATATGATGAAGATGGAAATGCAATAAATTTATAGCAACCGCAAAGGCAGTTAGGAGAATAATCTACTAGATGCCTATTTTATTACAAGGAGGAAAACAAATGGGAAGCATGACAATTGAAATTGAAAATAATCTGGGAAAAGATGTAGATGCGTCTTTTGTAGATGGGAAAATTTGCCTGAATTGGGGGGAAACAAAACGGAGACTTGGAGACCTAAATCATGGAGATGTTTTTAAGGGCAAAAGCGAAACCGAATATATCGTTTGTGGACACGAGCATTTCGTAACTTATGTTGTAAGAAGGGAGCTTTTGAATGAAACAATGGAATTCGGCGATACGAATAATTGGGGCGAAAGTAAGATTAGGAAGTATTTAAATGAGGATTATGTTCAGGTGATCGAGAGAGAATTTGGCAATGGAAACATCGTAAAATTTGAACGAGATTTAATCTCTTTAGATGGATATAACGACTATGGAAGATGTATCGACAAGGTAAGCATGATGAATATTTTGGAATATATGAAATATCACAAATATGTTGGTAATTGTGATTCTTATCATGCACTCATCACTCCCAACTCAACTCTTTCAGGCTGTGGCGCTGGCAGTGTTCAGTATGTCCGTGGCGATGGTCGCGTTGACTACTGCTGGTGTTGCAGTGATTTTTGCGTGCGTCCGTTTTTTATCTTAAAATCTTCAACCTTAGTATCCTGAAAATTTGAATTATAAAGCGAAATGTGGGCAGCCGGAGAATAACAATCTGGCTGCCTATTTTATTACAAGAAAGCGAGGTTGATTTTATGAGTACATATTATGAATATCAGGATGTAGGCGTAATGATAGCACATAAACTTATGGCAATGGACGGATGGAAAGTGTTCGGATATCATGCAGACCATAGCGACATGATGACAGATTATTACGATCCTGCTTATTGGGGTGGAATTGCTACGAAGAATGGATACACATTAGTTGTAAATTGTAGTAGTGAAGCAAAGCCAGAAGAGATACGTAAATATAATTACGATGGAACACTTCAGGATAGAAGTATTTCAGAAAAGATTGCAAAGCTTGAGCAGATGACAATGAAAAGAGGAGCAAGTGAACAGGAAGAAGAATCAGCAAAGAAAATGATTGAGAAGTTACGGAGTAAAGCAAACGAAACTTCTGAAAAATATATTGTAACTGGTATCATTCCTGGACATATGGCAAATCCGCCTAGAATGAATTGGCATATTGAAAAAGATGGTGTCTATGTAGCAAAGGGAAACGGAATCTTAAAGTTTGCTCATATTGATAGCTATTATAGATATGAAGGCTACATGAAAGATATGCAGAATTTCAGAACTATGAAGCGAGAAGAATATAAGAAATCTTTGATAACAACCTATATGGGTAGATGGAATGATAGTGAAGAAAGTGCAGCACGACAGGCAGACAGTCACATTGAATCAATGGAAAAAGATAAAGCACTCATGGATCAGTTCGAAGCATTTATCAATAAGATTGATACTACTTGTGGTGGAATGCTTGGAGAAGGAGATGGAGTTGTATATGAAAAGGTAAAAGTTACTGAATATAAAAAGGAAAACAAAGCTGTAGAAACAGAAAACGGATGCGTCAAAGATGGTCAGTGTTTTATCTTAAAATCATCATTCAATTATGGCAGAAATAGGGGATATGTTTACAGAATTAAAGCAACTGTATATGAGGATGGAAAAACTTCTTATCACGCATATAAACTTAATGGAAAACTCACAAAAGAATGTACAGGAAATGCAAATCAAGCTAATCACTGGTTTATTGGTACAATGACTGATGGATTTATGAAATGGATAAATAAAGGAGCTATTGCATGGTGTGAAATTCAGGAAGTTAAAACACCTTATGAGGTTGAAAAAGTTGTGAAGAAAGTTATTAAGTCTGATGTAAATAAGGCAGAAGAAAAGGCAACCGAAACTGATGTAGATGTAAACAAATATACTTATGAAGTGACAGAAGACACAGATACACGAACAGGAGAAAAGATATATCTTGCAAAAGTAGTTGAGAAATTGAGCCGTGAAGAATATATCAAGGTGAATCAGCACATTAAATCTCTTGGAGGTTATTATAGTAAATTCAAACATGCTTTCTTATTTAAAGAGAATCCGTGTGAGAAATTAAACGCAACCATCAAAGAGGTAGGGAATAATACAGTAGAGGACACAAAAGAACAGACAGAAACACAAATCACATACACTGTAACAGAAGATGTACACACAAAGACAGGCGAAAAGTTATTTGTAGTAAAGCCTGATACAGAGCTGTCAAAGTCAGACTTTGCAGATGTAAAGCGAAAGTTGGCAACATTACAGGGATTTTACAGTAGCTTTAAAAAGGGATTTATATTCAAATATGATCCAACTGAAAAGCTTAGTACAGTATAAGAAAGGCAGTTGAAATATACCGCCTTTTATAATGAAAGGAAATGGTAAATATGTTTACAGACAACAAAGATTTCTACCCAACGCCACAAAATCTTATAGATAAAATGCTTGATGGTTTAGATTGGAAAATGATACATACAGTTCTTGAACCATCAGCAGGTAAGGGAGATATTGTTGAAGCATTAAAGAAAAAGGAAGATTTCAATAACAGATGGTACACAACAATCAAGTTAAATATTGATTGTATAGAAAACGATGTAAACTTACGAGCAGTATTAAAGGAAAAGGATTTCAGAGTTGTACACGATGATTTTTTGACATACGACACAATGAAGGAATATGACTTAATTATTATGAATCCTCCGTTCTCAAATGGATGTAAACATCTGTTGAAAGCATTGGAAATGCAACAGAGAAATGGTGGTGCTGTTATTTGCATACTTAATGCAGAAACATTAAAGAATGAATGCAACAATGAAAGAATAATGCTGAATAGAATGTTAGAAGAATACAACGCAGACATTCAATATATTCAAGATGCTTTCGTGGAAGCAGACAGAAAAACAAATGTTGAGATTGCATTGATAAAGGTAAAACTTCCAGATGTACAGAGAGATTCTTTTATCTTTGATAGCTTAGAGAAAGCCAAGGAACAGAGAGAATATACATATAATACAGAAAACACGCAGCTTGCAGAAAATGATTTCTTAAAGGCAATAGTTGAGCAGTATAAAATGGAAATCGAAGCAGGTGTAAAACTTATCAAAGAGTATTATGCAATGTCACCACATATTCTATATCAGTTTGGAAAAGACAAACAGACGGGACAGACAATACAGACTGGTGGTTGTGTGTTAAAACTTAGTATTGGAAAGGATAGTGCATCAGTAAACGGATATATAAGAGAAATTCGTGGTAAATATTGGTCAGCTTTGTTTGATAATCCGAAGTTCATTGGTCAGCTCACAAATAATTTGCAGAGAGAATATTACAACAAAGTTGAAGAACTGAAAGACTATGAATTTTCATTGCATAATATATATGAGTTGAAAATTGATATGAGTAAGAAAGTCATAAAGGGAATTGAAGATACAATTATTTCACTCTTTGAAGAATTGAGTAATAAATATTCCTACTATGATGAATGCAGCAAAAACATTCACTATTTCAATGGATGGAAAACAAATAAGGCGTGGATCATAAACAAAAAGGTAATTATTCCGCTAAGAGGATGGAGAGATTTGGAATACTCATGGGGTGGATTTAAACCGACTAATCATGATGTGGTAAGTAAATTAAGAGATATTGAAAAGTGTTTTAATTATCTTGATGGTGGTTTGACAGAAGCAGTTGATTTATTCCAATCACTAGAATTTGCTGAAGAATATGGAGAGCCAAAAGATATTGTATTGAAGTATTTCAATGTGACTTTTTATAAGAAGGGAACTTGCCATATTGCATTCACAAACGAAGAGTTGTTGAAAAAGTTTAATATCTTTGGAGCACAACATAAAGGATGGCTGCCGCCTTCATATGGAAAGAAAAAATATTCTGATATGACATCAGAGGAAAAGGCAGTTGTAAATGATTTTGAGGGCGAAACTGAATACAACAAGGTAATGTGTAACACAAGTTATTATCTGGCAGATACAAACAGTATGTTGATGCTGGACATGGCAGAATAAAGTCAAAGGAAATTGTAATTTCAGGAGGTGAGGATATGCAAGCGACAATTACAAGAAACGGAAAAAGATACAGATTATCAACGGCGGAAATGTTAGAAGCTGCTAGATGCTTACGGATTAATTTTATGCAGGATGAATTGGAAAACCAATTCAATGTTCCAGAAAGTAAGTCGGAAGAGCTGGCAGTTAAAGCTGATGAGCTTTATTGTGAGGGAAAGGTAGACCGGACAGAATATGATTGTATTAATGAGATTGCAAATAATTATGGATATTAAAGAAAGTAACTAAAGGCAGATGCAGGAATGTGTCTGCCTTTTGCAATGGAAGGAGCGAATATTGTGCAGACAGTAAAATTTGTAACAGTAGAAAAGGATAAGGTAATAGTTTGGTGCGAAACAAATTCAGTAGTCGTTTTTAGAGATTTCATGCAGTATGTTCTTGATAATATGAATAATCCTGAAGATTTTATGATTATTGATACGAGAAACGACTTGGTTTATGGAATGCGTTGTATTGCAACAAAACAGTACAAGATGCGAAAAAGAACGTTTGAAGAGCGCATGAACGATGTTCAAACTGGAAAATGGAGCAAGTTTTCTGACATAGAATTAAAGGGAATGTAGAAAGGATGGCGGAACGATGATCGCACGGAATTGTTTAGGGAAAATCGAAGAAATATGTAAACGAATTGCTTTAGGAGGCAAATCATATGCATAAAGATTTTTGGGGATGGAGTTTGGAAAGCGTAGGGAAAGCGAAAGTGGACACGAAATATGTGCTTGAATATATCGACGATCCGAAAATCGCTGACAAACTGGGACAAACAGGAGATTACGAGCTGTTCACCAAAAGAGAGTTCGATGATATCTCAAAGGCAATTACAGCTTATATGACGCGATATATGAAAGAAGACTGCGCGATCGTCCACCTGTGGGAAACGGTGTTGATAAACGGAGAAATGGTTTTAGAGCAGATGATTGAACCAACTGGCGATTTCAAGTATTGGATGAGATATGCTGTTGATGACGAGATGAGACGCAGGGTAGCAAGTGCAGAGCGCAGAGTGGAAGATTTGGAAAGATCCAATGGTTTATACGCTGGTTTTATTAAAGCGATGGGGAAACAGTTCGAAAATATGTTCAACGAATTTTGTAAAAGGGGGACTGAAGGATGAGCAATCAGGAATACATCAGAAGTTGTGCCGCCAAGAAAGAATGGCACACATATTATTCAACGCTGCGTCCGGTAAGCATTGGAACGCAACCAAAAGATGGGTTTATGGATTTCATCAATTATGACGAGAGAACAGAAGTTAATGGAAAGATGGTATGGGCTGAGTTGTATTACAACAGGGAGCTTACTGAAAAAGAAATGAGAGATTATGACTTAGTTAAATAGAAAGCGAGGTTGATTGGTATGACAGACAAAGAATACAGATACTACAAAGAGAATGGAAAACTTATGAGATTACATCTTGAGCAGGATGATGAGCCACTTGATCCACGGTATGATTGGGATGGACATATAGGCAAAATGATGTGCTGGCATAGAGAATATAGACTTGGAGATTACAAAGATAATAATTACAACGACAATGAAGACTTCTTAAATAATCTTGTAAGAGAAAAGGTTGAAGAAAAATCAATTATCAACTATATCAAGGCAAAGAAAGCCTCTAATGGACTTGAGCTAAAATACGACCGACATGAAAAGATGTGGCAGTTATGGGGAACATATTATTGGTTTCCACTTGGTACAAGTAAGGAAGCAAAATTTGGTGTCATTGAAGAATATGAGTCGCTTGATTGGTTGATTGATGACATGATTGAAGCTTTGCCACAGAAAGATAAATGGTATTTGTTAGAGAAACACGCAAATATTGTATATCTTCCGCTTTATCTGTATGACCATAGCGGAATTACAATTAGCACTGGAAGTTTCGGCGACAGATGGGATTCTGGTCAGGTTGGATATATTTATACAGACAAGAAAACAATTTTTGATTGTGGAGGTAAAACACAAAATGAAAAAGGAAATTATGTAAAGGTAACAAATAGAAATTGGAAAGAAGCCGCATATAAATGGATGCAAGGCGAAGTTGATGATTATGACATGTATCTAACTGGCGAAGTGTACGGAGTTATTATCGAAGAATACAATGCAGAAGATGAAGACTGGGAAGAGAAAGACAGTTGTTGGGGATTTTTCAATAATAAATGGGGTGATGAACTTATTAAGGAAGTCGCACTTGATTTTGGTGTAAGCGAAACACTATATGAGAAGATGGATGAAGTAGCATAAAGGCAATGAAAGAACCGTTTAATCAGAAAGGAAGGTAAATTAATATGAAAACAATAATTGATAAAAGCGAATGCAAACCATTAAGTGACAACATTGAATGTAAGTTGGTAGTAATTAAACCAGATTTTTTCAAACCAGAATTTAGAGAAGCAAAGTATCAGCTTGTGCTTGCAACCGGAGGTTTTGGTTGCGATGCAAGTAAGATGGGAAATGCAGTATTTGTAACGGAGTGTTGTGAAAATCCAGAAGAATACAGACAGGAAAGATACAACTTGATTGGCGAACCTACAGAAGAAATGATTGCTGAATGGAAAGCGAAGTACGGAGATTTCAATAAGAAAGTACAAAAAGCATTAAAAGGAGAGTGATTAGTATGAGAGATTTAAAACCTGGTGATGTTGTTCATGTTCAAGGAATTATTTGTGAAATTGCAGAAATTGCATGGCAAGAGCCTTGGGATTGGAGAGAGGCATATTACTTAGAGTTCAGAGATACAAACGGAATATACAGAAGTTGGAAACAAAATTTCGATGGTGGTTATGCTGAGTTGAAGGGAAAGTGATTAGCATGATGACAAGATCTTCATTTCCGGTTTGCTTCGTGTAAACCGGATTTCTTTTTGCGAGAATATATTAAGAGAAAAAAATCATAGAATTATTACGCATGGAATTTTGAATAGTAGCATAGAAAGGATGAAAAATATAAATACACCAAAGTATATAATTATTACCAAGAATAAAGCAATGGAAAATACTCCTGAAGATGTTATAAATGAGCAGCACGAGAAAAGGGAAGTTTTCGGACTAAATGGTTCTGATTATATCTGTCATTATTTTGGCAGCGACATTTACAGAAGCGTTCCTGATATTGATGAAGCAATTCAATATTTAAACATCAAAGAGGGTTATGATATGGTTCAATTCGACAATGGGAACATCGGGTTTGTTGCCTACTACGATGGAGTCGAAAACGGATTTGAGGTTATCGGATAAACAAAAGCGAAGAGAGGAGAAAAATATGTATACGTTTGAATTTACCTATGATAGAGACATTGATGATTTTGGGTCAATCCGGTTTTGTGCAAAAACAAGAGCAGAAGCGGAAACGCTGTTCAATGAGTGGTGCGAAGAAAACGACTTGGAGATAGACGAATATGACGTAAGAATAAAGTATAACGTTTATGATGCGCGAGAGTACGGCGATGATTATATGCCATGTGTCGATTTAGGATTGATGAAGGGCGGCGCGAATACTGTATGGTACGATGATGATATTAGCGCTGCACTGATGTATATCGGAATTGAGCCTAGCGCAGAGAATATTAGAAAAGTTGCAACTCCAGAGTTCATCAATGGATTCCACAATCTGATGGTTCAGTATGGAAACGAAATGATCCATCAGAGGGTGAGCGAATTGTTTGACTAAAATTAAAACTGCTGAAAACAGGTTAAAAACGGAAAATGGAGGAACAATTATGAGTCACATTGTTAAGACTGTTTCGGAACGGAAAGAAATGCAGCACGTAGAATACGGAATAGAGTTTCAGGTAATCGGAAAGGAAGAAGGTTGTGGATGTAGATTCCCGTGCAACAAAGATGGAACGCTAATCCACGATGAGAATTTCAATATTTGGTTTCAAAATTATAAATACTGTCTTTCTCATCCAGAGTTGTTTGAAAATCGCGGCGTTGTAAAAGCAAGCTGGTGGTATACAGAACCAGCTCATGCTATTTGCAGTTGCGGAGAAGAAATTTTGCTGCAAGGAGATACGATGTGTCCGAAGTGTGGACAGTGGTACAACGCATTTGGACAGGCTTTGAAAGATCCGGATGAATGGGAAGATGACAGGTTCGATGGAGATTTTATTGACGACGACTTATTTTATTGAACGGAGGTTTGATATTACCATTTCATTGCAGATTGGAGTGATTTAATGAAAGCAAGAATATTAGAATATAATGCAATAGTTGGATTTGTAGATTATGGATATGCAGACAGTGAAAATAATGGTGGTTACTACACAAAGATGCGGTGTAAAAAATGTGGTGCAGCATGGCTTGCTGAAAATCATGTAAGCGGAATTGATACTTGCCCTAAATGTGGAGCAACAGGTAAAGGGCGGGTTATTCCAGTAGAATAAAGAGGTCTGCGAAGCAGGAAACTCATTGGTTTTAGATAATAAGTGGTTCACCGGAGGTTTGATATGAAATATAAATTACGGATTTATAAAAATACAGGTGCGGATAAGGGAAATTTAGACCACTGGGCGATTAAAAGCGACGAAGAATGGTCAAGAATTGGTTGATGAGAGCCTGATTGATGCGGGAACTCGTAAATATATTTATGTAAGAAAGGGCGGAGTTAAAATGAAGAAAACTATTGAATATGCAGCTTTTATGCGGGACAAATTCTACGGAGAATACAAGGAAATTGTGTCTCCTAAAAAATCTTTAGTGTTAGTGAAACAGCTACTAGAAGAATATATTAAATTTGGTTGGTCTGAACTCTGGGACACTAAAGATACGATTATCAAAAAACGAATTGTTGAGACTTACACAAGTGAATGGAATAATATTTCAGATATAGATTGTTGTGAAGCGGAAAAAGGAAGGGATGATTTTGCACATACGCCTCGCCAGATGGCGGAAAAACTCATCGAATTCCAGAGAGATTTCACTGACGGTTGGGACGATGAAGATGCAGTTTCCTGCGAAACAAAATGTTTGGAAAAACTGTTTGGCGAGTTGCAGGAAAGCGAAGAGTTTGAAATTCTTGCCCACCATCTAGATGATATGTTTTGTAACAGTGTTTTTGATACTTGACAATACAAAATAGCAATTTCAAATGGAAAGGATGGTTGATTTTATGAGCAATGAATTTAAAAACGCAGATTTTCTTGATGACAAAGAAAAAATGAGAGACTTTACATATCTTACAAAGGAAGAATTTTTAAGCAGTTACAGTTATCTTACAGAAGATGAATATGACAATACATATAAGAGATATTATGCAAGGGAATTGGCTAACACATTAAGAGAATTTGCAGAGAAGCCACAGAATATTGATAATTTTGAGAGCTATCTTAAATATTGTTTCATAGACTGGAAAGAGAAATTTGCAAATACACCTGAAAAAATGATTGAAGATATGGAACATTTTGCGGAAATGGAGGTATAAACATGTTGAAATTAAGAGAATGGAATGAAGTATTGGATTATGCAGATCAGATAGAAGAAGAACTTATTTCTAATGGATATAATGTAAAGCTGCACGAGTATTCAATGTATGATGGAAGAAAAGGAATTTATCTTACTTTATATGACAATCACAATAAAGTACATCAACAGTATGCAAGTGGTGTGCACGATAGCGTAAAAGAATATAAGAGATATATTGATTATTACAAGAGAAAACTTATGGAAGAATGTTAGGAATGGAGTGATGAAATATGACAAAAAATGAATTGAAAATGAAATTAGAAGCAGGTGCATTTCTTGTAGATTTATTTGATTTGACATATGGACAGGAATGTATAATTTATAAGGGAAATTTCGAAACCTCTGATCATATTATTTATATTCCAGATGTTGATATGAACGAAATTGATACGGAATCTGTATTAGAGGATGAAGAAATTGAAAATGTGCTTAATAATTGTTATACTGGAAATGATTTTATGACGGAATGTAGCGGTCATGAAGATTTAGCAAGAGAATTATTTGACTTTGTTGATTGGCAACATCCAAATATTCAAGATTTGTTAGATTTGTATAACGACGAAGAGTTTGAAAGAGAGCATGGTTTTTCAATGGAAGAGTTGATCTAAAATAGGAGATTCGACGGAGAAGGCAGCATAAGATAAGAGAATATATAAGAGGTGGAGAAATCTGCCTCTTATTTTATTGGAGGGAAATATGAAAGCATATAAATTATTACGGAAATTGTCAGATGGAAAATTATACCCGCTATTCATTCATAAGACATATTCAACGCCGTTTAATGAATGGATGCAAGCAGAATGTTATCCGACAAAGGGGTTTGCAGTTCGATGCGGCTGGCATTGTTGTTTTAAACCATTTGCACCTCATTTATCAATTCGACTTGCAAACGGAGAGCAAAGAGTCTGGGTTGAGTGCGAGGTTGAAGACTGGACAAGTTACAACAGGCCGGAAAGTCAGGGAGGCAGTTGGATTCTTGCGCAGAAAATGAAAATAATTAAGGAACTTACGGAAATGGAGGTTTATGAAATATTGCGAGATGCTGCATAGCATGGATGAATCAAGGGTTTTTTGGAAAATGGAGGAAAATATTATGATTACAAGAGAAATGATTAAAAAAGGTTTTAAAAACGGAACTATATCTATTGAGGATGGTTGTATAGGTTGTATGGGAATCTGTTGTAAAATTGGGGATAACGCTTTTTATTTTCTGGGTTCAGAAGATGATAATATCACAAAAGAGGATTATTGGAAATCATACACATTAGATATGACGATTGATATGATTTTTAACATTCTGAAAAGTGCTGAATCGGCAGAAGAAAATGGACTAGATGATTTTGAAATTGGATATTATGAATCAGTATTAAAGTTAATGAAAAGATGATTTACTTGTATGAAAAAGAGGTAGATATTATGAGTGTTATGAGAGATTTTGCGAAGTAGAAGCGGATAGCAAAGAAGAAGCCGAGGAAACGATTATTAATGAAATCGGAAGAGGATTCGAAAATGCGCTAGAGCAGATTTATGATAGCGGCGCAGAAGCAACGAAAATGGAGGATAAAGATGTATGATTAAGAATAGATATTGTAGAAGATGCGGACATGCAATCATGCGGGAAACTGTAAAAGGATTACGAAAAGAGTATCCGTATTACTGTCCGAACTGCTATGAAAATATGTATCGGTTTGAGACTTTCAAACGAAACAAAAAGCGAAACAAGAGTTTCATTAGATTAAAAGGAGAGTATAAACTATGGTATATATATTAGGAAGATTGCTTTCATGGAATATAAAATTTGAAAAAGTTGATAGTAAATGCGTAAGAGTATATGGAAACTTTGATGGTTTTTCTGTAGTAAGAGAATCGGAACAGGAAAACTATATTGAAGTGGATGGAAGGCTTATTGACTATGAGGATTTTGAAGATTGGCTATATGTTATTAAGCAATGAAATGAGGATTTACTCGGAAAGGAATCAGGTAATTGTATGAAAATATATGTGTTGTTAAAACAAGGCTATGAAGGCAGTGAAACAGTTTGTGTAAGTGAAGACATCGATAAAATTCGCACAAGTATTTGTGAAGATTTCAATCCAAACGAAGATTATCCAGAACTTGAAATTTGGAAAAATGGAGAAGAAATTTTAAAGACGAGTGGAAGCGATGTATTAAAAGTCATTGCGAAAGAAAAGGTAGGAATTTAAAAGGATTTACGATATGACAGAAGAACAATATAAATTTAAACAGAAAATTAAACGCGATTTGAATTATGATGTGGATTTTAATACTTATCATATTACAAGAGGACGTGGATGGTCAAAAGCAGATGGCTCTTGCGGAGCTTGTATAGATGCAACTTTTACTGATAGTAAAGGAGTGGTTGATAAAGTTACATTACTGCTTTGCCATCCTTTAAGAAAATATAACGGAAAGAAGTATAAGCTGATTGAAATAGAAGATGCAAGAACGGGTAGTATATTCATAGAAATTGAACAATGAAACGATGATTTCAAGATAGGAGGGTATGATATGCAATTTATACAGACAGACGATTATAGAGAAGTTTCTATGTATGCAGGTCTTAATGCTATTCAAATAGGAAACGCAGATAAATTGTATTCTGACGGATTGGATGCAAATGAGTACATCTATTTTGATCCTGTCAAAGGATTTTGCTATGAAGATGGATGTGTTATTGGTGGAACATATGATCAGACACTAAACATACTACATTCCCTTAAATGGTGTTTCCATCATAAATTCTATGTAAAAAAGCATAAATGAAACGTAGATTTCAAAAGTGGATTGAGAGGTGCAAAATGAGATTACCACAAGAAATATTTGCAGAAGCATTATGGGTAGAATGGTTTGTTAATTACGGTAATGTTTGTGAAAAGAAATTGCCGGATTTATTGAGGAGGTATAATTTAAAACTCAAAAAAGAGAAAACCTTAGATGATGTTAAATTATCAATAGGTAGAGCTTTTAAAAATACTCCTTGTGTTTCTCCTAAGCAAATAGAACGCATTGCAGAGGAAATAGACAAGGTTTGTACCATAGCTAACTGGGAAGATGCGGTTGCAAAATATAAGGTATGATTGTCTGTAACGATAATTTCTTAGTGTGAAAGGTAGGCAAATAATATGAATGAATTATTGAATAAATTGCAGAGATATATAAAGGCATATAAAGAACCGCCATATGGAAAAGAAGTAGAAGGAACAACAGAACTTATGGAGGAAGCCTCTCAAACTTTAGTAAAAATAGCACATAGAGTTGTGCTTTTAGAAAACCAATTTATTGATGGTATGCATGTAAACTATCAAGGAGATGATGAAATGGATGGTATTGAGTGCCCTATATGCAAATATGAAGTTGCAAGAAATGATGATTATGCAGAAATGCGACCAAAGCATTGTCCGGAATGTGGCACAAAACTTATTTATTAAAATCCAATGAAACGGAAATTTCAAAAGGATGGTGATAATAATGTTAGCATTTGATTTGGCAGAAAAAAGTAAAAAGGATGCGGTTATTAAATACATAAAACTCTTAGGACTAAAAGATCCTGAAAATGTTGTGCAAGAAAGTAATGGTATATTTTCTCACACTAATACCAGAGGAAAGAAACGGATTTTAATACCTTGCATTAGGTTTTCTGAGTATAAGAGAAGAGAAAAAGAGTATCAAAAAACTAAAGTGCAAAAATGTTTGGGATATTATGTATTAGAAGTAATACAATGAAGAGCGCGTTTTAAAATAAAGGAGACATTTATTATGAATAAAAATATACATTGGTATGAATTATGTTTCTTTGGCGATGAGGATACAGAAAGCGAAAAATATGATAGTAATAAAGCTTGCAGCTATGTGATTAAAACAGAAATCCCACCAGTAATCGATGATATGATTGCATTGAAAATTTTGTTTGGGGAGCCAAGAGAACAATGGGAGAGAGAACTTATTGAAAATTGCACTTGTGTTATGGAAATATCAGAAGATGAAGCTCAATTCTTTGATGTGGAAGGACTTACAAAGAGAGTTGAAAGTGAATACGGAGTATATTATACAAGGCAATGAAAAGCACATTTAATGAGAAGACTTGTGAGGCTATGGAAGCCTGTTTTGCCGGAACAATATGTGAAGTATTTGATTTATGGAAAAATGAAGATGGATAAAAATATGCAACAGTCGATTTATGTTGCGAAATTCCTGTTCAGTGTCTTGAGGTGATTTAATGAGTAGAAGAGAAATTTATGTATGTGATTGCTGCGGAAAAGAAATTCCAATTGTCAAGAGGAAAGATATTCTTGGAATAGAAAGAGAATATTTACAGAGTGGACATTTAGAAGCGTTGCGTTCTGGTGGAAAGAATTTATCAATGCTCGGAGTTGATTTTTGTAAGGATTGTGCTCACAAAATTGATATGGAAATTATGGAATGGAAAATGAGTGTACTTAATAAATAAGCATATTTCTTAGAGGTGATTATATGTTGGTAAAAGATTTAGTAAAAGGCTCATTTCGAATAGATAAATCCATAGAAATGGAAAAACAATATATTTTAAATGGTTGTAGTCAAAATGGGTATCAATGGGATGGCTCATTATATGAAATTTCACCAAAAGCTACAGTTATTCTAATTCGTAAGAGATTGATTAGAGATAACTTATATAAATTAAAAAGTGACGGAAGAATATTAGCAATTCCTGAAAGTATTATCAATCGATATTTTGTTGAAACATAGACGAAGATAAAGATTTGAAACCGGATGAATAACACATTTTAAAGGATGGTGACGAATATGATCCTATTACTAGGCAAAAATGATGCGGTTGAAAGATATGCAAAAGAAATACTGAACATCGATTTGGATAACGACATTGCGTATTACCCAGATGTAATAACGCATTATAGTGAATTATCACAATGGGTAGAATTAGCCAGAAGAGAAAATCCACCTGTTGTAACAACTCAGAGGCTTGATATGATAAATGAATTTCTTCATTCGGATTTAGATCTTAAAGTAATCACAGCCGTTGAAATTGATGGAAATATTAGAGCGAGAGTTGTTGAAAAAGAAAAAGCTTTATACATAAAAGAAGAACTTGGCTTAGAACTACGATGAATACCGCATTTCTTGCGGAATTTTGGAGGTGAAATCTTTTTGAAAGTTGTTGGAAATAAAGAAAATGTCAATCAAATAAAATTGACACATAAAGGTTTGAACATTGAATTTAATTGTTTTATGAAACCATTACTCTACACTGCTGACAATATTGATATATCTAAGCCTGAAAGAATTGAGATAACATTTAAGGATTCTTATGAAATAGATAACTTAATACATATATTGGAAAAATTCAAAAAAGAATATTCTGAGTATATTGGAGAATGGAGATAACATTATGACAAATAAAGAGTAAAATAATTTAAGCAAATACGTGAAAAGCGAAAATATGTAGACGAATAATGGAGGTCAAGATGAAAATTGAAAAATTCTCACATATACCTGGTGGTGAACATGACTGGTATGTTCAAATTGGTGGTGATCGTAAGAGTGCATTTTGTATTCTGTTAAGGTATTTTACAAAATGTGGATTTAGATTGAGTGTTAATCTTTATACGGACAGACTAATTAAGTTGTTTGGTTTTTTTCAAAAGGTAATTGGAGTGTAAAGATGAAACTGTGATTTTGTAATGGAGGTATGTATCCGATATGAGATGGATAAGTCGTTACGAAGAATATCCAATATATGAACCGGCAGAAGGCGGTTATTATTATCCAGGGAATCGGCTGGTAGAATCCGAAAGAAAAAGCAAACGGCAATGCAGAAAAGACTTTGAAGAAATTTGGAAATCATGTTTACAAGAAAATGAAAACAATCCGGCATTTCCTTGGATCAGAGCAGACGCAAATTATATTTACAGGAGCGGAGAATATATTGGAGAAAGAGAAAGTTATGTAATTGAGCGTAAGCGTGGAAGTATGGAACATGGGTATGAGCCATATTGCTAAAAAGGCAATCGAACAAGATTTTCTTAAAATGAAAGGCAGGTATCAACAGGAGGAATGTTATGCAGAAAAATACAGCAGGGATAGAAAAAATCATTGCTAATTTAGCCGCCAAAGATTACTCTGCGTCCATGAATAGACTGACTGCGGCACAAAGAAAAAATATTGCAATTCAAAAGAAAACACTTGCGGATTATGGCGGTGTCATTTTGGGAGAAAAGACCAGAGAAGCAATGGAAATTCGGGATAACTACTTGAAAGACAAGATAACTGAAGAGGAATATAAAGCATGGTGTTTGAGATACAATTTATCTGCAAATTGAAAAGATGTTCAGGAAGCAATGAAAGTTTGCTTTCGTATAAGGGAAATTGATTGAACGGATGACTGATAGGTTGTCCGTTTTTTGCATGGAGGGATATAACGTGAGAAGAGAAAACGAGAATGAAATTAAGGAAAGAACGGAAGAGTGGTTGGATGAGCGCAGGATGATTACAGAAAACTTCCCGGAGCGATACCAGGAGAAAGCGTATTACGAAGGTGGCCTGAAAGCTGCGGAGATGCTTGGATACTCTTGGACTTACAGAAACGGAAGGCATACACTTTATAAATAAAGCGGAGGTTTAGATATGGTTGCGATTGCAGAAGAAAAATTAGACGAGATGTTTGATCATTACATCGATCTTGCAGCAAAAGAAAGGCAAGAAAGTCATGGATCTTATAATGAAGCCTGGATATCCGGCGAATGCGAGGAAGCTGAACGATGGTTGAAGGTGTTTGGCGTGGATGTGTCGTATGACAGGGTGAAACCGCTAATTGAGGAAAGATGTAAGAAATACGGATATTAAGTTGCTTGCAAAATCCTGTTTATTGGACAGGCAAAGTGATATAATATAAGCCAAAGGAGGGCGAAAAGATGAATATTAGTGAATTTAGCACAAAAAGACGGGTTGAAATTTTACGGCAGCTGGATCGGCGGCTGGCAGATATGAAGGTGGTTTCCAGAGGAACAATGTGGGCACCATACGGACTTAAAGCAACTGCGGAACAGACGCAAGAGAACTGGGAACGGATCGCGGCGGATGATGAGGAGTTTTCGCAAGCAATTTTGTATTATGCTTTGTGTACACTGGAACCGTATACATTAGGACAGTTTGGTAAAATCGGATAAGGAGGAAGTCATGGAACAACTTATTATTTTCTTAGTAATAGTTTTGATTTATTTAATTCTGCGTGGAACGAATGGTGGTAGCGGAAATGGAAAACATGGAGACGGGAATAGTATGTATGACTATTCCGATTATATAAACAAAAGAATTGACGACGAAGTGAAGAAAGGTATGAGGTAAAGGATATGTTAAACGCTTTATTGTATTTTGGTATGAGAGCAATTTGTGCGGTGGGAAATGCAATCGATAATGAGAATTCAAAGCGGCAGAGCAGAAAAATTGATGCCAACGGAAATGTAACATGCTATGGAAATGATGGTAGATATTATGTAAATGGAGAAAAAACATATACCGTAGTTCAGATGGACAAATATGATCATCAGCATTATCTTACCGTCGGTGAAAACAGTGGGAAAGTATATGAAAGTTCATTTGATAAGACTATGCAAAGGATGCGAAAGTATGACGAAGAGGAGTATCAGAAATCATTGAAAACAGGCAAAGCTGCGTATAATAAATATGATCCCAGATTTGAAACGCCTGTAACGACGGAGATAAGCACGGGAAAAATTATAGCATGTTTGTTTAAAGATGATGGTAGAAGAACGGGAAAAGTAGAATGTCGGAAGTTTTATTGGGATGGCACTACGGGGTTTCATGGATATACACATACGGCAGACGGAGATCTTGGTGTTGTTATTACAGAGGATGAATACAAAAGCCTGAATATTGTATGTGGCACATTCAGCTGCACACCGTCCGATATCACTGTCTACCGTTATCTCATGGGGATTGATCATGGAAACGATTAACGAAATTCTTTTGCAAATGTATAACCAAGGAATTCAGGACGAACTTGATAGAAATATGCGATATAAAATAGATGAGTTAAGACAAAAGAAATTTACGAATTATCAAAAAAAATTGCTAAACAAAATTGAAATGGAGGCGAGTAAACTTGACAGAAAAGGAAATGAATAGACTTTATATAATTTTAAGCAAAATTTCTGATCCTGATGAAAAGGCGGCTTTACGACATGCAATTTTTGTACTGGAAAGCAACAGGTAAGCATGTTACACTTATTGGGAGATAGTAACAAAGCGGAGGTATAAAATAAAATGAAAGAATATTTAGTGTGTGAAATGAATTTGGTATATGGAAACCAATTGGCAATGGCAAGGCGCTTGACAGAAGAAGAAAAAACTCATTATATGCCGTGGTTCAGAGAAATCGGATTTGTAGGAATTGGAGACAGTGTAAACTTGGAATATCTTAGTTTGCATCAAATAAGAGAAATTTTGGGCGATCGTGATAGCGACGGCAAGTTTGTCAGTTCGTCCGGAGATGTTTATATCGTCTCTCAAGACGAGTGGAACAAAATGATTAAAATAAACAAAGAACAAGGAATATTAAAAAAGAAGAAAGATCTGAAAGAAAAAATTGAGGATTTACAATACACAATTGAGCGCTGCGAATCTGCAAAAAAATTATATACCAGAGAAGAAGCTCAGGCAGAAAGAAAAAGATATAACAATCTTTTTAACGAGGGAGGCGAGGGATTTGTTCCTCACTTTTACACGGTTGAAGAATATGAATGGGCAAAAGAAAATTTAAAAGAATACCAAAAAGAGCTGTCTGAGTTGGGTGGATGATCATGAGTCCAGAAAGTATACGGTAGCCAAAGCGAAACGAAATAATAGTTTCATTGGAGATTGGAGTGGTTATTTGAAATTGTTAATAAAAGGTGATAAACGTACAAGGAGTCGCGTATATAACAAGATTTTTAATATCTGTGACAAATACACAACATTTTTTAAAACGGAAACAGATAGTGAATACGAAACAGTAGATGGATATGCTGTAGAATTTGATTGTCCACCAGATGCAGAATTTGAAATTTCAGAATTAAAGAATGTTGATGTGATATGAATCAAAAGCCAATGAATCCAAGTTTTCATGTGATAGAGGTATTAATATGAAAATTAAAAGAATAGTGTATTATTCAGTGCCAAGATCAGAATCAAGCATTTGTTCTTGTTGCGGAAAATCTATTCAGAATATATGTAGCATTGAAACCGTAGAAGGAGAACGTTTTAACTTTGGAACAACATGTTTTGATAAGCTGATAAAAGATAAACTTCGGTCATTCCAGAGAAAAGAATACAATCAAGCGATAAAATTTTTAAATGGATATTATAAACAACAAAAAGTATGGGAAAATATGACAAAAGAAGACTATCTTGGTTCAGAAATGTATAGAACTGCTTGTATATGTGATGGTGGTGCTCCATGGGAAACAAAAACAGGTCTTGACTCATTTGAAGACTATAAAAATTGGATGTTAAATGATTTCTTCCCATACAGAATTGAACAAGAAGAAAAGGTGATTGAGAAATATAGTAGAATTGATTTTTAAATAACAATTTGAAATCTAAGTTTCGTTAGGAGATATGAATATGATTACATTTAAGTGCTTATATAAGTTAACAAAAGAAGAAGTTCAGGGAATTATATTTGATATTAAAAATGGTAAATCTTATACTGTTCTAGGCTGGGAGGATTATTATGCTACAGATGCAGATATTATTAAGTATTATAATTCCCTTTAATAAAAATTACACATCTTGAATAATGTAACTTGGGATTATGTAAAATTCCATAAAATTTAAGTTTACTATGAAAGGATGATATTTTATGGAAAAATCAAAAACGCCAACGCTGGATAAAATGGTAGAAATTCAAGAACAGTCACAATTATGTGGAGAATTTTTGGATTGGTTTTTAAATAAATATACTGTATTTGACAGAAAGCAAAAGAGGGAAAATCCATTTGCTAATGTTATGGGAAATGGAGATTATATTAACAAAGAAAAGTTGCTTGCTGATTTTTTTGATATTGATTTAGATGAAGCAGAAAGAGAAAAAAATATACTACTTCAAATAGAACAGAATAAACATAAAGCACATCATTGTAAGTTATGTGGAAACTATATTGAAGAAGATAATCTTAGCGTATGTAATAAGTGTGCGTCTGAATATCAGATATAGAAACCACATGAAATTTAACTTTCGTCAGAAAAATACATGTACACTGTTACAACGATGTATTGACAAAGAAGTGTGAAACAATATAATTGTATGAGAAGGGAGAGGTATTAACCAATGAAAATCCTAGAAAACGAAGACATGATAGAAAAAATGGATTTCTTCGAATTTTTTCCGGAAGAAGATCTTGCGAGTTCAATCGAAATGGGCCTAAAAAGCGAAGATGATTATGAAAGAATTGTTGCTATTGAGCTTGTAGATATATCCATAAACGGCGTTGATGAGGATATAGTTGGAAACACAGATGACTATTTTGATTTTATAAAAAGGGTTGAGAACGAATTCCTTATTTATCTCAAAAAAGACGCCTGTGTGTCACTTCAAAACATCAAAGAAGAAAATATAGATCCGTGTTTGATCGAGAAGATTAAAAAAAGGTTGATATAATCGGATCAAACATGCTAATAGCTCTGTTTATTTTCTAAAATAATCTGTCGGTACAAACCACGCAGGTTCTGTTGTGTAATAATGTAGTTTAATTTGTTTGCGAAAATTTCCGTCGATAGCTGTGCAGCTAAATATAATCCATTTATCGCCGTTCTTTTGAGGCTCGCGAATACAGGATTCAATTTTTAGTCGCACGGCATCAATAGAAACATAAAGCGGCTTGATCGACCCTTCCGAAGAAAAGGATGCTATGACCGGCACACAACGAATGTGTGATGCACTTCTCAAAAATTCAGGCAACATCTTTAATTCCTCCTAAATTCATCATAAGAGAATATAATGAGGGAGTCAAGAAAAATCCCGCAGTGAATATGTAACTTATAGGTACTTATAGGATTTTTTTTACGGCGAAGTGCGGTAAATGGTGGTGAGAAGCGAAAATAACCGGAAAGATTTGGAGATGATAATAAAATGGCAAAATTAAAAGTTGGTAGAAATATAATTGAACTTGATGAAAAGGATCTAGTTTTAGATAACGGAGCTTGTTATCAAATTGTTACTAAAAGAGTTGGAGGACTTGATTGGTATTATCCGGTAATGAGCAAAAAATTGTTTCATGATTTAAAAAAACTTGAATTAATTTTCACAAGTGAAGGATTAAAACAAGATGCTATAAAGAAATATGGTACATCGGCAATAACTTATTGGAAATTCAACATTGAAAGAATGCAAAAACTTGGATATTAAGTCCAAAGAAAAATTGCTTTCAAGGTAGGTGAGAATATGAATTATAGTAATTTATTGAAAGAAAAAGGATTTATTTTAAATACTTATCCAGAAGGAAAATTCTGGGAATTAGTTATAACAAAAGATGAAAATAAAAAAGAGCATATTTGTAAAGTATTTGAAGCAGATATTGAATTGTTTGATTTTAATACAACAGATATTGATACGCTTATATTACAGTGTGCAGAAGATTTTACAAAATGTCTTTTTTATTATGATTGTAACACATTTGATATGGAAACTAAAACATTTATGAAATGTGTTGAGAATATGTAGGCAATGAAAGATTGTTTTCGACGGAGGAATGTAAAGTGAAACTTGGAGATATTTATATAAATAAAGAGAATAAGTCCATTATTCAGATTGATAGCTTTGCGACTCATATGGCAAGGCCAGGAAGAGATGTTGTAATCGTCGTCTTTAGACAGATAGAAAAACATAATCAATTCGAAATAGGGAGTTGTCCTAGTTTTAATGGATATGGGCTTAAAGAAGAAATTGAATCCGAATATGATTTATTAGTTCCACAAGAGAAATTGGACGAATACGATGATTGGTATGAGATATTTGAGTTAGCAAAATGTAGTTGAAAATTTTTCTTAGGGGAGACATAAACATATATAGATCCTTATACGTAATGAAACGGAGATGATATTCGATGAATAAAGCTACTGAGGAAATATTAACCTATTTGAAGCATTGCTATAGTGGAGCAAAGATGATGGGAGACGACGAGTGCGTGGTTCGGGTCGCACGGGCAATTGCAGCATTCGAGGCAGATCCGGAAATGCTAACAGAAGATATTTTTACAGAGAATTTTCTTGAAGATTTTTATGCACCGTGAAACAGGCATTTCAAAAGGAAAAGTCATTGGAGTGAAAAGTTAATATTATGTTGTCTATGAGTCGTCAAATATATGAAATTTGGCGGCTATTTTTAACAAAAGTGGAAAAACGTGAAAAACATGATTGACAAAACATAAAAAAAGAGATAAGATGACCATGTAAGGAGGAATTCAAATGGCGAGAAAAACAATGTCGATCCAGATCGAAGAATCCTTACAAGATGCTTTTAGGAATAAATGCAAAAGCGAAAACTTGAAATATAGTGAAGTAGCAGAAGCATTGTTACAGGCGTATGTAGAAGGCAACGTGACTGTTGCAGTCGAAACAAGATACAAAGTGACACCTAAAGCCTTGTAACAAAATAGTGTAGGCTCCTCACCGACCAAAGCGAAAGCCTACACCATCTCAACTTGAACCGTTTCCAGCTCATACATATCTTATCGTATTTTCTGGACTTATTCAAGTCGAAATTTTCCTCATGCAAATTTTGCACCTTGAAAATTTCATAAAGGTTGGCTGCCAGATAAGGCTGTCGTGATGGAGTTGCGAAACTCTTAAATAGTGTGCGAGCAAATAGAGAATAAAACTATAGAACACTATTAACCTTATTTTTCAAGAAAGGAAATACGCATGAATAAGATTCAAGAATTTTTTAATGAACAGTTTGGGACTGTTCGGACAGTAATCATTAACGGAAAGGTTCATTTTGTCGGAGTGGATATTGCGAGGGCGTTAGGATACTCAAACGCTTCAAAAGCAATTTCAACACACTGCAAGAAACCTGAAAAAGAAATGATCGATGTGAGTTCCCAAAATGGGAATGCACATAAAGCCAGAAAAACGCAGGAAATGTTGGTTATTGCAAGGCCGGATGTTTACAGATTGATTGTAAAGTCAAGACTTGATTCTGCAGATCAATTTGAATCGTGGGTTTTCGATGAGATTCTTCCTATGGTAGAAGCGACTGGAGCATACATCGAGGAAGGAAGAGAAGAGGAAATGGTTCAGAAGTATTTTCCGTCTTTTTCCAAAGAAACTCAGGCAGATATGGTGAACGATCTTCTCACACAGAACAAGAAGCTTAGAGAAGAGAACTCGGAACTACGCGAAGTGTATGATGATCTGATTGACACCAGCAACTACATGCAAATGAACACCGTCGCAAAAGAACTCGGTATTGGACATCATAAGCTAATGGAATTTCTCAGAGATCATGGCGTTTTCTTCTATAATAATGATATGGCCAATATTCCATATGAGAGATTCCGGAATGAAGGCAAATTCGTTGTGAAGGAAACTCGCTGCAGAGATGGCGTGTTCAGATCGGTTACATATGCAACCAGAAAAGGTCTTGATTATGTCAGAAAGCTTTTAAAGAAGAATGGATATGATATTTCTGCTGCTGTAACGGAGTAATAATTACATAGTCCGCGCTGTACATGCACGGAACCTGTCTTATGCTTTCCAGGTCAAAGAAAGCAGTGTTTCCTAAGATAAACATAAACACAGATTGTGTGTAGGATAGCAAACATTAGAAGCGTGGCTGCCATGCTTCTATTTTTTGTACTCAAAATTGGAGAATATATCTCAGGAAGGAGCTTAAAAATGGCACAGAAGCGAAATTACACATCAAAGCAGAGAGGAAAAACGGAAGTTGAACCGTTTTGGAACATCGAAGATATTAAAAATACAATTGAGTGGTTCGAGAACAACGAGGAATGGGATGGTTATCTTATTACCATGCTTGAGATCCTGATTGGACGAAGAATCGGAGACATCGTAAAGATGAAATGGTCTGATCTCTACTATGAGAACGGGAAGAGACGCAGAGATATTGATACTATCGTTGAGCAGAAGACCGGAAAAATCACGAGGATTCCGGTTAGTAGCATGGTGTTCGAAGCAGTTGAAACATATCTGGAACATAAGCCGTATATTCATCCAATGGATAATCTGGACAACTTTATTTTCTATCATAAATCAAAATGGGAATGGCAGCAGCGTGAAAAGACCGTTGATTATGAGAACATCACATTCGAACAGTGGTGCGCAAATAAGGATCTTTCGGACGATAGAAAAGACAGGATCTTAAAGGGGTTCAAAAAACATAAAGAGTTCGCCACTCTTGGAGAATATTTATATTACGAAGTAGAGTGGACTGATGCGGTGAAGTGGCAGACTGATAATTATAGGAAGAAACTGAAAAAAGCCGTGGAAGATTGCAAGATTGAATATCCGGTATCTTCGCACAGCCTTAGAAAGACATTTGGTTATTGGATTTATAAAACGCATTTGTTCGATCCGAATTGCGTTCTGTCATTGCAGAAATTGTTCAATCATGCGACACAGGAGCAGGTGCTGACTTATATCGGCATGGTAGAAGAGCAGAAACGCCGGTATCTGGAAGATCACGGAAATTTTATTCGCGACGTCCTTGCCGGAAACGCAGATAAGATCATTAAAAATATGCCGGTTATTTCCATGCGAACTGACGATTACAGCGACATCATCCTTGAAGTAATAAAATCCATTCAGAATGGTGAAGATCCGCTGAACGTATATCAGGCCGCAATCAATCGAGGCAACGAAAAACGAGTAGCATAGGCAAACAAAAAACGAAGTTCATTTTACAGAATCAGAACTGGATTCCGTTTTGACTATCGTATTTCCGCTGTCAGGCTCAAAAATATCTTCGACGCCAATATTTAGTGCTGCACAAATTTTGTCGATTAAGGCGTAGTCGATACGCGTTGTTTTACCATTCACGAGATTGGAAATCGTCGCCTCTCTTACTCCGCAGAGCTTTGCGAGTTGGCGTTGCGATATCCCTCTCTCGTGTAAAACCCTGTACAAAATAATTTTCATGGCGTTTTTACTCCCTTACGATATATGGATATATTACCATATTTTTCCAGACTCGTCTAGTAAGTAAATAATTACGCTATAAAGCAAAAATATACTCTTGACAGTAAAAGTAAATGGATATATAATCCAAATATGGAAAGAAATAGAAGGCAGGTTCGAATAAACGAAGAAAGGAGGATGCGTGATGAAGGCAGATTACAATCAGTTCGATGTGGTTTTAGTTGATTTCGGCAACGAACAATCTGGTTCCGTTCAGTGCGGTGTAAGACCAGCTATTATAATTCAAAATAATTTAGGAAACCATTATGGGACAACAACCATTGTAATGCCTGTTACGTCTCAGATAAAAAAAGTGAATCAGCCGACGCATACTCTTATTAAGGCGGGAGAGGAAAATGGATTAACGGTTGATTCCATGGTGTTGGCAGAAGCTATTAAACAGGTTTCCGAGTTGAGAATTAAAAAATACATGGGGCATATCACAGGAGAAGAGGATAGGAAGAATATCTTCAATGCGTATATGGCTAATTTTTTAGGGAGGTGCTGATATGACATATGTTGAGATGTCTATAGAAGACGCGTTGAAGTATAGTCGCAAAGGGAAACATCAAATGGTGTTGGTTGCCGTAGGAGATCTTGAAAGTGAGACCGAAACAATTTCCTTTGTAAAAAAGAGTAAGCCGGAGGCTGAGAGAATCATTAAACAAGCTGAAACAATAGCGTTAGCAGCAGACGAGCTTATGGATATGCTGAAGTGTTATACGGAAAAACAGGATATTTATCATATCAAACCGGTTGGAAAAATGAGTACAATTTTATTTCCGCCATCCTTAAAGGAATAGAATAAACCGAACGAATGTTCGAAATGCACTTGACAGAACAAATGTTCGGTTTTATAATGCAAATATCGGATGAAACAAGAAAAGCCACTCATTCCACGAGGCTGGCACCTCATATGTGGAAGAGTGACTTCTCTCTGAACTTAATCTGATACGCCAGCAAGACGATATACAGAAATTATGTTCGATTTCATTTTTACATAGTTTAATCGAAAAGTCAAGGTTTATCCTTTATTCAGAGCAATTTCTGTAACAAAAAATCCAATTAGCGTTTTTTCAAATTAAATATAGAGAATATTTAAGTGCAAAACTTCTTGGACTTCTATTAAGTTTACTCTTTTTGCTCCTTTAGCTCAGTTGGTTAGAGCAGCTGTCTCATAAGCAGCAAGTCCTGCGTTCAAATCGCAGAAGGAGCATTTACGAAAAAGGAAGGGAGTGATGTTTTTATGTTCCATCTCACAAACGGAAAGATTTACGTGATGGAAACACCGAATGGAACGTTGTTGCCAACAGAAAATTCTCAGGAAGCTAAGGAATTTACTTACAAACAGGCAAAATTTTTGCAGCAGAAGAGCGGTAAGAAATATTCCTGGATTCGGAATTTAATGATGGTGAACATTTCGACCGGCGAAGAAAAGGAGCGATCCAATTACAGAGGAAATGCAGATGCCTTTATTGGCGACAACGATGTGGAGTTTAATTTTTCCATATTAGAGGAGATCAATGCAGAAACGTCTGCAATCCTCAAAACTTCCGGCTGGACATTGGATGTCCTGAGTTCATATGAAGCAAAATTAAAGGTTGGGTTGAGTAAGTACGACAGTGCGTTATCTGATGTTGAACATGCCATGCAGGAATATGTCAGGAAGAACGGTAAAAATCCATCTGCGAGCAAAGCGGCAAAGCTTACATATCTCATGATCGATGTCCGGTCTAAGAGGGCGGATATCAAAGAATCACTTCGTTTTATCCATGTTATGCAAGATGGAATTACGAAGCGGCAGCCACTGCCAGAACTAAAGACAAACGTGGAGCGAGAAGTCACGGCGGAATATCGTGGCAGAACGGACTATTTCAAGCGGGCAAATGAAATTCTGGAAGGAGTGGTGTGAAGTGTATTGCAAAAGATGTGGTCGAAAAATGTCCAAAACTATTTCTTATTCTCCAAATGGAACGGAAGTTTACAAAAAATGTAATTTCTGCAATAGAGAAAGTAAGCATGTGAAAATATTAAGCATTTTCGGCGTATTCCGTCGGTATTAAAAGAGGTGGTTTTTATGAAAAGCAAACGAATCGAAGCATGGAACTTCGACAGCGCACAGGTGGACGTGATAAACCGGTTCTGTGCAAATGATCTACAAGTTTTACGGTCGATTGTGGACCCAATTTTGAAGAGATTCTACGATATTGATCGGGATGAAGCATACGGATTGGCGATGGAAATTCTGATGCAGTGTGTAGAGGATTACGATCATGAACGTGGGGCAAAACTGAATACATATTTTCGCCGTATTTTTGCCAGAGCTGCTATCGACTGGTATAGAGACGGTCATACATACGAAAAATGCAACTTTGAAACAGAGTTCAAGGACGGAAAGCGGTTGCGTGTCAAAGATGGAAAGAATAAAAGGCCAATTAGAAAATACGACTTCTCTTTGGATGCGCCGTTATCGGAGACTCAAGTAGCTTTGGTTGAAAAAGTCTTTTTTGATAAGGGATTTGAAGATGATGTGGTGGAAGATAAGGTAGTACCAAAAGAAATAAAGGCATACCTAAATAATCTATCTTCAAAGCAGAGGGCAGTTGCTGAGTTAATTATGGATGGGTATCGTCAAAACGATATAATGTCCACTTTACATATGACACGGGCAGAGTATTTAGACTGTTTGAAGGCTATGAAAGCATATAGGAATATATCAATTTTATTCCCTATTTTGTGATCTGTCTCATAAGAAAGGAAATGCGAAATGGAAGTAATCGGAAGAGATAAGAGTAAAAAAGACACATATATGTTACAAACGCTGTTGGACATGTTCAGCACGGATGAAATAAGGAATGACCATCCTTTACAGAGGCAGCCAGACCAATGGAGCAAAGCTATGAAAAGTGGATTGGCTACTTCTGTAATTAAAAGGGAAGATATAGATTCTGTAAAAATTTGCGAACAAATTAACGGAAACACAGTTACTAATTGGTTAATTGATGGACTACAGAGATTAACAACTCTTGATGAATACAGGAATAACTCTTTCGCAATCAGCAAAAAACAGGATATGTCAATCACTTACATTCACAAGAAAAACAAAAACGGCGAAACCGAAGCAGTCGAATACGATCTGAGAGGAAAATACTATTCTGATCTTCCAACCGAATTGAAAAGAAAATTTGATTCATATCCTGTCGATGTGGTGAAGCATTTGGATTGTACCAACAAAGATATATCTTATCATATTGGCAGATATAATCAGCAGAAAAATATGAATACAAATCAGAAGGGCGTTTTAGAAATGGATAATATTGCTCAGGCAATCAAAGATATTTCTAAGGATCATATCTTTTTCAAGGAGTGTGGAGACTATAAGGAATCTGACAGAATTAAAGGGGCGACTGACAGAATCGTATCAGACACAATCATGGCGATTTTTCATCTTGATAATTGGAAGAAAAGCGGCGTTGGTGAGTTCTTAAACGAAAATGCAACAGAAGAGGAATTCGATACTTTTAAGCAAGAACTTGATCGTTTAACAACCGTTATCGATGCCGATACAACCGGAAAACTCTTCAATGTTAAAAACAGTTTTGTTTGGTTTACAGCGTTCGACAGGTTTACAAAATGGAATCTTCCGGACGAGAGATTCAATGACTTTTTAGTCGAGTTCAAAGACCATCTACATAGTGCCACATTTGAGGAGTACGAAAACGAGTCGTTTGATACATATGATAATGCAAGAAGCACAAAAGATAAGAAGGTTGTTTTGGCAAAACTGGATATCATCGAAAGGTTGATGAAAGAGTATTTTGGGATTAAATCCGATCCTAAAACCGAGGATGTTGTCGAAAACATCACAGAAGAATCCGTAGAAAAAATGGAAGAATGCGCAAAAGAAGTGGTGGAAGAAAGTATCGAAAATACCGTTGAAGATGCAGATGAATCTCAAACGGTAGAATCTAAAAATGCAGAGCTTCAGTTTGTAAAAGACAACGTAAGCGAAGAGACGGAATCTGATGATTTAGAGTTGTACGATAGTGTTTTAAGCGAAACAGTTGCAGATAACAGCCCGCTGTATAAAGCTGGCAAAAACGTTCTTTTGGCGCTTGTAGCTTACTCCTTCAAAGAAGATAAGGATATTGAATTTGAAAAGTGGATTTCTGGTTATAATGTTGGCAATTTTAGTCCGAATCCAAGAACAAATTTCCTTTATATGAAGAGGGATTTCGACAAATATACTGAAACAATCAACGTGGCGTAAGGAGGTAAAAATGGCGATGATTATTGACGGAAAGGCAATTTCAAATCAGATTAAAAGCGAGCTGAAAGAGTATATGAAGAAAAAAAGTAATATTTGGATAAAAAAAACGCTCGCGATAATTCAGATTGGAAACAATCCTGCATCTGACGTTTATGTGAGAAACAAGATTAAGGTTTGTGGAGATCTTGGAATTATAAGTATTTTCTATAAATATTCTACCATCGAAACAGATGAACTTGTTCGCTTAATCGAAACGCTTAATCAAAGTGTGAATGTGGATGGTATTTTAGTTCAGCTTCCGTTGCCCAAAAATGTGGATCAGAAGATCGTTTTAAATGCGATTAATCCGCGTAAGGATGTGGATGGGTTTCATCTGGAAAATATTGGGAAACTTGCTGTTGGCGAGAAAGGATTTCGTCCGGCAACACCTGCTGGCATTATTGAGTTATTAAAACGATCTGGTATCCAGATAGAAGGAAAGGAATGCGTCGTGATCGGCAGAAGCAATATTGTCGGCAAGCCAATTGCACAGCTGCTGCTTGCAGAAAATGGAACCGTTACAATTGCTCATTCCCACACGGCGAATTTAAAAGAGGTGGCAAAACGTGCAGATATCCTTATCGTAGCGGTTGGCAAAGAACGGATGATCACTGCTGACTACGTGAAACCAGGTGCTGTTGTGATCGATGTTGGTATTAACCGAGACGAGAATAATCATTTGTGTGGTGATGTTGATTTTGAAAACGTAAAGGATGTGGCCGGATATATTACGCCGGTTCCTGGCGGTGTTGGACCAATGACAATTGCCATGCTTATGAAAAATGTGATTATGGGTGCAAGCAAATGACAGTTGGAGAACTGATTGAACTGTTAGAGTCGCATCCAAGAGATATGACGGTTATGGATGATTATTATTGGGAAATTAAAAGACTCGTTGAGAGAGAAATTGAGCTGAATGACGAAAACAAGACCGTCGTGGTGCTTTGTTGAATGGAGAAAATATGAGTAGAGAAATCAAAATTTGGAGAGATCCATATGACGAAGGTTTTGATACATGCAGCGCTGAAACGGTTGAATTTAAGCCGGGCTTGACGGTGTTAGTTGGTTGCAATGGAGCTGGTAAAAGCACGATGCTGCATAATATTAAAGATGAGTTAAAGAAGGAGAAAATCCCCACGTTTACTTATGATAACCAGACCGACGGAAAGGGTTCTATTGAAATGAATCTGTTCAATGGCAATGTTGGATTGGCAGCGACACGGATTACTTCTTCTGAAGGCGAAAACATTTCTTTTAATCTTGGAGAAATTGCTTTTAAATGGGGAAAATTTCTGAGGTGTGGAGACGTCGGAGATCCGTCAGCTAAAATACAGCAGGCAATTGTAAGATCTATTTGGGGAGACGAATCAGAAGAGGAAGAAGAAATGCCGAATGAAAGATGGATTCTTCTGGATGCTATGGATTCCGGATTTTCTATCGACAATGTAATTGAAATGAAAGATCTGTTTCAGCTGGTTTTAAACGATGCAAAACAGATGGGAATCGAGTTGTATATCGTCATTTCTTCGAACGAGTATGAATTGGTAGACGGTTCGGAATGTCTGGATGTGACTTCGGGAAAATATATTCAATTCAAAACTTATTCCGAATACAAAGAATTCATTCTTGAGACGAGAAAGCAAAAGAATAAACGGTTCAAATAAAGCTAAAAGGAGACAAAGCGTGTGTAGATTTAAGTCTGGAATCATTTTTAAGGGCAGAGTTGTTTTAGCACCGGATGGCAATGAAAGTCATTCAGATTTGCTTGAAAAACTTGGTGTTGAGGACAACGCAATGGGAGCGATGACAAGATTTGTTAGGGCTGAGTTATTTCCGAATGATGGCAACAAAGCCACTCCGATTGAAAAATGGATATTCAATGTAGATCAGGATATGACGCCGGAATGGTTTGATGAGGATCGTGGCAGATATGAGCAGGAATATAGAGATGCCGTGAGAGAATATATGAAGGACAAAGTTGAAGTTATTGCAGGATACTCTTGGAATCCCGTGAAAGACGGGGAACTCACATATTACTTCATGGACGGTATTTATAAAAAAGTTTCTGAATTTGGAAAAACAAACAACTATGCGACATCTACGATTAGAAAGGATCTAACAGAAAGCGATTTAGTAAAACGACTTCAGAAGCAGTTTGGGGACAAGCTTGTTCCGATCGAGTTGGATCTGACATCGCTGGATGGGCTAGATGATTATCGAGTAGTCAAAGGAGATCTTTTAGCGATTCCTAATATCGATCTGTACAGGAAGTTTCGTAAGAAAATTACTAAACTGGACACATGTTACGCGTTGGCAACTCCAGAGTCCACTCCGTCGGGCTGTAGCGCTAACTATGTTCAGTGTGTCTGTGGCGATGGTTACGTCGGCTGTGGCGGGTGTAGCTTTGATTTTGGCGTGCGTCCGTTTTTTATCTTAAAATCTTAAATCTTTAAATCTTGTAATATTTGTATCAAGGAGAAAAATAAAAAATGGCAACTGAAGAGCTTGGCGTGATTTCTAAAGCAATAAAGTTGATGGAAGATTCGGTTCGAATCACATCAAACAGAAAAAGATATCCGGTTAAATATATTCAGATTATTAAGCGCATTCAAGAGAATGTAGATTCCGTATTTTAAGAGCGGTTTAGATCGGTTTGCGGACTGACTCAATGAAAATTCGGTTTCAAATGGAGATAAATGTATGTATAAAGAATTAAAACAAAATGAAAATTTTAATGATACATATTCATCATGGATTATTGCTTATTGTTTAGATACTAATTCATTTTTTGTGACAAATCAGAGACATTTCTTTTGGGAATATGACACAGAGTTTTTCACGAGAAGAGGTGCTATTGATTATTTTAGAAGTCATATAGATGAATTTGCACGAATTAGAAAAGATATTATTGCGAACTCAGGAGGTTGGAAACCAAACAGTGATATGTTTTTAGAAAATACACACGAACGATTTCCAATATAACAGGAAGAAATTTTTATTTCATAAGAAGATAAACAGAGAATATACAAGTAGAAACAATTAACAAAAACAAATATAAGAAAGAAGAGGTAACAATATGGATGGATTTATGATGTTTAAGAAGGCATTACAGAAACATTTTGATGAAATGCAGAGAGGGGCAACATATTTATTTGAGGTAAATGTAGACAAAGATGAGTTATGGAATACATATCTTGACAGTTTCCCTGCTGGAACTAATGAAATTTTCAGAGAGCGTAGAGAACATGATTGTAGTTGTTGTAGACAGTTTATCAAAAATATTGGTTCTGCCGTTATAATTAAGAACAATCAGATTCATACAATTTGGGAGCTAGGACTTGGTGATACAACATATCAGCCAGTATGTGACGCACTTGACGCATTTGTAAAGACTCATACAGTAACAGATATTTACACAACTAATTTTCCTAAGATTGGTACAGATTTTAATTTTGAGGAAATTAATGGCAAGTCTCATCGGTGGGATCATTTCTTTTTAGAGTTACCAAGCAAGTTCGTGAACAGAACAAGCCGTTCTAACGAGGAAGTTAAGGGACAGTTCAGAGATACAAGAAATGTATTTAAGCGTTCTCTTGATGAGATTACTATGGAAGCACTTGATACAATTCTTGAACTTATCAATTCTAATACTCTTTATAAGGGTGAAGAATGGAAGGGTGTTCTCGCAGAGTTCAAGAGATATAAGAAGGAATATGACAAGCTTACTTCTGATTCAGAGAAGGAATTATTTGCTTGGGAGAAGTCAGTAACAGCAGGTATGGCTATTGGTAGAATTAGAAATCATTCTATTGGTACACTTCTTATCAATGTAAGTGAGGATATGGACTTAGATACTGCCGTTAAGAAGTATGAACAGATTGTCGCTCCGAGCAATTATAAAAGACCAAAGGCTATTTTTACAAAGAAGATGCTTGAGGATGCAAAGAAAACAATCACAGAACTTGGATATATGGATTCACTACAGAGAAGATTTGCTAATCTGAACGATATTACCGTGAATAATGTACTGTTTTCAAATAAGAGTGCTGCAAGAAGAATGGTTGGAGCTGATGATATTTTCGGTCAGATGGAGAAGGATGTAGCTGTAAGTCCTAAGAAGTTCTCAAAGGTTGAAGAGATTTCAGCACAGGATTTTATTGATAAGGTACTTCCAACTGCAAAGGAGATTGAAGCATTTGTAGAGAATAAGCATGAGAAGAACTTTGTATCTATGATTGCACCAGTTAATCCAGATGCCAAGACAATGTTTAAATGGAATAATGGATTATCTTGGGCTTATTCAGGAAATATTACTGACTCAGATATGAAACAGAATGTTAAAGCAGCTGGCGGTAATGTTGACGGTGTACTCAGATTTTCGATCATGTGGAATGAGGGACAAAATGATAATAGTGACCTTGATGCACATTGCAAAGAACCTGATGGAAACGAGATCTATTTTAGCAATTGTAGAAAACCAAATACTTCAAGATGTGGAGGTCAGTTAGATATTGATATTACACGCCCTATGACACAGATGACAGGAAAACCTTCTGTGGAAAATATTACATGGGCAGATATGTCTCATATGAAGCCAGGTGTTTATAAGTTTTTTGTCAATCAGTATGCAGCAAGAGGAAGTAAAGGATTTAAGGCAGAAATTGAATTCAATGGTGAGATTTCTGCGTTTGAATACAATAGACCTGTTTCTGGTAATGTTCAGGTGGCAGAAGTTACACTTGATGAGAATGGCAACTTCTCAATTAAGGAAAAGCTGTCTGGAAGTTCATCTATTTCAAGTCGTGAGATTTGGGATGTAAATACAAATCAGTTTGTTCCTGTGTCGGTAATTAGTTATAGCCCTAATTATTTTGACGATCAGAATGGAATTGGGCATAAACATTTATTCTTTTTCTTAAAAGGCTGCAAAAATTCAGAAGAGCCTAATGGGTATTACAATGAATTTTTAAAAAATGACCTTGAAAAGCATAAGAGAGTATTTGAAGCTTTGGGCGCTAAGTGTCATGTAGAAAATACAGACGATCAGCTTTCTGGAATCGGATTTTCTATGACGAAAAGAGCAGATTTAGTTGTAAAGGTAAAAGGCGCGACAGAACGCGTAATGAAGATAAAATTCTAATTGAGAAAGGGGAATATTAACATGAAAGACATTAATTTATTTGAAGTGGCAACACGCAACAATTATCAGTTTCCGTATAGAGGAATGATCAATGTAATTGATCTTTGGGATTTATCTCTTACAAATCTTGATTCTGTATTTAAGTCGCTTAATGCAGAGGCAAAAAAATCGGAAGAAGAGAGTCTTTTAAATACGAAGTCTAAGGAAGACGAGGAGATCGTCAATAAGATCGAAATTGTCAAATATATTGTTGGAGTAAAATTAGCCGAAAAGAAAGCACGAGAGGATGCGAAGAAGAATGCAGATCTGAGACAGCGGCTTCTCGAAATTAAAGCGAAGCGACAGGACGCTGCACTTGAGAATATGTCTGACGAGGATTTGGAAAAGGCACTGGCGGAACTTGGGTAATAAAAGCTGGCTGGATAACACCAGCCAGTATAAAAATCTGATTAAGGAGAAAAGAATGGGTAAAACACTGATCGTTGTGGATATGCAGAATGATTTTGTAAGCGGATCTCTTGGTTCAGAAGACGCAAAAGCAATCGTTCCAAATGTTCGAAAGAAAATTGAAGAGTATAGGGATCGCGGAGATAGAATTATTTTTACGCGTGATACACATTACGAAGATTATCTGGACACTCCAGAAGGAAAGAAATTGCCTGTAAAGCACTGCATTCGTGGTACAGACGGTTGGAATATTGTAGACGGATTAAAAGTTCCGAATTGTGAGTATATCAATAAAGAAACTTTTGGGTGGTCTGGTTGGTTTACAAAGAGGATGCGTGGCGATATTGAATTAATTGGTTTGTGCAGCGAAATCTGCGTAGTTTCCAATGCTCTTATTCTTAAAGCTATTTATCCACACGCGAATATTACCGTAGATGCGAGCTGTTGTGCTGGAGTTACAAGAGAAAAACATAAGGCGGCTATGGAAGTTATGAAGAGTTGTCAGATCGAAGTGATTGGAGAATAAAGTCATGATTAAAGTTGATGGAAAAATTGTAGAAATCAATAAATTCCCGGACGGAACACCGAGAATCAATCTTAATGTAAATGAATTGGGTGCATATTTTTCTAATGGAATCGAAATCGACTGGAAGTATGAGAGCGATGGTGAAATGTTCTATCTGATGCTAATCAAAAGACATTTAGAGGAACATCTTCCTTCTGATACAGATGTCGAATTATTTCTTCTTTATGTTCCAAACGCAAGAATGGATAGAACGAAAAATACGGATGAAGTTTTTACTTTGAAATATTTTTGCGATTTTATCAACTCGCTAGGATTTTCGAATGTATACGTTTTAGATCCGCATAGTGATGTTTCTGTCGCTCTTCTTAATAGATGCGTAGCTTTAACGCCAGAGAAGTATGTTAGAGACGTTTTCCACGGCTTGGAAGTAACAAATAATGTCGTATTGTACTTTCCGGATTCCGGCGCCGCTAAACGCTATTCCGAATTATTTCCTGATATTTCTTATTGCTATGGGGAAAAGAAAAGAGAATGGAAGACCGGGAAAATTCTTGGTCTGGATGTTAGAACCAACGGGATCGATCTTAGTGGAAAAACGATCTTGATGATCGACGACATTATCTCTTATGGCGGAAGTCTTTTCTACAGCGCAGAAGAGTTGAAAAAATGTAATCCGTATAAAATTTATGCTTATGCAACGCATACTGAAAATTCTGTACTGGATAAAGAAAAGGGAACTCTGATTAAGGCATTGGAGAATAATACAGTAGAAAGATTATTCACCACAAATAGCCTATTCACAGGTGAGCATGAAAAGATCACAGTCATGGAGGTTTGATATGAACAATATTTCTTTTATGCTGATGGCTGATACCTACAAAAATACAAATCCTGACGCTATGCCAGAAGGACTTACAAAGCTGACATCCTATATTACGCCGAGAAAATCTATGTTTAAGAATATTGATAAAGTGGTTTTCTTTGGAATGCAGGGATTCATTAAAGAGTTCCTGATTGATCTGGCGAATGACACATTTTTCAAACGTCCAAAGGAAGAAGTTGTGGCAGAGTATAAGAAATATCTCGATACGCAGATCGGTGCTCAGAGTTACGATTTAAGCCGTATTGAGAAACTTCACGATTTAGGATATCTACCGATTGAAATGAAAGCACTGCCGGAAGGATCGCAGGTTTCTATGGGTGTTCCATGTATCGAGATGACAAACACCCATCCGGATTTTGCATGGACTGTGCAGTGGATAGAGTGCATCATCCAGTCAGAGACCTTTGGAATGTGTAACTGGGCAACAATGGCACACGAATATAGAAAACTAGCAAATGAGTTTTACGAAAAGACAACTGATTGTGCTAATCCTGCGATGGCAATGGCAGACTTCGGATTTAGAGGTCTTGGTGTAGATAATGGAATTCGAGCAAGCAGCTCATGGCTGTTATCTTTTGACAAAACTTCTACAATTCCGGCAATGCAGTATATTGACAAGATGTATGGCGCAGATTGTGCGAAAAATCATATTGGTATTGGCGCAGTTAGCCTGGAACATGCAACGGTTTGCAGTAATTTAGCAGTGTGTGAAACAGAAGAAAATCTTCTGAGAAGGTTGCTGACTACGGTGTATAAAAATACATCATTCAGCTACGTTTCTGATTCATTTGATTATTGGAAACTTGTAGAAGAGACGCTTCCAAAGCTGAAGAACGAAATTATGAACCATAACGGTAAATTCCTTGTTCGTCCTGATAGTGGAGATATCGTAGAAATTTCCGTAAAAACCGTTCAGAAGCTATATGAGATTTTTGGTGGCAGCGTAAATTCCAAAGGATACAAGGAGCTTAATCCTAAAATCGGAATTATTTATGGAGATGGTTGCCAGTACGAGAAAATTAAACAGATCTGGACACAGTTGGAACAGCTCGGATTTGCAGCAAACACTATCTTGTTTGGAGTTGGAGCGTTCTCATTCACCGCAATGTGCACGCCGGAAGACGGAATGGTTTGCTTAACAAGAGACACGTTTGGGTTCGCCATGAAGAGCACAGATTGTGTTGTAAATGGTAAAGAATATACCATTCAGAAAAATCCAAAAACAGACCGGAATAATCTGAAGAAGTCTCATAAAGGATTGTGCTATGTCGCAAAAGAAGATGGAAAGTTTGTTTGCCATGATGGTTATACTTCTGAAACTATTCCGGACGGAAGTTTGCTTACAACTGTATTTAAAGATGGAGTATTAGTAAGAGAAGATAACTTCGTGGAGATCAGAAAGAGGCTGAATGGATGATTAAAATTATCGACGGAGATTTGTTTGATACGGATGCAAAATTCATCTGCCATCAAGTAAATTGCATGGGTAAGATGAGATCTGGTGTTGCATTACAGGTAAGAGAAAAGTTTCCGCATGTCTATGAAGAGTATAAGAAAGTGGCTTCGCCGAAAATGCTTGGAAAAGTTCAGGTCGTTCCGGTAGATCCTAGCTTTGTTGGATATCCATTCAGAGGCATCCCGCAGGAAAAGCAATTGATCTGCAATTTATTCGCACAAAATAAGTACGGATACGATGGAAAGCAGTATACAGATATAAATGCTTTGTTGGAATGCTTTGGAGTGGTAGCATGGATCGCACAGCATTTCATCGCTAATGGTAAAATCGCAATGCCGTATAAAATCGGATGCGCCAGAGGCGGAGCTAACTGGGACGAGGTTTACAAAATCATCGAGTATGCGTTTTCAAACTGCGAAATAGAGTTGTGGAGGTGTGACAAAGGATGATGAATAGGTTTAAAACTGGCGATATCAACATGAGAGTGAGAAAGGGGATTAAAGATGAACAGTTTTAACGCGATTGAAACAAAAGATAAAATCGTTACTTGGATTGCAGATTGGTTCCAGGAAAACGGCAACAATTGCAAAGCTGTTGTTGGAGTATCCGGCGGCAAAGATTCTAGCGTCGTAGCAGCTCTTTGTGTGGCGGCACTCGGAAAAGAAAGAGTTCTGGGCGTTTTGATGCCACAGGGCGAACAGCATGATATTGCGGATAGCTACAAGCTTTGTGATTTCCTAGGAATCGAGCGGGTTGTGGTTCCGATCGGAGCAGCGGTCAATGCAGTAGAATGCAACGTTCAGGGCGTTTTGAGTAATCCACTGTCTGCTCAGACTAAGACAAACCTTCCGGCGCGTATCCGAATGGCTACGCTGTATGCGGTTTCACAGTCGGTCAACGGACGAGTTGCCAATACTTGTAATCTTTCAGAAACGCTGCTGTCTTGGGAAACCCGATGGGGAGATGCGGTTGGAGATTTTTCTCCGCTGGCAGATCTGACCGTAGAAGAGGTTAAGGCGATTGGACACACCCTTGGATTGCCGGATGATCTTGTTGAAAAAGTTCCGGCAGACGGGTTATGTGGCAACACAGACGAAGATGCTCTTGGCTTTAAATATGCTGTTATGGATAAATACATCAGAACCGGAGAGATCGACAATCTTGAAATCAAAAATAAAATCGACGAGAGAGTTAAGAAGTATCGGTTCAAGAGAAGAGCGATTCCCCGTTTTTGGAGTGGATTGGGGCGGTTTGTAGACTGACTCAATGAAAACACAATTTCATTAGGTTGAAAACACTATATATAGTGTATAATAATAACGAGAACCACTATATATAGTATGTTAAAAAGCGGGACAGGTTGAAAAGTTTGGCGACCGACCAACCTGTCCTCGTGAGAATAGAATATAGGATAGACTACATTCAAGATTCATTTTAGCAAATCTTTTAGGCTTGTTCAAGCCGGTTTATCCATATTACATATTAGAGCGGCCTTTAGCGGGAACTAACCGCAGGTGCGAACCGGAAGTATACATAGTTTTCCTGAGAGATTCGCACGCTCCGCCTAGTCGAGAAGTACGCCGTAAAGCCAATTAAGTTTGGTGGGCGCAACACTCGTCGAAGGATTTACATTTGTAAAACCTGTATTATGGTATTTATTTTTGTAAAACCCATCTTACCGGGTCAGTTAGGGTGAGCAGTTCGCACGCATACAAGGTGTGTTTTTTGTGGAAATTTGCTGATGCAGCTTGCACGCGTGAGCGGATTGAAAGACACAGGGATTATCCCAGTCACAGACGCGGCTTGATGCAACTTGTACGCGTAAGCGGATTGAAAGATCTCTGTAACGAGTTTCCGTACGCCGGATTTTAGATGTAACTTGTACGCGTAAGCGGATTGAAAGTCTGAAACGACTCACATGAAAATAGGATTATTACAAGAATTATAGAACGGAGAGATAAAAATGTCTGACAATAGAGAAACAAAGTGTCAACCTATTAGAATAAATTGCATAGATAGTCCAACGATGGATTGGGATGAATTCGGTTATATTTTTGAAATTTTGCAGAAAGAAACCGTTCTCGCAAGCAATAAAATTATTAGCGTATGCAATGTTTATAGTGCGCTAGGAAAAGATAATGAATGGCTGAAAAGCACATATGGAAGCGACAAAATTAGGAATGTCTTATATGCTGTTGCTAGGGGAAATTGCGAATTTCAGTATTCTGGTGCGGCGAATATGATTAGCAATAATATATATAAGAATTATTTTACCGGGAAGAATAGCTGGGAAAAGAAAATCCAAAAAGGAGATGGCAATCCTCCGATGTCCTTTGAGGAAGATATTCCATTGTTTATTAGGAATGATCGGAATGCGAAACCAATATGTATAAACGAAGAAAGGGGATATTACGAGCTTTCGTTTTCGTTTCTTAATAATAATGCCAAAGGAAATATGTTTTATGAATCCAAAAAGGACGATAAGAATGGCAAAGAAAAGACTGAAAAGAAAGTTATTGAAACTAATTCGAATAAATTAAAATTCCGATTTGGAGTAAAAAAGAATGCACAGCTTGAAGAACTAATTAAAAAACTGGAAGATCCGGATTCTGGCTATAAAATTGGAGATTCTCAGCTTAAGAGATGGAAAAATAAAAAGACGAAACGATGGATTTACAGCCTTCAACTGGCATATTCTTTTCCAAAAGATGACACAATTAAAAAAACGCTAGATCCCGAAAAAATCATGGGAGTAGATGTTGGCATTAAAGTTCCGTTGTACGCAACAATCAATACGGATACGAAACTGAAATTCAAACTCGGAGATGATCGAATTCATAAGAAAGCCTTAAAGGATATTCGTGAGAGATCAAAAATTCAACGAGTTGTGTCTTTTAACCTGAGAGATGGACATGGAAGAAAACATAAACTGGACATCATCAGAGCAAAAAAGAAGACACGAAATAGACAGAAGACGTATAACAATGTGCTGTCAAGAAGACTTGTGAATTTAGCCGTTAAGCGCAGATGTGGAACAATCCATATTGAGGATTTGTCAGGGATGAAACAGAGAGAAAAAGACAATTTATTTCTGCAAACATGGAACTATTTCGAGTTGCAGCAGATGATTATTCAAAAAGCAAATGAAGTCGGAATCACTGTTGCAAAAGTGAAACGATATGGAACATCTCAGACGTGTCCTTGTTGCGGATTTAAAGATGCGAAAAATCGTCCCAAAGGAAAATATGGACAAGCATATTTCAAGTGTATTGAATGCGGTTATCAGGACAATGCAGATCACGTTGCCGCTATTAATATTAGCCGTGCTGAACCGATCAAGAATATGATTTATCCAGGATGGGTTGAGGAGGTGTAGATATGGTGTTGTTCGTATTGTTTCTATTATTATACATAGTATTAAATTTTGCATTGACTGATGTGTTTGATTCAAACAACAAAGGATGGATGTTTGCTGGAAATCTATTTGATCCTGTTGTAATTCACGAAAATAAATCCAACGGAGGATTGGATTGGGACGGTGCAATAGTTATGGCATTATGCTTAACGATTGCATTCGTTTTTCCAGCGTTAATGTACTGGTGCGATAAATGGGAACGAATTGCCACAGAAGAAAAACTGCACGACAAAAATTCAAAATAGAGTATAAAAAAGTGGAGGTTACACAGTGACGGAAGATAGAAGAAAGAATTTAGAAAACCTTTCAAAAGAGCAGTTGCTTTATTTGCTTGAGCAATATTATGATGCGCATTTTCATACTAGCGTTGCAATTACTTCTGTGGACGAATCGGAAATTACACCGGCAGAAGGAATCGAGAAGATTAAAGAATATACGGCGAAAGCATATTTCTATTTGCTGGACGAGCATCTTGGCGACAGAATTGATTTTTTGCGTGGTGTTTTGACGCCGGAAGAATATAGGAAGATTGCGTTAGGAGAATAAGTAAATGAGGGATAAAGTAGAAGAGCTTAAAGCGGTTGCAAAAGAATATATCGGTGTGTTCACATGGTTTTTATTGAATGTTGCGGCGGTTGTGCTGATCGTTTTCGTCGGTGCATATGCTACATTTCTAAAACCGATTTTAAATGTTGTTTTTGCGTTCAGAAATGAAACGTTGACCATTTCGATGATATTTAATGAGGCTGTGAAAATTTTTCTTTTGTGTCCGCTTTCGCTTTTAGCAGGTATGTTCTGCTTGACTTTTCCGAATGATATGGAGAAAGGAGATGAAGATGATTGAGTGAAGTAAATGACTTTTTGAAAATTCTGAGAAACCATTTATTTGCGGTTCATCCAGATGAGTTACATAATACTTACACGCCGGAAGCCATTATGAAAATGTGTGAAGAAATCGCGAGTAATATGCCGAACAAAAAATGTAGCATGGTTGTAGATTTTGATGATGATGGCGAAGTTTATTTCGAATGGAAGAAGAACGGCGTGCGTAGAAAATTTGATTCAAGCAGTGTAATTGAGGCGTGTGAAAAAATGTGTTATGCGGCTCCTAAGCTGACAAAAGATAACAAATGGAAATGTCCAATGTGCGGATGTGAATTTAATGCGCATTTTTGAGGAGAAATAATGAGAACAAGAATTAAACAGTATAAGCCCGGCGGGTTCTATTACGGACAAGTTCTCTTAGTATCTGGCGTCTGGAAAACTGTAACCTCTGGATGTTTTACAAAGTGGGGATGCCACAGGGAACTGGACGAGTGGGAAAAGCACCATGAACTTGAGTTTGAATCACAGGAGGATGAGAAACGAAAACTTTTATAAAAAGAGTTGTATTGCTGGTTTCTATTCTGACGATTTGGAGTATTGCAGCGAAACATGTAAATCCTTTGTTCGTTCCAGCGCCGAAAACTGTGTTTGTCGATCTAATTTCTATGATTAAGACAGGACAACTTGTAAAAGCAATAAGATACTCATTTCTAAGAATTACGATCGCCACATTCGTTTCTGGAGGAATTGCATTTCCAACGGCACTTCTAGTCTACAATTCAAAAATTGCAAAAGACATTTTAAATCCCATTATTGGAATTATGAGATATATTCCGGTCACAGCGTTCTATCCGCTTTTAATTATGTGGTTCGGAATTGGAGAAATTATGAAGGTTGTATTCCTATTTATTGCAACTTTTGTATATATGATGCCGTCTGTTGTACTTTGCTTAGAAGAAATTAATCCAGATTTGATTGATACTGGGCTAACGATTGGAATGAGCAAGATCCAAACAATTTGGAGAATACAGATTCCAGCGATTCTTCCCGGCGTCATGAATAGTTTTATCATGATGTACGGTATTGGATTTACATACATATCGGTTGCAGAAAGTATCAACGCCAAATATGGAATCGGTTATACAATACAGCAGTCTTCGTCGAGAGGAAGAACGGATTTAGTGTTTATGGCAATTATTGTAATTGTGATTATCAGCATTATCTTTGATTTTTCTGCAAAATGGTTAGTTAGGAATATTTTTAAATGGAGATATATTGATGATTGAACTAAAGAGTTTATATACCGGATATAGCAGAGACAAACCATTGCTGGAAAATTTTAATTACAGGTTTGATAATAAAATCTACGGAATTCTAGGAGAGTCTGGATGTGGGAAAACCACTCTTTTAAGAACAATCGCAGGATTAACAAAACCTTTAAGCGGAGACGTATTAGTAAACGGAGAATATGTTACTAAAGCAAGTAAAAATAACGTTTACATGATGCATCAAAATTATACGTCGTTTGATTGGCTGAAATGTCTGGACAATATCCTTATTGCTAAGAGAGTAAAAGGAAAAGTAACGACTGAGGATGTTGGCAAAGCAAAGATGATGATGGATGTCGTAGGTTTGAGCGGAAACGAGTATAAGTATCCGAAGCAGTTGTCTGGCGGAATGCGACAAAGACTTGCGCTTGCCAGAACGTTGTTTATGAGTCCAGAAATTTTGCTTATGGATGAGCCGCTATCTGCGTTAGACGTGGATACGAGATGTAGGATGCAGGATCTTATTATGGATCAGCACCAAAAAACGAATAATACGATAATTATGGTTACGCATAGTGCGGAAGAAGCTAAAAAAATGTGTGATCTGATTATAAAATTTTAATGTCTAGGAGGACAGAGATGGGATTTAAAGATTTTTTTGTTGAACGAGTTCCAGAAGAAAAATTGGACGAAGAATGCAATTACGATGTTGAGGATGAAAACATCCCGGTAGAGCTTGATTCGGTAAATACCGATTCGCTTATTGAGGATATTTACACTCAAAACGAACTTCTTGATAAGTCTAAGTCGATTTTTAAAGTTGAAGACTTAATCAATTCCCTTCCAAAAGAGATGGTTACTGAAACAAAAAGAACATCAGTTTTGGCTACACTGGGAGTTTTCGGGCTTACAGTTACAGATGTGAATCTGGATGGAGAAAAAAGAGTTGAGACATTGAAAAGTGTTCTTGAAAAAATTCTGATCGATGGAAATGACGAAATTTCCAACAGAGACTCTGAAATCGAGGATCATAAAAAGGAAATCGCACGCCTAGAAAAAGAGGTCTCGGATAAGAGGGCAGAAATGAAAGCATCTGAAACTATTATCAATGCGGAGATTGGAAGAATTTCTGGACTAATTAAATTTGTCGAAGGAGGAGCGGAATAAGTGGAACTTGGAAAGTTAATTTTTGCCGTAGTCGTATTTCTCATTATTTTAATCTTCATCATGTTTCCGGAAGCAAGAACGTTATTTTCCGGGATTACAAGGGTGTTTATTAAGGATATGGCATCGACTCCAGAGGGAGCTGCAGCCATTTACAGTGAAAAAATCGATCAAGCGCAGGACAGATATAACAAAGCGGATAACGCTTATCGAATTGCCGCCGGGAAACTGAGTAATGCGCAGAGAGATATGAAAAATCTGAAAGCAAAGCTGGAAAAGGTCGAATCGGAATGCGAATCACTTGTAAAGGCTAATAAGATGGATCTGGCTCAGTTAAAGGCGGATGAACATGAGGAAATTATTTCTGATATTGAACGTTACAAGGAACTGATTAAAGCTTACGAAGACGCCGCCAATACAGCAAAAGAGGCGCAGGAAATGTGCGAGAAGAATCTCAGAAAGCTGAAACGCGAGAGCAAAGAAGTAGTTGAAAACATGAAGGTGAAAAAACAGTTGCAGGAAGTCTACGACGATATGGACGAGCTGAAAAGTGTTACAGCCACAGATAAGCTGTTGGATACAGTTCGTGATAAAAACAAGGACCTCGACGCGATTGTGGAAGGTTCTAAGGTGGTACACAACAACAAAATGTCTACAAAGCTTTCAAAAGCAGAGGTTGAAGCCAAGAAAAATAGCAGCAACGCCTACTTAGAAAGTTTAAAGAAAAAATACAATAAATAAGGAGAAAAAAGGAAATGAGTAAAAGATTTAGACTTACGAAGGCTTCGAAAATTCTAATCGTAATTTTAATCGTGACTTTAATTGGCGGAGGTGTTTTGGCCGGATTGAAAACTGGTTTTATTAAGACCAAGACTGCCGCTTCTAGCAATGTGAAGGAAAACGTCGCAGCAGCTAATAAGGACACATCCTCTGATTCCGGAACGCCATCCAGTGAAAATTCTACGAAAAAGACCGACGGAGACACAACCATCAATCTGTCTTTGGATGAATGGACGGGCTGGAAGTCAATTATCGATGGCAACCAGGGATTAACTACGCAGCCCGGATCTATCTACGATAAGCTTGGTATCAAAGTAAACATCAATATCATCAACGACGCAACACAGTCTAGCAACGCTCTTATTAAAGGCGATCTGAATGCTGCAGGTTATACGATCAATAGAACAGCATTCCTGTCCCAGAAATTTACTGATGCCGGAAAAGAAGTGGTTATGCCGTTTATCACAAACTATTCCAACGGTGGCGACGGTATTATTGCAAAATCCTCTATTCAGTCCGTGAACGATCTTGTCGGCGCAAAGATTGGCGTTCCAGAATTTTCAGAAGCGCAGACTCTAGTTGTTTGGTTTGTGAACAATTCTGATCTGTCTGATGAGCAGAAATCTGAGATTATTGACAATCTGGTTTTATTCTCCACTGCCGATGATACAGCAAAGGCGTTCTTTGCCGGACAGGTAGATGTGGCCGCTACATGGGAACCTTATCTGACTCAGGCTCAGAATATGACTGATGCACATGTTTTATTTAGTACGGCAAGTTCTACGAATCTTGTAATGGACGGCATTCTGTTCGACAAGGAATTCGCAGAAGCACATCCCGATGTTGTGGAAAAGTTTATTCAGGGTGCGTTAGAGGCTTCTTCTATGTATGATACCGAGTTTGATGCTGTAAGAGAAGTAATGCCGATGTTCAACACTGCATCTGACGAAGATATTATTGCAAGTACAAAAACAGCAAAACTGACAACATGGAAGGATAATTCTGATCTGCTGAATGGTACAGCAAAAACGATTTATTCGGATATGTGCAACGTATGGACTTCTATTGGAGAAAGTGTGAATGCAAGTCTTGTAGATGCAATTTTCGACGATACATATATCGATGCGATTGCGGACAACTTCAATACAACAGAAGTATCCAACACAGAAACTGTGAAAGTGACAGAAGAGAATAAGCAGACGATTGAGGATACTCAGGCGCTTCTGAGCGGTTCTGCATCTGTAACTTTTGAAAAGAATACCGCGAAGTTTTCTGATTCTGCGAGTGCATCCGAAGAACTGGATAAGTTCATTAACATCGCAAAGGTTCTTGACGGCGCAATTATTGAGATCGCCGGTAATACCGACCCGAATCCAAACTCCGATCCGTTAGACGAGTACAATAAAAAGCTGTCTCTTCAGAGAGCGGAAGCGGTCAAGAATTATTTCATTATGAACGGTATTTCTGTTGACAGAATTGTAGTTGTTGGAAATGGCTCTAGCAATCCGGTTGTCGATAATGATACAGAAGAGCACAGAGCAATGAATAGACGCACAGACGTGTCATTCAAGATCATCGAGTGAGGAATTACGGTATGATCGTTCTAAATATTGGAGTTTTTATCTTAGTCCTCTTCGGATGTTTTGCAGCTGGTTTTATTGTCGGTAAGCGCAAAAATAAATAATTTTTAGGGTTGGCTGGTGTCATAGCCAGTCAGCTCATTCCGATTTTGCCGGATTTCCGACAAAACGTAGATACAAGTAAACGAAATCGTTCTTTCATTTGGAAATTAGAACGGCAAGAAAGGAGACAAACAATGGGATACTATTATTTCCCCTTAGAAAAAAGGAATGTAAGAGATTTTGCGTCAAGTTGTAAGTACATTATAATGTCAGAACCAAATAAGCCAGTCCCTGAAAACGGCATGAAGAGAACTACGGCAGAACAGAATAAAAAATACAAAGAAGACATAAAAAAATACGAGGAGTGTATTTCGGCGCTTGAATCTGGTCATGTGAATTTGTATAACAATAAAATTCGTACCAATTGTACAGATGATTTTGCAGTCAGAATGTTGTTTGACGGTATTCCTGAATATAATAGAGTATTTTACATAGAGCCATTACAAAGTGAACAGGATGCATATCGTAAATATTATGTATCAGAGTTTCGAGTAGAAAAAGAAATTAAGACTACTGATGAATTGCTTGAGAATATTGTAGAACATTACGATTATTTCAATTTAGAGGACAAGATATTTTACAATGGAACATTAGGCAATCCTGGTTACAAAGAAAAAGCATTTGAAATATTGGATAAGCTCAATAAAATGACCAAGAGTAAACATTACTTATGTGATATGATTCATCCTTTTGATGGTGGATATTCATTCGATCCTGCCAAAGTAACAAGTTTTTACGACTTAAAAAAGGCACATGATTATGCAAAAGAGTTGATTAATACTGGAATTGTTCAGTTGCACGATATTTCAAATTCATATTTAGGGCGTTTCATTGAAAGATTATTGAGACTGAAATGGTTTGATTTTGCATTAGAAGTAATCAATCATGTGGTTGGCAATGATGAGATAGTTAATGAGATTAAGAAAAATCAGTTCATTAAACCTCTTTTATCTGAAATGACAGATGATTCAAATGCTAAAGAGATTCTGAAGCTGCTTGGCATGACATCTAATGTGCTTACTCTTATTGTAGAGGAAGATTATGATGATGGATATAGTACAAGAGAAGTAAAAAGAAAAGAGTTTTCTGATATGGGAGAATTAAGATCATATCTGATTATAGAGTATAAGATGCCGTTTGAAATGGCGAGTAAAGATATTGATGATTTATATTGGGGTGATTACACGTTCAATGTAGAACAAAAGGAGAATAATTAATGGCTGATAAATTAATCAATAAGCAGTTGGTAGACATTGACGAATTATTACAGTTTCTATCAGATAGTGGATTTGATATTAATGATGGAGTTTGGAATAAACACAAAATGTCATTAAGAGAAGTGTTTGATGAGTATAAGAAGAATACCATTCCAGACGTAGAAATTGGACAGACTGTATGGGTTATTAACAGAGATTATCATGATGTATATTCAATCAAAGAATGTCATGTATGTAAGAAACAGATTAGAGCAAGATATACGTTTTCTGTAAGAGGTAGACATTGTTATTGCGGAACTTTCACGAAAAACAGTATTGGCAAGACTGTATTCTTTTCAAAAGAAGCTGCTATCGAGTCATTAAAGGGCAAGGAATATGAGTTGGAAGAGTGAGTATAAATTATGAGTTTTAATGTAGATTTTAGTTCGATTAGAACTGTCAGAGTGCATAAGCAGCAATTTGATGCAATAGACAACAAAGCAAATGTTGTAATGTTGACCTGTATTGAAGATGGTAGAGTTATTCCTTTTAATAGAGCAGATAGTGAAAAGGATAAAATTGAGCGTCTTGAAAGAAACAGAAAGTGAAGCAAAGAAACTCGCATTTCATGTCAAATTTATTACTGTATATATTTGTTGTAACAATAATAGACTACTATATATAGTGTAAGGAGAAACTATGTTTTGTTTGATTTTTTATATATTGTTAGCAATCCTTAACATTGCAAACATTATAGGATATAAAAACAAATTGGCCAAGATATTTTGGTCATTGTTTGCAATATATGCCGTTATTATGAGTATAACAAAGATTGCCGCAATGTTGTAGTACGAAAAGAGAATAAGTAAGTATGAAAGGAGTATGCATTATGTATCAGAACTGTTGTAAAAAGTGTGGAAGTGTTGCACTTCATACAGAAGTAAAAGGCAATAATACAGGATTGTATTGTGATGATTGTGGTGCTTGGGTGAAGTGGCTTGGTAAGGACGAATTAAGAGCATTTGAACATGCTGTAAAAGAAGAAAAGAAAGATGTAATTGAGTGTGAAATTCCACTTGGAAAACTGTGTTGTTTTAAACCATTGGATAGTAATTCAATATTCTTTGGTCATATGGCCGGTAAAGTGATTGATAATTTTGAAGATATGAGCTTTATGTATGTATTAATGTGTGATAATAGATATTTCTTTTCAAGAAAAGTGATTATCAAACCTAATGATGTGCATACATCTAATGATGCTAAAAAATATTTTTATTAATATCAGAGTATTAGGAGGATAAATAGTATGTCAGATTATAAACGAGGACATAGGGCTGAGTGTCCCCTAATAAAAGATCCAATTGATAATTATTTGGAGCACAAAGAAGAAATTGAAAAGATTATATCAGCATTTACAACACAAGATACTCACAAGCAAGTTAATCAAATATTATATGCAAGCTCTTCATATAGAAAAGGAGAATAATCATATGGGGGCAGTTAATTGATAAAACAGTATTGCGAAAAGAATTGTCCAAATTGCCATCTGAAATGGGCTTTGTAAAAAAGTCGGATGTGATGCAAATTCTTGGAAACCAGAAATGTGTTTATGATGTAGAAAAAGTTGTAAAAGAATTAGATGAATGGACTTTTAATGCAAATGTAGACATTGGTGATGGTACTATGATGAGCCACAATTTAATTGTAAGAGATAATGCTGTTGATATTGTAAGGAAAGGTGAATTATATGAAAGAAAGTAACGTTTCTTTCAAAAATAAAAGAAAGTGGGTGATAAAGTGAGAGACGCGACTAAAGAAGAGAGAGAATCTGTTGCCAAATATATCGATAGTATCAGTGTTTCAACCGGTTTGAATTTTTTCGATCTGGTAGATTCTGATGCGAGCGAAAAGTCGAAAAACAGTCTTGGAACCGACATGAAGTCTTGCGACGACACCATTGAATCGCCTCGAAGAGTAGAAGTGAATCTCTATCAGGAAATTCAGAAAACATTTCCGAAAATTCTGGTAAAGGATTTATCGAAAAACGAACGTATTTGTCCTGTTTGTAATGGGCTTGGCATGAGAATTGTAGACAATATTTATGGAATTAAAGGTGATAAGTCCGAAGCTGCGAAACGAGAACGCTTCCCATATAAACATCAAGCACTTTCATTTTGTCGGCGCTGTTTCAATGGCGTACAAAGATTGTGTCCGTATTGTGGCAAACCATATGTGAATCAAGCGTATATGCATTGCGACTGCGAAGGACAGAAGAAAGCTGATGAAGAAAAGAGAATAAAAGAGTGGAATGAGAAAATTTCTAAGGCAGTAGCAGTTGATGAAAAAGATGTAGATACGATGCTTTACTGTGAGGAATTTGACAAGTATTACGACACAATTGACGACTTCTTTGACGATTATGCAGCAAACTATATGGATGAGGAAGTGTACATAAAACCTGTGAGATTATGGGTAACTTCTGTTGAGAAAATACATATCGACGCAGCAGATGTTACGGCTAATGCTTGCGAATATTTGCATGAAGACGCTTATGACCAATGTGATATCGGATCTTTGCAAAAATTGCTTGATGCGTGGTGTAAAGATCAATATGGAGCAACTACCTATTTCCCGTCTTTTAAACAGTATGTTCTGATTGATTGGAGTGAATATAACAAAGGAGAGTGAATATGAAAATTACTATTGATCTGGAAAATTTAGAGAATCTTGTGCAGAATTCCATGCTTGAAACTAATTTTTCATTGAAGTAGAGAAAACGGATTCCGAAGAAAAGGTGATATTATTGTAAAATTTCTAAGGATCAAATAGACCAGAAAATGTTATTTTTGTTCTCTGCGTTCAAAATGCTTTATCCTACAGAGATTGCGCAATCTGATCGAATTAATTCTAAAAAATCTCATCACAATAAGTGGTTTGAATCATAGAGTGCAAAACAAATTGAAGTAAAGATTGAAATATAAAATGAAATTTGAAAAAGAAAAATTGATGAAAATGCTTGAACGCGTAAAGACAGATTCAACATCGCAGCGGCTTATCATAATGGTTCCGTTGCAATTCAAACCTGAAATTGAGAACTTAAAAAAGGTGGCAAATGATTGTGGGTGTGATATTGATGTAATTGGAGTTCCGGAAGAATTCAAGGATGACGGCAAAACTATCTACATTGTTCCAACTTCGAATAACGCGCCTAAGATTATTTATGTAATTAAATGAAGGAGTTAATCATGAAAGAAGAAAACATTGGTGTATTAAGCGCAGGTGAGCGTTTCAACTTCAGGGGTTTTGAATGGATCGTTCTTGACAACAACGTGGATGGCGGTGTTCTGGCAATCATGGCATCCGCTTGGAACAATGAAGAGTATAGCTTCGATGATGACAACTGCAACAACTACGCAAAGTCAAGCCTGCGTAGAAAGTTGCTCAATGAACTGCTTCCTGTGTTGAGTGAGGATAATCTTATTCCTCATGAGGTTGACTTGGTAGCCGACAACGGAGATGACCGTTACGGCACAGTCACAGATAGAGTTTTCATCCTGAGTTGTGATGAATACAGAAAGTACCGCAAATATGTGCCGTTACTTCCTGAGTGGATGTGGACTTGCACACCTTGGTATATCGCAGACACCGGGAGCGGTGACGTCGTTCGCAGCGTGAATGCGGGCGGTGGTCTGAACCACATCGGGGTGCACAGAAGCAATGGGGTTGCCCCGGCTTGTGTATTCAATCCGAAGAACCTTAAATTGCGCCGTCAGGTGCAAATGGTGGAAGTGTAATGTCCACCAATAGCAATAAGAAAAACGGAAACCATTTTGAAGAAGAGTTTTGTGAACTGCTTGCCTTACATGGTTTCTGGGCACACAACATGGCACAGAATCAGGTAGGACAGCCCGCAGATGTGATTGCGTGGATGCCATTGCATGAACCATATAAAGAATAAATAAGTAGCGCCGAGACGATTAAATAAAAATGGTGTAATCATTGCAAGCATCATGGCGATTGTGAAGTGGACTTTCCGGCGAATATTTTGGAACCGATCCGAAGTGATAAAAATTGGATACCTGGACGTGTAGGTTGTAGATATTTTAAATGGTCTTAAAATGTGAGGAGGTGGAGATCTGAATGGAATATTTTTTAATTGCGCTTGTTTTTGCTTTTGCAGTTTTTGTGATTTTAGAAGTGCGTGACGTAGAGGATTGAGAATGGCCAGAACAAAACTGATATGAATGAGGAAAATGATATGCTAGACGAGTTATTAGAAGAAATCCAAAAACTTAGAGAATATAAGACAAAGTATGAGTACGCAGAAAAAGACAAGAAGGCAATGTCTGATTTGTTATGCAAATATATGATGGTCGAATATGAGAGAAAATCATACGATGAACGTGTTCGCGAGTATGAAAAAAATACATGCAGCTGCTGTAGATATCATTCGATGTGCGAAAATAAAAAACAATTGCCATTGGATATTTTAAAGCCGAAACCAAGTGACGACAAGGCGTGGATACCCGGACGCGTAGGATGTAGTTTCTTCGAGTGGTCTTAAAGGATGATGAATGTTTAAACGGAATATTTCCTAATTACAGTTATTTTTGAGGTGAAAATGAAGAATAAATTTATAGGAATTGTGCTGGCTTTAGGTCTTTCACTTGCAATGGTCGGATGTGGAGACGGATCTACGGTGGCTGTTTCTGCAAATGAAGCAGAGACGGTTGCAGTAACATATGAGGCTTTGATGTACGATAATTTGGGGAATAATTTTCTGAACTTTACCGGCAATAGCTTCACAATCGAACCAAATAAAGTGAAGCAATGGGGCTGGAATACGGATGGCAGTTGGACAAGCTGGTATGAGACAAGTTCCGTCGTCACGATCGGCATTGATGAAAATTATGTTCAATCGTGTGGCAGCAGCGTGTTATTTAAGGATACACGTTTGGAAATGCTAGATATTCCAAATGAATTGAACACAAAAGAGGCATCAAGAGAAGATGGCTATGACGTATCTGTGAGCGGCAGACCGATTGGTACATATTATGGGCTGAAAAATTGGTGGTATGACATGCGCGAGAAAGGTCAGCATGGACAGAAGCTGATTCTTATCCAGTCTCAAGACGGATATAATATTGGGGCGTTTATGGGAGATGATGTTACTTGGGAAGTCGAAGAAAATCTGCCTAAAACGACAAAAATCATGATTGATGGACTTCCTCTTTATGTTCACAGATGTAATTTTACCATTATCGATTCAAATCTTATTGCCAAGTAGAGGATGATTCCAGATGGAGAATATATATGTGACAGCTATGAAGAATGGCAAACAGGTTCGAGTGAAATACCGAAATAAGTGCGAAGATTATTCTGGCGGCTGGTGGTCTGAAGAACTTTGGATTTATGAGCCAGAAACTAATCGTTTCCGCTGTTATTATCCGGATTCTAATTTTGAAAAGGGATTTTTCACACTTCACGACGAAGATGCAGCGAACTTTATCATGGCGGAAACTGTTAGGCTTGCAACTGACAGTTATAACAGAGAATTAGTAGATGTAGAAGATATCATCATTGAGGACGCGGGAATCCCAGTTAGCTCACGATCCATCGTTGAAAAGGCGATTGAGAAAATAAAAACAATGACCGACGAAGAAATCATTCGGAGGGTATTTAGCGGTGTGTCAAGTTAAAAACTACAATATATAGTATATGAAAATTTAAGAAAGGACAAAAGAGTATGTATACGGAGCAGAATAGGGGTTTTACTGTAATAACAAACTTTGGATGTGATTGTCGCTGCAAATATTGCATTACAAAACATCATCCAATTTTACAAAATGCAGTAACAGATAAAGATAAAATAGATTGGGAATATTTAGAAAAATGTATTTCTGAATCTGATGCACCAACCGTAAATCTATCAGGCGGTGGAGATCCGTTTTATAATTGGAAAGAAAATATTGACTTCTACAATCGGGTATATGAACTTGCTCATAAATACGGTAAGAAGCTGGATATACATACTCGTATCCTTCCTGATGATATGGAGTTGATAAAGAAATTTAGGAAAATTGCTTTGAGTATCGAAGCAAGGAAAGGAAAATTCTATGAAAATATGTGTAACAGGTCACAGACCAAATAAGTTATATGGGTATAATCTTTCTGATGTGCGATGGCAGAATTTAAAAGGATTATTTAAACACATCTTAAAAGAGAATAATTGCATAGAAGCGATTACAGGAATGGCTCTTGGAGTTGATACAGTATTTGCATTGGCAGTATTAGATCTCAAAGACGAAGGTTATGACATTAAATTACATTGTGCAATTCCTTGTAAGAATCATTCTTGTAAATGGATTAAGGAAAGTATTGACCAATATAACGATATTCTTTCCAAAGCAGATACAGTGAGGTTGGTATCTGATGAAGAATATAAGCCTTGGCTAATGCAGAAAAGAAACGAATATATGGTTGATTTGGCAGATAAGGTAATTGCAGTTTGGGATGGTACAAAAGGTGGTACTGCAAATTGTGTTAAGTATGCCGAAAAGGTTGGAAAAGAAATTATTAAAGTCAATCCATATTAAAGCAACAAGTAAATAAGAGAATAAACATAAGGAAAGGACAAGATCGTGAACAGAATTACGATTAATGGCAAAACTATCACTTATTCAGGAAGTAATGTAGTCATCAATAATGGAAAAGTAATTGTAGATGGTAAGACTATTCAGGAATGTAGCAGTGGTGATATTAAGGTAGTCATCGAAGGAGATGTAAATAAGATTGATTGCGGCGGATCGGTAGAAGTTCACGGCAATTCAGGAAATATTGATTGTGGCGGAAGTTGTGAAGTTAATGGAGATGTTAAAGGAGATATAGATGCAGGTGGCTCAGTAACTTGTGGAAATGTATCAGGAGATATTGATGCTGGCGGCAGTGTTAAGTGTAGAAGATAGGAGAATAAATATTACAATATGAAGGTTTTAGCAATCGTATTATTTGTTATAGTTATGCTATTTGTAACTCTGATGTTTGGTTATTGTATTGCAGACATCTGTAAACCGTTACAAAAATTATATTGCAAAATTGGTTGGCATTGTCATATGAAAGATTATATTTATGAATGCTTTGATGGTGCGTCAGAACATTGTAAATGCAAGTGGTGTGACTATAAAGGCATGGTAGATAGTCAAGGAAATTTATTTTAAAATTTGGCAATAAAATTTTGTTTTCTTTTGAGAGTTTCAAGAGCAATTCTGCTCATTTTTCCAAAATAAAAGAGAGAATAATTAGGTGATAATAAAAATTTGAGGAGATATGTTTTATGAAAAGAAAAGACGGTAATTTTATAATTCAATATAAGTTTAAAGATAAAATCTTGTCCTTGAAATTTAAAACGGTACAGGATTTTTTACATACTAATTTCCGCAAAACCAAAAATCCTGTATCGCCTAAAAATGACACAGAATTAATTAGCGTAACATTGAATAATAGACCATTATTTAAAAAATGTTACAAGTTACACGAAGTAAAAGTGCTGTTAAAAGATTTTAATCCTAATGGATTAATTCGCAAAGAAACTTATTCTATCGATGAAGTTAGAGAAAAGGTAAAAGACATTCTATTTGAAAAAGATAATAGAAATGCAAAGGTTGATTTTGACGGAGATTTGATTAAAGGTAACAGCCAAAGATACCAAACGTTTTTTACAAAAGGCTGCAAGTGTGTGGTTTGTGGAATTGAAGGTAGATATTTTGCAAAAGAAAGACATTTGCAAGACAAAGCGTATCATCTGAATTTATATGCAGTTGATGATAACGGCACAGAAATTTTAATGACAAAAGATCATATTTTACCACATTCAAAAGGTGGCGCTGATGATATTAGTAACTATCAAACAATGTGTAAGCTTTGTAATGAAGCAAAAGGTAACAAATTAGAAGATTAAATTTTAGGGTGAATTCGTAGGAATTCGTAATAATAATCGAGGATGGGGATTGTTATTTCGGCAGCCAAGTCAGAGTAATAGGGTCAACAAACTTTAATGCGATCACACACATGAAAGAAATTACAGTTGCGATATCTGATACCATAGGTAATACCTCCTTCAGAAATAATATAAATGTCCATGTAAAATATTATTTCATATATAAAGGACTCTGACTTGTATCCCTTTGGGCAAAGCTTGTTATATCTGAAATTCTATAAAAAGTCTATGTGAAATTTCACGACAAAAACCACAGTTGAGAATAATTAAAGAAAGGAAAAATTAGAAGAAGTTCCTATAGGATAAAGTGCGCACTACTTACTAAGGTAAGAGGAACTTATGTATTGTGCTTATATCACAACAATTAAAAATTTAAGAAAACATACTAATGCTGACAGGCTGCAATGCGTCGAAGTGTTTGGGCAGAACGTCATTGTGGATTTGAACTATTACGAGGGTCAGAAGGTTGTATTTTTTCCGTCCGATGGACAGCTATCGCTGGAATACGCAACGGACAATAATCTTGTCAGGGTAAAAGATGAAAACGGGAATAATATTGGCGGCTATATGGACCCTGAAAAAAGAAATGTAACAGCAATTCGCCTTCGAGGCGAAAAATCCGAAGGACTTGTATTGCCGATCGAAACACTATCCAAATATACAGATGTTTCAAAATTAAAAGATGGTGATCAAATTACGGTTCTGGATGGTCATGAAATCTGTCAGAAATATATTCCAAGAGGAAAGAGGAATAATCACCCTGTCGAAACGGGTTCAAAAAAGGAAAAGAAAAAATCGAAGGAATCGGTGTCCTATCCTTTTTTCGAAGAACACAAAGATACTGCTCAATTGGCATATAATATGTCAGCGTTTCGACCTGGCGATACGATTTATGTTACGCGCAAGTTGCACGGCACATCTGCTCGTACCATGAAGACGGTTAAAATTACGAAGAAGAGTAATAAGTTAAGAAGATTTTTACATATGGAGCCAAAGATCACAAGAGAAGTTTCTGTTGTGTCCGGAAGTAGAAGAGTTGTGTTAAAAGATATGAATGCGAATGATGGATATTATTCGGATAACGGATTCAGAAAAAAATGCCATGATTTGCTGAAAGACAATCTTCCGGAAGGGTTTGAGGTGTTTTATGAGATTGTTGGATACGTAAATGAAACAACTCCTATTATGGGTTCAGTGTCCAATAAAGGCGTAAAAGAAAAAGAATTTGTAAAGAAATTCGGAGATACGACGACATTTTCATACGGATGCAAGCCAGGAGAATCGGATATGTATGTGTACAGAATGACTGCGACTACAGCGGACGGAACGGTGGTTGAATTGCCTTGGGAAACCGTAAAAGTGTGGTGCGATAAGCTCGGAGTTAAACATGTGCCGGATTTGGAGAAATTTATCTATACAACACCAGAAGATCTAAAAGAAAGAGTGAACAAATATCTCAGTAATATGCCAGCCGACGAGATTGGAAAGACGCATGTTGCCGAAGGTGTTGTTGTTCGCATCGATAACAGATCGACGTTTACAGCTTATAAGGATAAGGTGTTTGAATTTAAGGTAATTGAGGGGATCGCTAAAGATACATCTGATGTGCCTGATATGGAAGAAGCTGAAGAGTTATTCGAGGAGACTTTAAATGAATAAACCTACATTATGGATCATGTGTGGAATCAGCGGCAGCGGAAAGTCTACTGTTGCCGCTCAGATTGCAAAAGAAAATGCCAACACAGTAATTGTGTCATCGGATTCAATTCGCGAAGAGTTGACCGGAAATTATGCCGATCAGGAACATAACGAGGAAGTATTTCGTATTTTTCATGATAGAATTCGTCGCAACTTGGAGAATAAAAGGAATGTGATAACTGATGCAACTAACCTAACTATGAAATCTCGCAGAGCAATTATGATGAAAGTACATGGTTTGAATATCAGAAAGGTGTGTGTGATTATTCCAAAGCCATTTGAACAGTGTAAAGAAGATAATTTACATAGAGAGCATCCTGTGCCTGACTTTGTATTGGATAAGCAGATTAGAAAATTTCAAATTCCGTTCAAGGAAGAGGGTTTTGATGAAATTATTATTCATAATTTATTAAATGATTACGAACCAAATGATATTCCAGATATGAGAGGATTTGATCAGAAAAATCCACATCACACAATGGACTTATTTGAACACTGTAAATATGCATCAAGATTGTTTTGTACAAAATATTCTTATCCTGCAAGATTCAGAATAGGTGCTTTGTATCACGATTTAGGTAAATTGAGTACACAAACATTTGATGAAGATGGAATAGCTCATTATTATCAGCACCATTGTTACGGTTCATATCAATACATGACAGCAATGTATCATGTTGATTCTGATCTTGTTTTAGACACATGTTTCCTCATCAATTACCACATGATGCCTTTTGGATGGAACACAGAAAAAATAAAGAAACGTTGGAAAGAAAGATTTGGAGAATATAAATATAAGATGCTTTTAGATTTCAATGAATGTGATAAAGCGAGGTGAAAAGATGAATTATTTTATATCGGATTTACATTTTGGACATAAAAACTGCATGGCATTTGACAACAGGCCTTTTAAATCAATCGAAGAGAATGACGAGACAATTATAAAAAACTGGAATAATACAGTAGAAATTGATGATGATGTATACCTGCTTGGAGATATTTCGTGGTACAACACAACAAAAACTATAGAAATTTTTAATAATCTGAATGGGCATATACATCTAATCAAGGGGAATCATGATAACAAGTTATTAAAGAATAGGGAATTACAGAGTAGATTCTGTGAGATTGCCGATTATAAGGAACTTGATATTGGCGACGATAAGATTATAGTTCTGTGCCATTATCCAATTCCTTGCTTTAAGAATCACTACTACGGAAGTTACCATCTCTACGGTCATGTGCATACAGGTTTTGAAGATAATATGATGCAGCAAGTAAAGTATCAAATGACAGCTTTATATGATAAGCCATGTAATATGTGGAATGTCGGATGTATGAAAAGTTATATAAACTATACGCCAAGAACATTAGAAGAAATCATTAAGAGTGGAGAATAATTATGTGTAATCGTTGTAATTATGAATCGCCTGACAATCAAATATATGTAGATCCATTATCAAATGAATATTACTTGGACATTGAAACTTCTGAATGGGATGAATATGACGATGGATTTGTTCATCAGAGAGAATATATTGCATATTGTCCTTATTGTGGTAGGAAGCTAGGAGAATAAATTTAAAAGTAAATTCAGGTTTTATTTGATTGTAAAGAGAGGATGTTGAACAAGGAGGTATTTAAAAATGTCTAGTTGGACTTATATCAACGGCACAGTAACGGTTTGTCCTATGGGAAGAACACAACCTGAAAAAAGATACATTCTTGAAACAGTGCTAAACCATCTGCCAAGAGTAACGGGTTCTGGAGGCGATATGGATGTATATATCATTCAGAAAAACGGTTACAACGGTTTATGCTCATGTGATGAATTTGGCGAAGTGACAAACAATTTGGTAGATAAATATGGATATAAGAGCCGCAGTAGAGGATGCTTACGGACACAAGATGAATACATTCTTGTTGTAAATGCAGCTTTAAGAGATAGGGAATTTGAAGAAACCTACAGAGAATTTATGAAGTGGTTTGTAAGACTCTGTAAAAGAGTAGCTTGCGAAGATGTTCTTGTAGAAATAAAAGGATGCAACAAATCAACTGTTATTAAAGACAGGAATATTCAGAGAAAAAAACATTCATTCCAGAGTGTTTTCCATGGCTTATTTGAAGATCCAAGCTGGTGTAATGGTGCAGGCGAAGTTAATTGGACGGAATTTATGATGTGGGACAGAGCAAAAGATTCAAGCTATCCTATGACTCTTGTTTATAAGTATTTCAATAATGAAGAAAATGACAAGGAAGTTGAGAGAAGAATGAATTATAGATAGTTTCTTATAAAAGTAACATATCCTTGGATTATTGAAGAGAGGTGCTAAATGAATAATTGTAAAATGCTTATTGATTCAACTGAATTACAACAGAAAATATTGGATTATATCGCTTCGAAAGAATTCGATAAGATGGTTGATTCTACGGTGTTTAAAGATAATAGTCAGTGCAGAATGGCTATTATTTACGGAATGTCTATTGCGTCTATGTTGACTTGTAGATGCGAATTATTTTATACAAATCTTACGAAAGAATAATATGAATACGATAACAGACCACAATGCTGCATAGATCACGACAAGTATTTTCTACATGTGATACTTGTGAATTTGGAGAATAATAGATTGGAGGTGAAAACATGAGAATTATAAATCGTGGACGTGGCACTGGCAAAACAACAATGCTTGTTTCAACAGCATATGTAACAGGGAAGCCAATTATTACTTCTACAATGAGCAATAAAAATAATCTTATGGACACAGCAAAGACAATGGGTATATCAAATAGCATAGAAGTCTATACGATAAATGAATGGTTAGAACTCCATAGACCGTATATCCCAAATAATGAAATACTTGTAGATAATATAGAGTTAATGCTTGGAGAAGTCTTATCAAAATATCTCAATGCAAATGTTGTAGCAGGAACGATGACAATCCCAATGGATACCAAAGAAAACGATACAAAAGAAGCCAACAAAAAGCATGGTCATTGGTTTGCAGTAGATAAAGGAGTATATTGCTCAGTTTGTTTGAATTATAACCAGAAATTAGAATCAAAATATTGTCCTAATTGTGGGTCAATTATGGACGAAAAAGAGAACTCATGAGAATCCAATCTTTCATTGGAATTTTAAGACTATATATTGTTTTTTTAAAATTGATAAATGCAATATATAGTATATATAAAATTCTATCTGCTACAATATTTTTTTTAGTCAAGAGCAATTCGCTCAAAAATTCATATAAACAAGAGAATAAACAAGTAAGAAAAGATATTTTATCAACGAAGATTGTTCAGGATGCTATTAAGGAAGCAGAACATGAAGAATTTAGTAGATGTAATACTGATTGGAGTGGTCTTCAAGGTGGATTTTGATTTGAAGGAGAGAACATATAAATGAACAAAGAAGTTGAAAATGAATTAATTGAATGGGTAAAGAATAATTACAGTCCAAAGGCATGTGGATATACGGAAATGAGATCTTCTGGAAACGAATCTGATGTATTTTGTGATGGATATGATTGTGGTATATCAAACGCTGCTTATGAAATTGGTTGTATTCTTGGTATGAAATTAGCAAAACCTAAAGAGCAGGACTATGGTTTTTAAAAACCTTGGAAGAAATTTTTCTTTCTTTTGGACAGATTGGAGGTGTGAATAAATTGTCAACAAAATATGATCTTGATGGTGGCAACTTGACTTTGTTCGATGCTACGACTGGCAGGGAATTAAGTAATATGAATAACGTTCATTTGGATTCTTGTGAAGTCGAAAAAGGAACTCAACTTGGTAACTGGATAAGACGAAACGCATCAATAACAATGGAGTTTACAACAGAAGAAGCAGTAGGTTTGGCAGCCGTATGGGACAGCATATGCATTTGATATTAACGGATTAGAGGAGGAAACTGATTGAGAAGTAGCATTTTTATTCCAAAGACGATTAATGTTGGTTATCAGAATCGCCCAGGAACATACACAGGAAAGCTTGCTTATGTAATTTACTACGACGAAAAGGGCAAACTGCGAAAAGAGACTTCATGGAACGGTTGGAGAGATAAGAATATTCCAAATAACGAATATGATAATATTCCAACTGAAGGATTTGTACTTAATAAAAAAGCAGGCGATTATTCTACAGGTTGGGATCACAGACATGCTTATTGTAGAGTATATGATCCGCGAGGATTTGAATTTGAGATTACCATTGAGAATTTGTTGTACATTCTTGAAAATGCAAATTGTATCAAAGGAAAAGGGCTTGAAGGAGAATTTGTATATGGATGGGATGGCAAAGATTTAGTTCTTATGCCAGTAGAATCACCTGACTACAAAGAAATTAGTGAGTTTAATAGGATTGTTCATAGTAATGAATGTATTAAAGCAAAAGATTTAATTGTAGGTGCCACATATTTAACCAAAGACAATGAGAGTTGGATTTATATGGGTAAATTCGATGTCTATAACAGATATGGAGATTGGGACAACAGAGGTAAGTATTTTTGGTTTTGGAAGGGTAATTATTTTGAACAGTATAGGTCAATACCAAAAAATAGATTTATCAAGTGTATTGATGATAAATGTAGCGAAAAGTATGCAGATATTTTTGAAAAATTAGAGAAAAATCCTGAATACTCTCCGTATGACAGCTCAAAAGACGAGTATAAATACTTCACACTCGACGACTTCAAAGAAGAGCGCGGTAATTATTGGTGGATGGAAAATCAATTTATCAGCGAATATTACGAAAAAGGAAATAAGTGCGTATTTGATTTTTGGGAACAGGATGATGGTTTGTATATTATTCGCAAAAAACGAATATCACAGGACTATTGGAGAGCCGAAGATTATGTAGAAGTAACAGATATATTTCCTATCACGTCTAAGATAGTTAAGTCAAAACGATATCCATATAACGACATAGAAGAAAAACATATGATCCCTGTTACGATAGAACAAATTTTTGAAACAATGAAACCTATGTATATACAAAAGTATTTAGCAAATGGAAGAGAATATAAAAGGAGTATACAATTTAATGAGTAAAAATGATGATAGAATTTTAGAATTAAAGAAGCAGATTGAAACTAAGAAGAAAGCTATTTCTGAGAAGAAGGTCAGATTTATTCCTGAGACAAATTGTGTCCTCAATACGGACGGAATGACTATCAACCTTAATGTATGTTCAGATGATGCATTAGTATTATTGCTTATCAGGCTCAATTCATATCTTATGTCGGCGGTTGACCTTGGAATGTCTAATTTTGAGATTTCAGGCTACAGCGTAACGGCTTGGATTGAGGATATTAAGAGTAAGTTAGAAGTATCTGGTCTAAAGAAAGAAGAGTCTGATTTGAAGAAGATGGAGAGCAAACTGGATAAATTGCTTTCTGATGACAAGAAAACTGAGCTTGAAATTGATGAGATTGCAAATTTATTGAAGTAATGAATTATCGGTTTCATGTGATATGAGAAATGATTGAGTGAAAGGGAGAGGGTTTATGCTTTTAGAAAAAACACCTAATGTCGACTTGATAAAATACAAAAAAATTACACTGGATTTGCTAAAAAATAATAATTACACAAATGCAGCGTCGATCGTAGAAGGACTTTTTCAGAACGAAATCGCCGTTCGTGAAGCCATCGAAAAAGTAGAATCCGAGATCGAGAATAAGTAACAAAGGGCACTAAAGTGCTCTAAGCGGAGATACCCAAGTGGTGATGGGATACGTCTTATACACGTCAACGCCGCAGGTTCAATTCCTGCTCTCCGCATTTAGCCTGTAAGAACTTTCTGGTGTGGATGACCGGATAGCGAAGTATAGCGTGACATTTACAATATCCTAGGCGCTATTCGAAACCTGTATGCGCAGCAGGTTGAGACAGGCTAATTACTGACAAGCAGAGCGTTTCCCAAGAGTGGGAATGCGCGAGGCTTGGCTCCTATTGAAGGAGTTTAAACGGTAGGCTCGTTGGTGTAGCGGAAACACGCTGCCGTTGGTGGTACGAGTTGCGGGTTCGACTCCTGCATGAGCTATTTCCATCAATTTGAAAGGAGTGCAAGCGATGGGAAGAACAAAAGAAATCAGATCAATCCAGAAGGACTTCGTAAAACAGTATCATAGCAGATGTTGTAATAAGTGCAGGATGTGCAAACATTATTACGAAAACACAGAATATGAAGATGGGTGCGAAGGACAGGATATGATTTGCAACGATTACAGAAAGGAGGACGGTTTAAAATGACGAGAAAACAGTTGGATATATTGGGTCGCATCGGCTCGATTTCGTCTGGTATAGGAGTTCTTGTTCTGCTGGTTAAATATGGAATCGGAGCGGGACTTATCGGATTGGGCATATTCTGTTTAGGTGTAGTATGCGCAATTGCTTCCAACAAATCAATTAATGCCGATACGAGAAATCGGCCAGAAGAAAAAGAGGTAAATGAATGAATCCAGTATTAGTATTTTTGGTTGTGATTGGCGCAATCGTATTATGGTTCCTTCTCTCGTTTATTTTCTTTCCGCTTGGAAAATTTGTTTCAAGAATTGCAAAAGACGCGATGGAGGAAATGAATAAGGATGAGTGTAAAAAGGAGAAAATGGATGAAGACAGGTAAAGTTGGTGCAGTGTTCTTAGGCGTGATAATTGTAATCGCTTTGGTAATTTGTTGTTTTAGCTTTAAAAAGGTTCCAGCCGGATACGTTGGCGTTGTGTATAATTTTTCAACAGGTATTTCGGACAAAACGTTAAGTCAGGGATGGCATTTTGTAGCGCCTACCAAAAAGGTTACGATTTACTCCATCGGCATCGAGCAGTCTTATTTAACTTCTGAGGATAAGGGCGATTCTAAGAAAGATGAAAGCTTTAGCATTCCGACTTCTGACGGAAAAACAGTGCGAGTTAATCTGGAATTTTCTTACAAGTTTGACTCTGAAAGAGTAGCCGATACATTTATTCTTTTTAAAGGAAGATCTGGCGAAGCTATTAAAGACACATTTATCAAGCCAAAAGTTATTGCATGGACTCAGGAAGTATCTGCAAAGTATCCGGTAACAGATATTTTTGGCGATAAACGTACAGAAATCAACGCAGAACTCGATACATATTTAAAAGAAAAGTTTTTACCTTATGGAATTGTGATTGACACTGTTAATTTTACCGACATAGCAGTCGATGATGAAACAGCAGCGTCCATCCAGAAGAAGGTAACAGCACAGCAGGAGCTGGAACTTGCGAATATTGAGGCTCAAACTGCAAAAATTCAGGCCGAAAAGGATAAACAGGTTGCACTGATCGAAGCTGAGAAAAACAAAGAAACAGCTCAGATTCAGGCAGAGCAGGCGAAAATCAAAGCAGAAGGCGAAGCTGAAGCAAAGAAAATTGCGGCAGAAGCAGAAGCAGAAGCAAATAAGAAGATTGCAGATTCTCTTACGCCTGAATTGATCGAGAAAATTAAGTATGAACAGTGGAATGGTGAACTTCCGCAGGTTCAGGGAAGCAACACTCCTATTGTAAATATGGGAGAATAATGTAATAAAATGGCGGTCATTGTGCCGCCAACAATGGGCTATCGCCAAACGGTAAGGCGCAGGATTTTGATTCCTGTTTTTGTTGGTTCGAATCCAACTAGCCCAGTTTAATAATTTGTGCAAATGTGCACACGGAAGGAGAAGAATATATGGAAATTAGAGAAGAAAAAAGAGACTTGTTTACGGTTCCGCAGGGCTATTATCTTGCCCATTGTATCAGCGGAGACTATGCACTTGGAGCAGGAATTGCTTTAAGTTTTGTGGAGAATTATAACATGCGCTACAAATTACATAGTCAGTATCCAATTGCATCAGGAGAAAAATTCGCCAACGTCGGAAAAGCCCTACTGGTGGACAACGTGTTTAATCTGGTGACAAAACCGAAATGCTATCAGAAACCTACATATGACGATTTATTTAAGGCTCTGGTTGATATGAAGGAGCAGTGCGAAGAGTGGGACATCGACAAGGTTGCAATTCCTTATATTGGATGTGGCCTGGATCGACTCGAATGGGACAAGGTTAAGGAACTAATCGAAGATGTGTTTGATGAAACAAATGTAAAATTTCTTGTTTGCAGTCTGTAGGGGTCTATATGGAAGAGATTAAACCGAGATATTTGGTTATGGTCACGGCGTCCGCAAACAATAACAAGTATTATAAACAAATTCCACACGGAGATAGCTGGACTGCTGAATATGGAAGAGTAGGAAGCAGTCCACAGAGAAGGGAGTATCCCATGAGTCAGTGGAATTCGAAATACAATGAGAAAATCAGAAAAGGTTATGTGGACCAAAGTGATCTTGTAGAAGATTTAATTCAGGTTGAAAAGCCTAAGAAATCTGAATATCGAGAAATAGAAAATAAAGCAATAGCTGAAATTGTGGAACGTTTGCAGGCGATGGCAAGAAAAGCAATCAGTGACAATTACACAATTTCCTCCAACAAAGTAACACATGCAATGGTTGATGAGGCGCAGGACGTCTTGACCAGCCTGATTGACGCGAAAGACGTCGATACATTCAATGAGACACTTCTAAAGCTCTTCACTGTTATCCCGCGAAAAATGGGAAATGTCAAAGATTATCTTGCTGAAAAATCAGATGATTTCTCCAGAATTATTCAAAAAGAACAAGACTTGCTGGATGTTATGAAAGGACAGGTTGTCCAGAAACAGATGATAGACGAAAATTCCGAAAAGGATGATATCCAAAACGAGAATACTATCTTAGAGCAGTTAGGGCTTGTTTTTGAAGAGTGCAGCACGAAAGATATTGCGGTTATCAAGGACGCACTTGGTTCCTGTTCAGACAGATTTTATCAGGCATGGCGTGTCAAAAACGTCCAGACACAGAAAAGATATGATGATTTCGTTCGAGAAAATCATATCACGAATACGAAACTGCTGTTTCATGGCAGCCGGAATGAGAATTGGTGGTCGATCATTAACAGTGGGTTAGTTCTGAAACCGACGAATGCGGTAATTACAGGAAAAATGTTTGGATACGGCATTTATTATGCGCCAAAAACAAGAAAATCTTTGGGGTATACAAGCCTAGACGGAAGTTATTGGGCTGGAGGAAATTCGAAATTTGGATTTATGGCACTGATGGAGGTTGCGTATGGCAAACCATATGACGTGTATTCATTCGATCGGAAGTATTACGATTTCGATTATCAGAAATTGCAGCAGGCGTGTCCAGGCGCAAATTGTTTGCACGCGCACGAAGGCAGCATGTTGAGAAACGATGAAATTATCGTCTACAAAGAAGAACAGTGTACGATACGTTATTTAATCGAGTTGAGATGAGAGGAGAATTTTATTATGGCAAAAACAAAATTAGAAGGTTTTTCAAGGGTTGCAGTGCTTAAATTCGGCGCGTCTTATCCGTACTATTTCGCACTTTATGATGATGGTACATATTATAGGATTGGCGATATGGTTGTTGTTAGCGGAAGCTCCAGCCCAAGCGTAATCACAGATATCCTGACGGCAGAGGAAGCCGCTGAAAAGACCAGTCTTAGTATTACAGCGGAAGTTATCGGCAGAGTGGACACAACAGCATATGACCGGCGTGTGGCGATGCGACAAGAAAAAGAAGCACTGAAAAAAGAGATGGCCAAGCGTAGAGGAGAAATCCAGGAGAAGCTGGACGACGAATATTATGCGAGTAAAGATCCTGAGTATGCGGAAATGCTGAAACGTTATGAGGAGATGCAGTAATTTTTACGGAGGTACGTAATGAATAGAAGAACGCGAGACGAAAAATTTTCGAACTGCCCGCTTTGTGGCAAGAAGCCATATGTGAAACTGGAAAGTGAAGATTATGCGGTATGTTATTGTCGTGGGCGTTTATTTTGCAATCATACATTGATTCGCGCATATGCGTGGAGAGGCCACAAGGATGGTTTGTATAAAAAATTGATGTTGGAATGGAACGGATTGGAAGAGTTAAAGCCTTTTAAAGAGACGGAGCAGAGAAAATGGCTATTTTTGTGACAGGCGATATTCATGGAGATCCAAGTCGATTAAACACGGACAATTTCTATGAACAGAAAAGTTTTTCGGGGAATAAAAACGAAAATATTGTGATTATTCTCGGAGATTTTGGACTCGTATGGACTCGCGATAAAGAAAGTGGAACCGAAAAATGGTGGCTGGATTGGTTGGAAAATAAGCCATTTACAACCGTTTTTGTAGACGGGAATCACGAGAATCATGTTAGGTTAGCTGAATATCCAGTAAAAGAATGGAACGGCGGCAAGGTTCATGTAGTTCGTCCACATGTGCTGCATTTAATGCGTGGAGAAGTTTTTACAATTGAAGGATATAAGTTCTTCGCTTTTGGAGGCGCTAGAAGTCATGATGTTCAGGACGGGATTCTTGATTATGACGATCCTGATTGGCGCGATAAGGCTAAGGAATTGGAGAAATACGGCAAGAGAATGTACCGAATAAAAGGACTTACATGGTGGCCAGAAGAGTTGCCAACAGAAGAAGAGATGCAACATGGTCTGGAAATGCTGGAAAAGAATGGGAATGATGTGGATTGTGTTATCACTCACAGTCCGTCAACAACCGATCTGATTCTTATGGGACACGGAAAATATGAAACAGATATCCTAACAGAATATCTGGACGATGTAAAATCTAAGATTTACTTCACTAAGCACTTATTTGGGCATATGCATGTTAATCACGCCGTAAACGAATCAGATATCTGCATTTATGAACAAATTGTAAGAATACATTGAGGTGTTTTATGGGATGCGAATTTTGTCCTTATGCAATTTTTGAGGAATCCCACAGGAACGCGGTTTGGTGCGAAAAAACTAATTCGGTCCCGTATCTGACTGATGGATGTGAAGATTGTCGTCTTGAGTATGAATCAAATCGCAAAACTTCACAGAGAAAAGCGAGAATAAATAGATACGAGAGACGTTTAAAATATCAGAGCCATCTGAAACGCATGCACGAGATATCAAGAGGATATCCGCAACCGGTTATGTATAAGGATTTTATGAGAGTAGGTCAAACCTATGCAGAGAATCCGAAGCCTTATTATAAACGCTTGTATCGTGGACAAAGAAGCAGTTATATAAAGCGACGAGTTAGCAAAAAAGTCAGAAGCTATAAGGGCGAATTGCATAACGGGAACATGTATAGACGAGTTTATGATTTTTGGTGGGAGTATTGCTAAGATGGAACTTATTTTACAAGGGTGGATCACCTACGACGAAGACGAGAATATTCGGTTGAGCGGAAAACGTGGACTAACCGGCGAATCGATCTCGGAATTAATTATGGAATATTTCAATTATGTATATATTGACGATGGTTTAGGAAAGAAAATGACTGTTATTCACAATGCTCATTTGCAATGCTGGTTTTCAGACGAGCAATGTACGTTAGAAGAGGCGCAGACGAATTTTGAGAGCTACATGTTGACAGGAGAGCTAATTACACATGGGTATTACATCGGATATTCAGAATGGACTATTACCGGGTTTATCGTGAGCGACTTGAAAATTGGTGGGCATGATCTGGTACAAGAATTAAAAGATCACGAAGGACAATATATTCATTTCATTTTGTCGGACTAATGATTGGAGACGCCTTTGATATTTTGTCTAAGTGAATCTACGATTGGAGAATAAGTAAATGAAGATTTCAACGGCAATTGCTTACGGAACTGCTTGGATCGCCACATCTGTAGCCATTGGTTTCGCGATTAAATATACGGGATCGGCATGGTGTTTATGGGCGTTGTTATTTCCTGCAAGCATTAGTATTAAAGGAGGGAACGTTGGAGATGATTGAAAAAGAAAAAAGACATCAACTGTTCGAAAATGATGATATCGTTTTGGAACAGCGTGGAAATCATTATTATCTATCGTTGTTTGACAAAGATGGAAAGTTTCAGAGAGAAGTAAATATTACAGTAAAAGACGATTTCAAAGTAACCATGTATAACGATAAGTCGTGAAATAAATGAATTATGGGTAAAAATAAGAAAAATCTTGGTTGTGATAAAAAAGCATGTCTATAATGCAACAAATACCTGCAAAATCGACATGTATAATAGCAATGAAACGAACATTTCAAAGGGTTAAAAAGGAGAAAATATGCCAGTTCATGATGACTTAAGTACTAGAATGAAGACATTTTATGAGGAAATTCCAAAATCCAAGCTAATGCGCAGAACGCCTGTTGCCATTAGAGTAGATGGAAGATCTTTTCATACATTTACAAGAGGGTTTAATGTACCGTTTGATGACGTTTTAATCAAAACGATGCAGGAGACAATGAAATATTTGTGCGAGAATATTCAAGGCTGCGTTCTGGGCTATACGCAGTCTGATGAAATCACTCTGATTTTAGTTGATTATAAAAAACTCACATCTGCGGCATTTTTTGATTATGAAGTACAAAAAATTTGCAGTATTACAGCAAGTATGGCTACGATGGCGTTTAACAGATATTTTCGTGAAAACGTGTTTGAAAGCGCTGTAACTGCCGCTTTGGAAGCACACGCAAATGCAATGAAGAAAGGTGCAATGTTTGATGCACGCTGTTTCAATATTCCAAAAGAAGAGGTGGCAAATCTCATTTACTGGAGACAGCTTGATGCCACCCGCAATTCTATTCAGATGGTTGGACAAGCAAATTTTTCTCATAATGAATTGCAGAATAAGTCATGTAATGATGTTCAGAATATGCTGCTGACTCAGAAGAATATAAACTGGAACGATTTGCCGACTTATCAGAAGAGAGGAAGTTGCTGTGTAAAAAAGGAAATTGAAAATAAATCAATTGGATATAATGGTGAAGTCAGAGCTATTGAATATAGAACAGAATGGGTTATTGATACAGAAATTCCAATCTTCAAGGGCGAAGGTAGAGAATATATTGATAAACTGATTCATGTAGACGAAGATTAAAAAACATCACTAGCAAGAATTTCTTCTGGATGCAAAAGAGTTACATAAAATGATTATTTTTCGAGGGTTAAAAAATGACTATTGAACAGATTAAAGAAAAATTGAAGTCAGCAGAATACGACTTTTTGAGAACAAATGAGAATCTTGGAAGCAATATTATCCTCTTGACTCTCGGAGGAAGTCATGCTTACGGCATGGACAAAGAAGACTCCGATGTGGATGTAAGAGGGATTTCTCTGAACAGCAAGTCAGACATTCTGTTGGGCGCAGATTTTGAGCAAGTGGTGGATGTCGATACTGATACGACGGTTTACTCTTTCAATAAAATGATTCAGTTGTTGACATCAAACAATCCAAACACAATTGAACAGTTGGGATGTTTGCCTCAGCATTACTTTTACTTATCGGAAATCGGAAAAAAATTGCTAGATAACAGAAAAATTTTTCTTTCGCAAATCTGCGTTCATACTTTCGGAGGTTATGCGTCATCGCAGTTGCGAAGAATGTCCAACAAGGCCGCGAGATTGGTCAGTCAGGCAGAAAACGAATCATACATCCTAAAAAGCATTGACAATGCCAGATATGAATTTAAAAACAGGTATTATCCTTTTGAGGATGATAATGATCTGAAATTATATATCGATAAATCTGCGCAGGAAGGATATGATAGTGAGATTTTCATGGATGTAAGGTTAAACCATTATCCGCTGAGAGATTGGGCAGGTATGTGGAACGAAATGAAAACTATTGTTAGTAGCTACAACAAGTTTGGAAGAAGAAATGAAAAGGCGGTCGCTCATGATAAATTAGGAAAGCATATGGCCCATCTTATTCGTTTATACATGATGTGCATCGATATCCTTGAAAAAGAAGAAATTGTCACATACCGAGAAAAAGAACGTGATTTGCTTATGAGTATTCGAAACGGAGAATATTTAGATGAAAACAGGCAGCCGATTCCGGAATTTTACGATCTTTTGAATGAATACGAAAAAAGATTTGAGTATGCAAAAAATAATACTTCGTTGCCTGAAAAGCCGGATTATAAGAGAATTAACGATTTCAGAATGTCTGTAAATGAAAGGATTGTAAAAGGAGACGTCTAATGGAAGTATCTAACAAAGCAAAAGAACGTTTTTGCAAGGATTGCAATATTCCAATTAAAATTTATCAGGAACCATATTTTGAAGACAGGTTGGAACTTTATGACAGATTTTATGGAACGTTTGATAAGTGGAGAATATTTACAAGAGAGTTGCAAAAATACAAATCTGAGCAGGACTATTTCGAGGAATACAATCGTATAAAAGATGCAGCGATCAATAGCATTAAAAACACAGAAGCTTATCAGAGATTCAATGCAGAAGATATGGGAAAATTCTCTTTAAATCACAAAAATCTTCCAGAAAACGACATCTATAAGCCGACTAATGATGGAAGAATGTTTATTAGCGTTGACATGAAAAAAGCAAATTTTTCATCTTTACAGTTTTACGATGGAAATATCTTTGGTGGCGCAAATACATGGGAAGAGTTTATTGGCAAATTTACTCAGAATGAGCATATTGTGAACAGCAAGTATATCCGCCAGGTTATTCTTGGAAACTGTAATCCAAAAAGACATATTACGTTTGAAAAGTACCTTATGGATCAAGTTATATCTTGCTTATGTAATGTGGTGGACAAATACAGCAGAATTGCATCTTTTTCGAATGATGAAATCGTCTATGAGATAACAACTTCAGGTAAACCGTGTGATTTAAAAACCATTAGAAATTTTATAGCGGATTTTTTGAATTCATGCTTAAATACAACATTTAATGTTGAGCTATTTTCGTTGCATAGGATTGAAGGAACAGATGGTTATTGTAAAAAGATTTACAATGATAGTGGAGAATATGATATTAAGCTTAAATGTTTGAATGATCATATGGCTCCATTTGTAATGAGATATTTATTGGGCGAAAAAATAATTGAAAGCGACAGGGTGTTCTACTATAAAGGAACGCTTGCTAAGTTTACCGAAGATCCGGAAATTCATATCGATTTCGAACACGTTTAGGAGAATAGATATGAAATTGGTTAAACTCAATTCTGATAACGACCCCCATCGCTATATACTATCAGATTGGGGGAGAATAAATGTATAAGCAGATCATTATTGTTCGAAAGGATCTAAATATGTCTCATGGCAAGATGGCAGCGCAAGTTAGCCATGCATCTATGGCGTTTCTTAGCTGGTTTATAAGAGACAATGCTGATCTGGATGGACATGTTGACGGATGGATTGACGAAGGAATTTTACATAATTGGATCGAGGGAGAATTTACAAAATGTGTTCTTCAGGCAAAGAATAAGAAAAAGATTTTGGAAACAAAAACAATGGCAGAAGAACTCGGATTTTCCGAAGGAAAGGATTTCTGGCTGATTCGCGATAATTGTCATACAGAATTGGAACCGGAAGAAGATGGTCGAACTCTAACTTGTATTGGATTTCGACCAATGAACAGCGAAGTTATCGATCAAATCGGACGAAAATTTCAGTTATACGTGTAATATGGAGGGAAATATGGAATTAAAAGATACCGTGGAAATGATGAACAGTGGAGACTATAGAGAACGATTCAAGGCGGAATATTATCAGTTGAAGATTCGTGTGAATAGTTTGCAGAAGATGCTTAACGAGTGGGAAAGTGGAAAACTTCATTTTGTCCCTACGTGTTCAAAGAAAACTCTTTTTACCCAGTTAAAAATTATGCTTGATTATATGGCGGCCTTGGAAGATAGAGCGGATCAAGAAGGCATTGAGTTGCAAAAATGAAAGTAATCTTTCGTGGAAATTGGAGAAAGGAGACGCAGAATGAAATTTAAAGGAGATATTGTTATTACAGATCCTTGTTACATTATCGAAGATGATAATGATTCTGACTGGGATAAGTGCATGTATGGAGGACGAATGGAGAATTTAGGTATTAAGCATTATTTATGCCGGGATACCATTTATGGGGATTGGTCTTGTACAACGTATAATTCTGACACCGGAAAAGTTCTTGGAAAATTTTGCGCCGATGCAGGTATGGTAGCAGTGTTCTTGCTCGACGAGGTGTTGGCATATAACCCTAAATTTAAACTATGGGAAGAGCGTCCGTGGACTACAACACTTATCAAAGATTTCGATGGCGATATTGAAATGAAGGTTATTCATACAGAAGGAGTATATGAAGATGATAGTGAATGGTACAAAAAAGGTGATAAATGGGAAGACGATTCGCTAAGTGTGGTTGGTGTTGGAAACGTGAATTTTGAAACACACCAGACGGGGCTTTAATTTATGAAAATTGCATTAACAGGTCATAGGTGTCAGAGACTGGGTTTGCCAGAAGACGAAAAAAGTAGCAGATGGGATAATATTACGAATTGGCTAAAGGCAATCTTGGAAGAACTTATCAATTCCGAAGAAGTCGCAGACATTTATTGTGGAATGGCTTCGGGATGCGATATCAAACTTGGCTGCATTGTAGCTCAAATGAAAACAGAAAAGAATATACGTTTGCATTGCGTTCTTCCGTGCAGAAATTATAATTCTACGCATCCTTATTACGAAGAAATTAAAGCGCGTGCAGATGAATGGATTGAATTGTCTGATGAGTTTTATAAGGGATGTGACAATGTTAGAGATCAGTATATGGTTGACTGTTGTGATGTGCTTCTAGCTATTTGGGATAAAAACAAGTCAGGCGGTGTTTGGTCTACAATACGAAAGGCGCAGAGGGCAAATAAAAGGATTATTTGTTGCCCTAAAGAAGTTTTGAACGAGAAACTATAATCTGCGAGTAAAAGGTGAAAAAATGGAAGAAAATAATGTAAATATAAACTTGTTAAAAGAAAACCTGGAGATAATTTTATCATTAGAATATTATGGCATACATATCGAGGATATTAAGGAGCAAGATTTGAAACAGTTGTACTTTTTCTCGGTTCCAGAAAAATCGACATTAAAAACGAATGATGACAATTTGAACGATTTAATAAAAGAAAAAGATGGTTTAATTAAGCTTGCAAAAGACGTTTTATCCGCAGCAAATGTTAATTCGTGTCGTGCTGTCTTTGGAGATGAGGAAGACGAAGAGTTTTACGATGATGTAAGGAATAATATTTCTAATTACGTTTCTTTTTTCGCAAAAGTTAGGTACGGCGAAATCTGGAATAAGGAAATGGGCGACGCTGCTATAATGAGAGCTATTGATGAAATAAAAAATAATACTTACAAATTGGTTTAAGAAAAATATGAGCAAATTGAGAATGGATAGACGAAAGTGCCATTAAGGAGATAAGACAATGGGGAAACAGTATATTGATTAGAAAAATTATTTACATGTCTTGCCCGTTATGCGGTAAAACACATGAAATTGAAGAGAGGAAAAGAACTACAACCACAATCTTAAAAGGTGAGGAAGTAACCTACGAGGAGAAGTTTTATTTTTGTGCAAATGCCGATGAGGATGAGAATGAATTTGAGACTGGAGCAATGACAAATGAAAATCTCCTTAATGCAAGAAATGCATATAAAGCAAAGATGAAAAAATCTATGTTTTAGGTTGACCTCGTAAACTTTCACAACGGGAAGCTGACTCACAATATGAAAATCTGTTTGGATTGCATGAAAACAGAAGTCTAACGTAAAGTAGAAATTTTGCAATCTGAAATCAACTAATTCAATGGCTAATCAGCCAGTAAATTTCAAAATCGAGAATTAAACAGTGTGAGAAAGGGTGGCACGGCATACCCTTGGGTTTTTGCACCCAAAATCACCGTTTACATAGAATTTATCTTATAGATTTAACTCTATGTTCCGCTCAAATGGGCGTTTAAATAAAAAGCAAAAAAAAAGAAAGGAGAATCAATGACGGCAGAATTTGGAATGAAAGTAAATAAAGTTACTTTTGAAAGATCAGAAGACATGCTAAAACCGTATGGCGGCTATTACAATGACGCCTGTATCGACATGGACATACATACGGATGATGGAGTGTTTCATCTATGCGGAAAAAATGATTGGGGATATCTGATGGTAGATGCCATCATGCCATTGTTAAGATATGCGGATCAAGTAGAAATTACGCTTAGAAGAAAGCTAGATAATTTTTGCTATGAGCCAGAAGCTATTGGTTTGGGCAAAAATGAATTTAGGGCGCTAGACATTTTGCACAGACTTAGAGGTTTAGATGATCCACTTTCAATTTACAAAGGTGTGCCCGTTGTGAGAATAAAAGATAGCGACGGAATTAAAATTTATGGATCTAAAGAAAAAGGAGAACTTCCGTTCAAGTAAAAAAAAAGGAGAATTACATGGAAGAAAATTATTTTATTGTTCTATATGATGTAGATGTTCGAAATAAAACGAAAACAAAAAACGGATTATCTTTTTTGTCTTGGGCAGCAGCTTGGAGTGAGGTAAAAAGGAGATATCCGAGTGCCACATATAAAATTTACGAGCAGCTAATCAAAATTGAAGAGCGTATCAGTGAAAATGTTGTAGTTACCAGAGAAGTGCTTAGACCTTGGTTTGATGATTGTTTTACTGGATGGGTAAAAACGGGTGTAACCATCAACGGGATTGAACATATTGAAGAGCTGCCGGTTATGGATTTCAAAAACAAATCTCTGGAAGCAAAGAAAATTACATCCGTAGATGCCAATAAAGCCATCCAGAGATCTCTTACGAAGGCGTGTGCAAGACATGGACTGGGACTCTATATCTACGAGGGAGAGGATTTACCTCTTGAACTTAAGGAATTAGAAAAACTGCAAACTGAGTGCATGGAGCTTATCACAAAGAGATCGGCGCTTTCCGATAAGACTAAAGCAAAGGTGGCTGAGATCTGTAAAGAAGCGCTGCCGGAAGAAAATGGTAATCCGAAACTTTGCAGTGACAATGATGTGCTTGAAACACTCAAAAAGAAACTTATGGCGTTAAGAAAAATCGCCTAAAAAATAAACAACGAAAAGGAGAATTTGACTATGGGATTTAGACAGGGAGCTTATGCAAAAATTTGGAAAATTGAGGACAAGGGCAACTATCATGTTGCGCAGATGTCCATCTCCAGAAAGAACAAGGATACCGGCGTATACGACACGGAATGGCAGAACAACTTTGTTCGTCTGGTAGGAACAGCGCATCAGCAGATTGCAACGATGGATATTAGCCGGAACGTTAAAATTGGTTCTTGCGATGTAACCAATAAGTACGACAAGGATAAGAATACAACTTATACCAATTACGTTGTGTTCAACTTTGAGGACAACCCGGACGGAGGATCGAAGCCCGCAGCTCCAAAGCCTACTGCGCCAAACGATTTTGTGTCTGTACCGGACGACGCAGCGGATGAACTTCCTTTCGATTAAGGAGAATAATCATGGCAAAAGCAAAGGTTTATAAGTGCGGTTTTTGCCACTGCCAGCATGAGTCCTGCGAGATTTCGCAGGACGAAGCTGTCAAGATAAGAAACAGGTACTTCCATAAAGACTGCGCTGAAACTTACAACAACATCGAAGAAATCAAACGGCTATATTACGAAAAAATTAGTAATACGGTCGTAATGCCACAGCTGATTAGAGTGGTAAATGATATCATTTTTAAAAAGCATGTCGATTCTAACTATCTACTATTTGCGCTGAAATATGCAATCAACACAAGGCGCACAATCAATTATCCGCAGGGTCTGCATTATCTCATTGACGATTACAGGATTAAAAATGCATGGAAAAAACAGCAGTTGAGCAGCATTAAACAGGTGAAGTTTGAAGCAAAACCGTCTGTGTTACCAACGTTTAAAGCGGTGCCAACGAAAGAAAAAGGAATTGAAGATTTATTTAGTTAGGAGGACTTGATTTGGATGTAATGGAATTAGCTGATAATCAGGCTGAAAGCGGAGTTATTTCAACTCTTGTATATCATCCTGAATTTATTTTGCACACCGACTATTTAAAGCCGGGCTATTTTTATAATCAGGACAATGGGTGTATTTATTGGGCAATTAGCGAGTTATATAAAAAAGGCATTGATAATATCGATGCTTTCAACATTTCTAGTATGTTATCAAGTAACAAAGCGGTGCAAAAAACAATCGAAAAATATAATTTGCCATCCATTCAAGAATACATAGATTTATGTTCTGAAACGGCGCGTCATACCTTGGAAGAATACAAGCTATTAGCACAAACAGTGGTAACGCTATCTTATAAGCGCGATATGATCAAGAGCATTTCCGAAATTCAAAGATTCTGTCAGGACAAAACGATTTCTCTAGGAGAATTAAGCAAAAAGAAAAACGATGTACTTTCTAAGTTGGATGAAAAATATATCGTTTCCGAAGATATCAAACTTCTTGGCGATGAAGCGCAGGATTTATGGCAGGAAATTTGCGACAGAAGAACTGATTCCGGAATCTATGGTATTCCATCTATGTTTCCAATATTAAGTAATTGGTTCACATATGAGCCGACAGAGCTAGTTGTTATTCAGGCGAAATACAAACAGGGAAAATCTGTTTTGCTGATGCTGGAAGCGCTTCATAAAGTGCAGAACGGTATTCCGACTTTATATGTGGATCGTGAGATGTCTGACAGAATTTTTTATGAAAGATGTCTTGCGTCGTTGACGGGAGTTGACGTTAAGAGAATTAAGAATGGTAAATATAGCGTTGAAGAAGGTGAAGCCATTGAGCGTGCAAACGCTTGGATGAAAACGCAGCCTTTCGTGCATATTTATCGTCCAGATCTGTCCGACGAAGAATTGTATTCCATTTGCAAAATTCTGAAATATAAGATGGGCCTGAAATTCGTAATCGATGACTATCTCAAAAGCAATGCGACATCCGCCAGCGACAACTACAATATTTTGGGTGCGAGATGTGATTTCCTTAAAAACAAAATCGCTGGTGAGCTGAATATGTCCGTACTGACTGCAGCACAGCTAAATAGAGCTGGAGAGGTCGGAGATTCCATGAAGATCAATAGATATCTATCTGTTGGTATTAAATGGTTTCTAAAAACGCAAGAGCAAATTGCGAACGACGGATTGCAGTGCGGCAATGCTGGCATGAAGATTTACATCAATCGACTCGGAGAGCAGATGCCGGAAGATGACGAAAATGCTTATTTGGATTTCATTTTCGATGGAAATAAGATGATGATTTCACAGGCGGAACAGCACGATTCTACGAACGAATTTGACTGAGAGAGGTGAGAACGATTGGAGTACGATGAGGACTTTTTGCGTTCTATATCAGAAAAGGTTGATCTAGCGGAGTACATCGGGCGGACAACCGAATTGGAGAAAAAAGGAAAGGATTACTTCTGTAGATGCTCTAAGCACATCGATAAAACTCCATCATTCTCAATAACGCCGGAGAAAAATTCTTTTTACTGCTTCTCCTGCGGAAGAGGCGGTGGAATTATCCAGTATTTGCAGGATTATGAAGGGCTAAATTTTGATGATGCCGTTCGGAAAACATGTGAACTTGCGAAAACCGATTTGTCTACCATGTGTTATTCGCCGACGGTGCGCTTTTTAAAAACGGTCAGAAAGTTGAAGAGCAGAAATGTCCCCGTGGAGCATCGAATATTGGACGAGAGTGAATATGAAAAATACTCAAAAGAACCGGTTCAAGAATGGATGCAAGAAGGAATTAGGCAGAGAGAAATTGATTTGTTCGACATCCGCATAGATCACAGAAGCAATAGGATTGTCTATCCAGTTCGCGACATAGACGGAAATCTAATAAATGTCAAGGGGAGAACTCGCTTTAAAGATTACAAAGAAATGGGACTGATGAAATATATCAACTATTATCCAATTGGGACGATGGATTATATTCAAGGTTTAAATATTACGCTTCCCTACATAAAGGAACATAACGAAATCATCCTTTTTGAAAGCTTAAAAAGCGTGATGAAATGTTATGGATGGAGTTACAAAAATTGCGGTTCTGCGGAAAAGCATACGTTGACGCCGGAACAGATTCGGCTGTTGATCAGATTAAAGGTTGACATTACGTTTGCTTACGACAGCGATGTGTCTTATCTGTCGAAGGACGCATTAGGAACAATCAGAACATTAAAGCGTTTTACGAATGTGTATGTAATTGAAGATCCTGATAATTTGCTCGGAGGTACAGAAGGAAAAAATAGTCCAGCAGATAAAGGACTACAGGTATTTGAAAGGCTTTACCAAAATAAGAGGAGAGTGAGGTGATGGCATGGTCTATAAAAACGAGCTAGATAATATAGTTTGGTCGTTTTCTACGTTGCATCAATACGAACAATGCCCGTATGCATTTTACCTGAAAAAAATTGACAACACGGAAATTAACGAAGGAAATTTTTATTCTGATATTGGCGGTTACGTTCATGAAATTTTGGAAAAAATATTTAGCGGAAAACTAAATCTGAACGACGCTATCAACTATTTTATCGAAAATTATTCGAACAATGTAGTTTACAGTGCAAAACAATCTACAGTTGAGAAAAAATATGGGCAGGCGATTGATTTTTTAGCAGGACTTGACTTGAGTGAACTGGAAAATTATGAAATCCTTGGGGTGGAAAAGAAGGTTAATTTTTCGTTGGGAAAACGAAATTTTATTGGATATATCGATCTACTGCTAAGAAATAAGTCTACAGAAGAAATTATAATTGTTGACCATAAATCTCTCGATCATTTTTTGAAAAAAGATGGATCGCCATTGAAAAAGAATTTGGAAAGTTTTAATGCTTATTCAAAACAGATGTATTTGTACTCAAAGGCGGTTTTTGATGAGTATGGGAAATATCCGTCGAGAATTGTATGGAACCATTTCTTCGATTTGCAGGTTACGAATATTCCGTTCGTAAAAGAAGATTTTGATAGGACTCTGCAGTGGGCATCAAACCTTATTGATCGCATTTATTCGGACGAAAATTTTGAGGCGGTAAATAGCTATATGATGTGCAGTGTGCTATGCGGATATCGGAATAGTTGTTGCTATGCGAAAGAGGAGAGTGAGAACAATTAGGGATTATTTTACATATATACATTTTCATAGTGATCTTTCAAACGGTGTCACAAACGTTGATTCGATTACAAAGTACGACGATTATATTGCCAAAGCAAAAGAATGCGGAATGAAAGCGATGGCTTTTACCGAACATGGAAGTGTTTTTTCTTGGGTAAATAAAAAACGACACATTGAAGCTGCTGGTATGAAATACATCCACGGCGAAGAATTTTATGTAACAGAAACGCTCGGCGAAAAGATAAGAGACAACTACCATGTATGCTTATATGCAAGAAATTATAAAGGCGTACTCGAATTAAACCAGTTGTCAAGCGAATCCTTTAATCGTAGCGACAACCACTTCTATTACGCTCCGAGAATTTCTATTGATCAACTCATCCGAACCTCTGACAACATTCTGGTTTCTACTGCCTGTCTCGGCGGAATTCTCCATAACGGCACAGATACTATAAAGGACAAATTTATTGCTTTCCTTGCAAAGAATAAGCACAGATGTTTTTTGGAAATTCAACATCATAACGTTGAGGAACAGAAGCTTTACAATCAGTATCTTTACAAACTGAGTAAAAGTATAGGTGTTCCATTGATTGCTGGAACGGATACTCACGCGTTAAACAAAGAACATCTTGAAGGACGTAGGATGCTGCAAAAAGCAAAGAACGTCGGATTTGCCAATGAGAACGCATGGGATTTGATATTCAAGTGCAGCGTCAAAGAACTTATGGATGCGTATAGGTTACAAAATGCATTGCCAGAAGATGTTGTAAGGGCTGCAATAGAGAATACAAATGTGCTGGCTGATATGATCGAAGAGTTTGAGCTGGACGAGAGTTATAAATATCCGCATCTTTGGGCTGATTCGGACAGATTATTCCTAGAAAAAATTCGTCAAGGAATTATCAGGAGAGGCGTGGACAAGTATCCGAATTATCAGGAGTATTTGGACAGAATCGATTATGAGCTTGCTGCTTATCGGCACAACGGAGCAATTGATTTTATGCTTCTCATGGAAGATATTCTGGGATGGTGCACTCAAAATGATATTCAGGTTGGATATGGTCGTGGATCGGTCAACGGTTCCGTAATTGCGTGGTTGCTTGGCATCACAGAAATGGACAGTATTAAACATGGTTTGAACTTCGATCGTTTTATGAGTACAGAGCGTGTTTCTCTTAGCGATATCGACACTGACTTTCCTCCGTCAAGGATTGATGATGTAAAAAAATATATCTTTTCCAAAACGGGTTTGTATTGTTGCGACATCGTAACATTTAATACAATCGCGCTAAAAGGGGCGATTAGAGACATTTGCAGGGCGTTTTACGTTGAGAATCTGGAAAATCAGTCTGAGGATGTTCTGGCAGAAATAAAAAAGTGCGAAAACTCTTTGTCGCCTGATGCGGTTCTTCCAGATGCACTTATCGAAAAAATTGAGAGAAATTCCATTCATCCTGAAATTCCGTATGACTACATGAAAAGGACTAATGAGATTTGTTCCCTCGTGGACGAAGACGAAGAAAAGGCGCGAAAGTTATATCCGAAACTGTTCGAGTATGTAGATCTGGTAAACGGAACGATTGTTTCAGTTGGCAGCCATCCGTGTGGATTGACCTGCTCACCGCATTCCGTCACCGACCACATTGGAACATTTACGACGTCAACATCTGAGTATCCAATCAGCCAGATATACATGAAAGAAATTGACGGTTTGAACTATGTAAAACTGGATCTTCTTCGTTTGGATACCATCGAGATCATCAACGAAACATGTAAACTTGCTGGAATTGAGCGCGTCACACCGGACAATCTGGATATTACAGATGTCAACGTGTGGAACTCCATGAGAGACGACACGACTCAGATTTTCCAGTGGGAAGGCGAAACTGGCAATAACTACATCAAAAAACTTCTTTCGGATGAAAATATTAAAAAATTTCAGAAGATAGATAAAAACGTTGACCGTATGACGTTGTTAAGTATTGGAAACAGTGCGATCAGACCTGCGGGCGCATCTTACAGAGATGATCTTGCAAACGGTGTAGTTCGAAAAAGTGGTTCTAAAGCGATTGATGAATTCTTAAAACCAACTTTCGGTTACTTAGTATTTCAGTGCCAAATCATCAATTTCTTGCATGAATATTGTGGGTTTACGATGGGTGAAGCAGACGTTGTCCGCCGTCACTTTTCGAAGAAGCAGTTCACAAAAGACGGAATCGCTATGACCGAATTGGATACGCCGATCATCAAAAATGGCGGATACATGGTCGATAAAGACGGTGTTCCCAAAAAAGATCATTACATCAACGGATTCGTAGCAACCATGAAAGAAAAGTTTGGTATGCCTAAAGAAGAGGCTGAACAAACAATCGTTGCCTTTTTGCAGGTCATTATTGATGCCAGTAGATATCTGTTTTCATTAAACCATTCACAGCCGTATTCGTTTGAAGGATACGCGTCTGGATGGCTCAGGTATTATTATCCGCTGCAATTTATCACTGTTGCTTTAAACGTGAACCAGAGCAAAGAAGAGAAGACGATTGCGTTGACGAATTACGCAAAGAAGGTTGGAATTGAAATTCGTTCTCCAAAATTCAGATATTCAAAGGCGGAATATTTCTGTGATACAAACGACTTCTGTATCTACAAAGGCATCGGATCGATCAAATACATGAATGCACAAATAGCGAATGAACTGTATGATCTGCGAAACGAAAAATTTGCGGACTTTATAGATGTGTTGGTCGCAATATCTCATACCAGCGTCAATTCAAGACAGTTAGATATTCTTATTAAACTGAATTACTTTGAAGAATTTGGCGAGATAAAACGTCTTCTGGAATGTACAAAGTTGTTTAACAATCTGTATTCGAAAAAACAATTCAAGAAGGATAAGCTGCAAAGCATGAATCTTGAAGAGATGGATGTTAGACAGTTTGCGGCAAAAGAAACAGAGAAAATGTTTAGTGGGGTTGACACATATCACCTACTGAAGTATATGACTGCCATTATGAAATATCCGGAAACAACGCTGGTAGACAAGATCCATTATCAGCAGGAATTGCTCGGATATATCGATATTAAGGACGCACGTTACAAAGGAGTAGGATACGTCATGAGCGTCGATAAAAAATATGCTCCAAAGTTAAAAATTTACGCTTTGGCAAATGGTAATACGGTTGAATGCAAGGTGGATAAAAAAACCTTCAACTGCAATCAGGTTGCTACAGGAAATTTTGTTAGAATCGAAGGGCAGCGATACAAGCCACAATTGCGACGGCTGGACAGCGGCGATTATGAAGAAATCCCAGGAAAGAAGATTCTATGGCTGACCAAGTATAAGAAGGTGGATTTGTGATGATTAAGCGGAGAATTTCATGAAGCAATATTATACAGAAAAGAGTTATAAAGATCTTCTATCGCACATGATTTTACTGGTTGACACTCGTGAAAGCTCCAACAAAGGAATTACCGATTGGTTCGATAGAAACGGCGTCAACTGGAAACAGAGGGCGCTGAAAACCGGTGATTACGGGTTTATGGTTGAGAGCTGCCCGGAATTAGGTTTCCCGGTGGACACATATTTCAGTGATGAAATCTGCATCGAAAGGAAAAATTCGGTTAGTGAGCTTGCCGGAAATATTGCAAACGCCACAAAGGACGATGATCGGATTTTCAAAGAGTTTAACCGGATGATCAACATCGAAAAAAATTATGTGCTGATAGAGAATGATAGTATGGAAGATATTTTTAAGGAAAATTACAAGACGAAATTGAATCCTACATCATTTTTGCGGACGTTGTTGACATGGCAAAGCAGAAACAACATGCACATCTATTTTGTGAAAAGAGAATATATGGGTAGGATGATTTACGAGCTTTGCAAAAATTGTTTAGATTCAAAAATTTTGAAATAGGAGAAAATAGAGATGGATAAGAGAAAGGTTTTCGAATGCCTGCTTAACCAGTTTGAAACGGATGAAATGCGGAATTATTGTGCTGACATGATCGAAAAAATTCCGGATTATATCTTTACGATTCCGAGCAGCACCAGTTTCAAATACCACAACAAAACACAGTGCCAGCCACACGGTCAGATTTATCATATTCTCATGTTCGCAGAGATTATGAATTATGTTCTTGGGCTGGAATATGTGCAGGGCAAAATTGACGCAAGAAAAAGAGATTGCCTACGTTGCACACCGATTTTTCACGACGCAATCAAATGCGGCACATCCGGATCGCAGTACACAGTGCATGAACATCCTGTGCTGGCAGGTGAATGGGTAAAAAACACAGTCGTAGAACACGATATCGATTCAGAGACAAAAGCCTACATTGCTCGTCTTTGTGAGAGTCATAGCGGACAGTGGACATCCACAAAAAGAAGTTCTGTTGTGCTGCCAAAGCCCGAAAATGACGAACAGTTCTTCGTACATATGTGTGATTATCTGGCAAGTCGGTCAAATCTGGATATGCAGTATTCTGATGAAGTAAATGCGTCGCTCGGTGGCATTGAGACGCCAAAAGAAGAGCTGCCAGATGTGTCAACTTATGTGGTCACATTTGGAAAATATAGCGGCAAAACGCTTCCTCAAATCAAAGAGGTTGATCCTGGCTATTTTGCATGGGCCAAAGAAAACATGACGAGAGAGCCTGTAAGAAGTCTTCTGGCACAGATGTAAATGGAGAATAATACGTTGGGATGTAAAAGTCCCGACGTATATTAAAATTGGAGGAATACGGCTTATGTTGTACAGAATTAAGCGAATCATGCATTCTGGTACTAAAGGAATGCGCGGAGAAGACAGAGCGGATGGAATCTATCCGAAAAGAGTTGGAAGAGTCGTATCCATCGCAGACAATTATCCTATTTACGAGGGATATCCTGCGTTACTCATGTACGTTGCAGATGCTGACGGGAACGAATATCACGGAGGTCTACAGACGAGTAGGGTTGTTAAGGTGGAACGGACGGGTAATGCTATTCGGCTGGAAACGGCTAATAGTATATATGAATTGGTGGAAATTTAAGGAGAGGATGGCGGTCTTTTGCCAACAAAAGAACAAGTCGCACTAGATATATTTAATGCGGAAACGAGCGAAATGATTGGTCGTTTAGGGAATGTTACAAACGTACTTGTCAACTCTAACTCTGATGATGAGTGCAAAAATGATACACATGGAGAATGGTTCTTAAAGAATCATTGGACGGCAACATGTGAAATATCGTTTGATGCTGATAATCTGGCTAACAACGCTTTGAAAAAAAATATTAGGAGTTGACAAATCTGATTTACCGGACGCTTACGATGTTCAATTCATAAAAATTGTTCAGGCAAGAAAACACAAAAAGAAGAGAATAAATAAAAAGTGGAAAAAAAGATATGGATATAAGCTAATTACTGTAACATGTAAAGGCTGGCAGATGGAAAGTTTCGCAGATGGAAACGTAGTATTTACAAATCTAACAAGAAAATTTGAATAAGATAGGAGGATGTTAAGAATGAAACCTTTGGTATATTTCGATTTTGTGGAAGTAGAGAATAATAAAGTGATGGTTGGTAAGGATCGTTTGAAAAAAATTTTGGACGAGATTTATCAAGCTGGCTATACGGACGGACAGAACGCTCCAAAGATTACTTGGAATAGCAGAGAATTTGAGCCAAACAAGCTCAACGCCATCCCGGTATGTAGCAATGAGACAATAAGAGCAACTGTCGATCCGGCGGTGATCAGAGCAATTTAATATTATACGCGACGGCGGAATATGTAGACGCGCAAACGGGCAGTAGACAGGTGAACGATTAAAAACGCTCGGTAGAGACGCCTATGGGTTCGACTCCCTCCAATGTGAACAATGCACGGTTCATGTATAGTGAAAATCCATACCAGCGCAATTCGAGAAAAAAAACAAGGAAGGAAGATTATGGAAATTGGACAATTCAAATAAATTTAACGAGAAAAACCCGTATGTCTATATCGTGACCCGTGGGGAATATTCTGATTATGCAATACAATCCGTATTTAAATCCAGGGACAAAGCTGAATTGTATTGTTCTTGTCATAGCGGGTGTAAAATCGAAGAGTATGAATTTGACGACGACACGATTTATACGACTTTTAATGTAGTAACACTTTTCTGTAAAGTGGGGATCAGGAATCCAAAGATAGACTCATTGGATTTTCAGTTTGAGACATTAACAGAAGAAGACGATCCCTGGAAAAACGAAAATGAAGGATATACTCACCGTTACAGCGATTGGATTTTATTTACGATTCGCAGAAAGCTTCCTAAAAAATACAACGAAGAACTGGTGCGAGAGAAGTATAAAAAAGCCTTTTATGACTTTGCGCCTGAAATTAGATATATGATAGCTGAATTGCCTCAAATGTCGGAAAAAGAAATGAAAATTCGCAATGACGTTTTGGCGGCTATTTCAAGCAAATTAGGCATCGAAAAAGAATAAAAATGGCTATGAAATAGTTATTTAGTTGAGTACGAAAATGGAGAATAAATATATGAGAATTATAGAAAGACGTGAGCCTGAAATTCCAACAAAAAGAATTAGATGTAAATATTGTGGTTCATTGTTTGAATTTGAGATGAACGAATGCAGAGCAACTGAACAATTGGCGATAATGCATGACGGATTAGGAAGTAAAAATATTGATTGCCCTGTGTGTAAAAGGACGACGTATTTCGAATGGGAGGATGAGTAAATTGATTTGGGAAACGGTGGCAGAACATACTCCTAGCTCGGCAAAGGTAATGCCAGTTTGGATTTGCGATAATGACAAACAAATTGATTTGGCATATTTAACGGACGACGAAAAGTATTTTGTGTCCACCGATCATAAAAGAGTGTATTTTGTGGACGACGTGATGTGGGCAATGGTGGATGTTCCTCTGAGTTCAGAAGAGTCAACGAACATATGTCCGATATGTGGAAATGGAATGATTTTTAAACGGAGAAAAGAAAAATAATTTTTTACAAAGGAGCGTAAAAGAAAGTGCAGAACAAAATCGATCTCGAAAATTTAAGCGCAGAAGAGAAATACATTGTTTTATACGCCATTGCTAAAAACGCTACGAAAGACTACGACTTTAACAACGTTGTTCCGATAAATCGGATTATAAGAGATTGCGGCATAGAATTATCTGCATGGCCAATGCCAGGCAAGGTTCTTCTTCATGATAATCTTGCAGAATCCAAAAAAACAGATGGTAAATGGGTAATTTATGTTAATTACAGAGTTTTGCATTTGTTATCTGGTCGTTATGCCATTACTCGCGAATTCGCAGGATACCTGATGGATTCCGTTGGAATATCATGCGAAAAAGAAACTCATGCTTACTTATATTTTCCTTTGGCTGTCGAGTGGAGAAACGTATTAACGTCGTTTCTGACTTTTCCATTTTGCAGAGTTGTAAAATTGCTAAGAGAGTTTTCAAAAGATGAGTATTTAACCGAGGACGATTGGATTGGATATCTCACGCATGTAATGGAAGCGACTTTCTATCATGCAATCTTGTGCTATCAGGACATTCGTAATTTAGCCGCAGCGTTGTTTCAGTGCAAAGAAGGCGGCATAAGCGATGAAGTTTCGAAATTTTTAGTGGATTTAAACGTAACATTGGAAGATGAATTTCGGATAATAGAAGAAAATTCGGATTTGTTTCAGAAGAATTGAGGATGAAATGATTAAGAAAATTGATAAAAAGAACAGATTTGTGTCGATGTTTAATCCTGATACCGGCTTCTATATGAGAAGTGGAATCATCGACGAAAACGGCAAGGATACGGGGGAAGATCCGTTTATGACTTCATATCCGGAATTGCTCGATATTGGCATTATGCAGACCTGCGTATGCGCTCACAAATGTAACGTAGACTGTTATCAGAAAGCCATTGAAAGAACCGGAAACAATATGTCTTTAGATGATTTTGAATCCATTCTAAGACAGAGCAAGGGGAAGATGTTTCAATGTGCGCTGGGCGGAGCTGGGGATGTCGATACTCATGAAAACTTCGAAGAAATTCTGAAGATGTGTCGAGAATATAATATTGTTCCAAACTTTACCACAAGCGGCATTTTAATGACAAAAGAAAAAGCGGATATCTGCAAAAAATATTGTGGCGCAGTTGCTGTTTCCGAACATTTTGCCGACTATACGGATAAAGCACTGGATCTGCTCTTAGGGGCTGGAGTTAAAACCAATATTCACTATGTTTTAAGCAATAAAAGTATTGATATTGCCATCGATAGACTGAAAAATAACGGTTTCAAAAAAGGAATTAACGCAGTCGTATTCCTGCTGTACAAACCGGTTGGTCTTGGCATTGAAGAGAACGTTTTAAAAATGGACGATGAGAGAGTTAAAGAGTTCTTCCGTCTCATCGATACCGGCAGTTTCGATTTTAAAATTGGATTCGATTCATGTACAGTTCCGGCGCTCATCAACTTCACACATAATATCAATCAGGACAGCTTCGATACCTGCGAGGGCGGAAGATGGTCTGCATACATCACAGCTGATATGAAGATGCTTCCATGCAGCTTTGATAATCAGGATATGAGATGGGCAGTTGACCTGAAGACTCATACAATTCAGGAAGCATGGGATTCTGAACAATTCGAAGATTTTCGGGACCATTTCAAGAATTCTTGCGGCAACTGTGATAGACGGTACGAGTGTCGCGGCGGATGTCCAATCAGAAGACAGATTGTTTTATGCAACAGAGAGGAGAAAAATCTATATGAAAATTAGATCTGATTATGTCACAAATTCAAGTAGCTCATCTTTTATTCTTTCGTTTAAGGACGAGGATAGTATTTACGATACTTTGAAAGAACAGTTTCCTAAAGATATTGAGTCTGGATGGTCGGCAGGCGAATACGGCTATCTGCCCGATCTATTAAATAGAATTTCAGACGAAAAAAGGCTCACACAGGAAGATATCAAGGAAATTATTGAGGACGAAGAACGATGGACGATTCGGTGGGAGCTGAGAGAAAAATACGAACGAGAAAAAGGAATGTCGCATCTGGAATCTTGGGATTTTTTTGATTCTCCAGAAGGAGAAAAGTTAATCAAAGAAGAATGCGGAAAGATAGTCGAGGAAATCATGAAGAAAATCGGAGACGATCATGTGATTGTACAAGTTGAATACGGAGACGGCGGCGAGGGAGAAGACGGCGTTATGGAGCATGAAATTCTTCCAAATCTTGATTGTACGATTGCACGTTTTTCGCATCACTAAGGAGGGCTTATGAAGTTTAGAAGAGATTTTGTTACAAACAGCAGCAGTTCGAGCTTCGTGTGTGAAATTTGCGGACGTGTTGAGGCAGGATTCAACATTGGATTAGCTGAGTCGGGCATGATGGAATGCGTAAATGGTCATATATTTTGTGAAGAAGAATCATTGGAAATTCCGCCAAAAGAGGAATTGCTCAAGATGATTTTGGAAAAAGAATGGAATAAAGGTGTTTGGGATTCCAATATTCGGCAGCGTCGGGATTATACGCAGGAAGAAATTGCTGTGATGAACGGCGAGGATTTGTTCACTAAGTTTTGTAGCGATAACGGATATTATGACGTACCAGAATGCGTGTGCCCAATTTGTCAATTCATTGAGTATTCTAATCGAGACTTGAGCAAATATTTGTCAAAAAAATATGGCGTTTCCAAAGATGAAGTGTTTGCAGAAGTGAAAAAATTCAATAAGAGACGGAAGAAATTGTATAATAGCGAATACATTGCATATGTTTGCAGAAAATATAATCTAAATCCGACCGAAATTGTAGCAGGATGGAAAGAAAAATTTGGAACTTATAAAAATTTCATGAATTGGCTAAACAAGGAATAGGATGGGTGTATTACAAATGATTTACGGAGTATTTTATGCCAATTACAGCGATTGGTATCCTGTTGGATATTTTGAAAATGAAGAAGATGCGTATAAGTATTGTGAAGGATATATGGGAGCGGGCCATATTGTTCTTCCAATAAAAAATCTTTTGGGTGAAAAAGATTTATCAGTCATTTCTTTAAAATACGAATTCAAAATTATTTTTCGTGAAGACGGGACCATGGCGAATTTTGGACGAGGAGACGACGGTGACGATGAATACTGCAAACGTTACGTCTCGGAAGAGTTAAGGTGCAATCATATCGGCACATATGGAAGATGGACGAATATTAAAATAAATTTGAATCGTAAGGATTGGGATCTTGCATCCAAAATTGCTCAAGATTATTACGCAGAACTGAAAAGTTATGGAGATGGTAAAATTCTTGATAAAAATATTGATCTTATGAATAAAAAATTCGAAGCACCATTTTTAGAAAGAAAACGCATCAGAAAAGAAGAAGAGTTAAAACAGAAGGAACTTGCCGAATTAAAGAGATTGAAAGATAAGTATGAAAATTCTCTTTCGTAGGAAGTAAATGTGAAAATTTTGATTGTATGCGAACAGTGAGGTAAACATCTATGGGCATGTATGACATGATAAACGGTGAAGCGGTCAAGTGCTTTCCAACATATTATATGATGGGAGAAGTAATGACTCGTAGTGGAGGAAATCTAATTCCATACGACACAGGAAGTTCTGTTCCTTACAAATCTCCGTATTACAATTATGGGAAAAACTTTCTTGTAATTGACATTAGCGGATCTCCAGAATTTGACGATAGCTATGATTTTCTAATCCATGTAATCACCGATGGATTGGTCAAAGAGACTTTAAGGGACACTTTTAAAAATATTGATTGGACAAACAATGATTCTGTTGTTAGTTATGACGGAGAAATCCTAAACGTTTATTCAGAAAAAGACGTATCAGATTACATAGATGCACGGAAAAAATATTGGCATGATATCTGGGAAGCCAGAGTTCGTCTGAATGAGCTTAGAGAATTGCAATTTAACTATTTTAGCCGAATTAAATCTTTGGAAAAAGGCTCTGAGGATCGAAAGACTGTAATTGGAAAAATAAGTCAGAATAGCGAGACAATAAAAGAAGAATTCAGCAGAACAATTTCAGAGTTAGAACGCATTAGAAAGGAATTTTCGGCAACGTGGGCAAAAGATACTTCTGATATCGGTGATCTGATTTCAATCGGAAAACTTATAAGCTGTTACAACTGGGCGCATAGCGAAGAGGAGTCTGAAGATGTTTTGGAGTCAATCTCCGATATGCTCGACAAAGACGAAACACTGTACGACAGATATGTTAAATGGCAAGGCACTGACGAACACATCAAAGAATTTCTTAAATAATTTCTTGGGGCAATTCCGCTCAAACTCCCAACATCAAAAAGAGAATAATAGAACAGGAGGTGATATTTTGGAATGGTATGTATACTACGAAAATTTTAATGCAAAGAAAATTGTTAAATGGAACATTTTCAATCATTATAAATTCAAAGAAGAAGTCGAAAATCTGCTGCATAGAAATTTAAGCAGGGAGGTTTTTTCCGGAAAATTAAAGGATTGTCTACTCTATTATTTCTGGGCAAAAAGTGAATATGAAATTCTTATTTCGCCGTGGCTTGGAGACGCAAAAGATATCAAAGTGGACGTTTTTGATCAGGTTGTGATGAATTTTGACAGGTTTGCGGACTATATTTGGTCGTTCACGAACACGAACGATGGAACAAGGTAAAGATATGAAAAAGATATGCCCAAAATGCGGAAATGAAGAGTTTGAATTGCTCGACAATAGCAAGAAAATTTCCTATTGTACTAAATGCGGTACCATTTTTATAAAAAGAGAGGATGGAGTTATAATGACGAATTATTCTAAAATTACAATGAACGCATATATGAATTTGGCGAACGCAAGCGAAAAAGAAGAAAGTGGCACTATGATGGACAAGAACCGTGGCAATGCAGTTGTCAACATAATTGAAATTGTTCCAAATAAAGTCGTAAAGGTCGTATTTTGTGATGGAACAATTGAAAAAGTTGTTTGTGATGAAGACGATACATTTAGTTTGGAAATGGCAATTACGATTTGTATGGCGAAAAAGCTATACGGTGGAACCGCTGCGTATAACAAAGCGGTTAGAGACGGAATGAAAATTTACAAGGAAAGACTTGAATGGAAACAAAAAACAAAAGAAGATCAAGAGCGTATTGCCAAAAAGAAGCAGAAGCGCAAGGAATATCTTGCTCGCAGAGAAGCGCGGAGACGTGAGGAACAGATTGAAATCCAGAAAGAAGCGTATATTCGTGCGATGAAAGAGTTGAATGATAACGCTTCTACGGTTGGCGCGTGAGCGTTGACGAGATTGCCGGAATAAGTCAGTTGGGAAGTTGGCTTGTTTCGGCACAAAAGGAAATAGAAATTTTGCTTACATTTTGGAGGACACATGAAATTTAGTAAAACAGCAGTATGGGGATTTGATCACGCCTTTAGGAGGCGAAAAGGGAGAGAATAAAAGACGGAAGATTACATTAAAGCTATCAATTTGTTGAATAATAAATGCAGAAAAACAAAATCAAATAAATATAAAGTAGATATTAGTTTAAATGGAAAAAATATACATCTTGGAACGTTTTTAAATGAAAAGGAAGCCAAAGAAAATTTAATTAAATATAGGATAAAAAAATTTGAAGAATCTGTAAAGGAATATGGCTTAAATCCGTCAGATTGCAAATTGTTTGAAAATAAATTTTTGGTATTCCCAACAGGAGAAATTTTTAATTGCTATGGTAGAAAAATTACAGGAGCAATAAACAGAGATGGCTACCGCATTGGAACTTTAAACAATAAATTCTATCAATTTCATAGAGTTGTAGCCATTTGTTTTCTTCCAAAAGTATATGGTAAAGACTTTATAAACCATAAGGACGGAAACAAATCAAACAATAATGTAAATAATTTAGAATGGTGTACCAAAAGTGAAAATACTATACATTCTTTTAAAAATTACTTACAAGATAATGTAACAAATCAATATGGAAATTATTCTGTTATTTCAAGAGATGATATAGAGTTTGTGAAAAATAATTATTGGAAAACTCAAATAACATCTAATATCTTATGTCAATATTTTGGATTATCAATCGGACAGTTCCAACAAATAATTTATAAAAAACATAAAATTAAATTACCAATAGAAGATCAAGTTATATTTATATGGAATATGAAATCTAATTATGAAAAATTGGGCAAGGAAATAGGAAAATGTTCAAGAAGCATAAGACATATAGTTAATAAAATTGGAAAGGATTTTAATTATGAAATTTTCAAACACATTAGTAACGAACTTCAGCGGAAGTTTTAGGGGATTAAGAAATCCCAAAAACTCTTGGAATCGAAGTGATAGTAAATTTAATGAATATTTCGATATTACAAGAGGAGATGTTACATCAGAAGAGTTGTTAAAAACATGTCCTAATGCATATATACATCATAAAAATGATAATGGTTATTACGCAGATATTATTGGAGAAGCAGATATGAAACTTGCGCAAACCCTTCTAAAGGCTGGTGGAGAGCATTCTAAATTTATGAGAATGATTCATGTGTCAGTCGATGTGGATATGCCGCGATACTGGTGGTCTGAGGAAGATACGTATCACTTTAACACAAAGAATAGTTGCTCAACCATGCATAAATTGTTAAATAATGATAATCCAATTACAAAGGATTTGTTTGTATGGTGCGAAGAGGATTATGACATTGTCAGTGCCGTGGTAGACAGATTAGAAGTTTTGCGTCAGGAGTATAAAAGTTCAACATGCGCAACGGACAAGAATAGACTTCTTATAAGAGCAAAGAGACTTCTTCCTGAAGGGTTTTTACAGATGAGAACATTAGATACGAATTACGCAGAACTTCGCAACATGTATTTTCAACGTAGAAGTCATAGATTAAAAGAAGAATGGGTAGATACATTCTGCAAGTGGGTAGAATCACTTCCATATGCAAAAGAACTAATTTTATTCGAGGGATAAGGAGAAAAAATGATAAAAAATGAATCTACGATTAGACGATCGTTTTACGAAGAATTAACAAATTACATCTTAAATGCAGCAGATTCCGTTGAATACGCGGGAGAAAAAATTTTATTGGGCAGAATCGCAGCAGTAATCAATGAATCCTGTAGAGATTTTGATTTGGACACAGATACACTAATATTGAATTAGAAGGAGAAAAGAATCAAATGAGAGATCCTGGCAGACTAATTTTATCTTACGCACAACTGTGCGAAATACATAGGACTTATTTCCCAGATATGAGGGAAGGACAGTTTCTACTGAATTTACTTGGCTGGATCAATTCTACAAAGAAATGTGATCCGTTTTTCGTTGAATCAAAAGAGTTTCTGGATTTAGCAAAAGAATATGCCAACGCGAATTCTCCGTGGTATCAGGGATGGGACGCACTTGGAGGGAAAAATGGACAAAAGTGAAGCTACCGCTCTTATAAAAGAGTTGAATAAAGCGTCGGAAGCCTATTACAACACCGGTCATCCAATTATGAGCGACTACGATTTTGACAAAAAAATCGATATGCTCAAAAAATGGGAAGAAGAAAGCGGAATTGTGATGGCGGACAGTCCAACACATAAAGTTGGATATGTGGTGGCAGATGAATTAAAAAAAGTTACGCATAACCATCCAATGTTGTCACTTGACAAAACAAAAAGTGTAAGTGAACTGGCTGACTTTGTCGGAAATAACGAATGTATTTTGTCTGTTAAGTGCGACGGCTTAACAACGTCTCTTCGTTATGCAAATGGCAAACTTGTTAGCGCAGAAACAAGGGGAAACGGATTGAAGGGTTTTGACTGTCTCCAAAATGTACTTACAATGAACAACGTTCCGAAAGAAATTCCGTACAAAGACGATCTAGTTATTGACGGCGAATCTATCGTAGGATGGGACACTTTCAGAAGAATCAACGATGGCATTCTTGACGAATCAAAAAAATATAAACACCCGAGAAATCTCGCGTCCGGATCATTAGGGTTACTTGACAGCAAAGAAGCTGCGTGTCGGAACATGAGATTTGTAGCGTGGCGTGTCATCAAAGGGTTTGAACATAAATCAGTTTTTTCTGACTTAAAAAGAGCAGAATCCAATGGTTTTGAAGTTGTTCCAATGTGGTTTTATTCAAATAAATTAGGCAAGGAAACGCTTTCTACAATGCTCGATCAATTAAAAGAAAAGGCAGAAGCAGAGAACATTCCTTATGACGGAGCGGTTATGGCGGTTGATGATTACTCTCTGGCTGAATCGATGGGGCGCACTGATGAATTTTTCAGACATTCTATTTCGTATAAATACGAGGACGATCTGTTTGATACGGTTCTCACAGATATCGAATGGAACACGTCTAAGACGGGATTGATCAACCCGGTAGCTATTTTCAAGCCGGTAGACCTGAATGGGGCGGTTACAACAAGAGCTACGTTGCATAATATCACGTATATCAAAGATATGATGCTTGGCATTGGAGACAGAATTAGAATTTATCGATCCAACATGGTCATTCCAAAAGTCCATGAAAGCATTGATAAAAGTGGACACTTCAAAATTCCGAGCAGATGTCCTGCTTGCGGAGCGCCTACGAAAATTGCGAAAGAAAACGATTCGGAGACCCTGTATTGCACAAATGAAAATTGTAAAGGACGATTGCTTGGCAAATTGAGTCATGCGGCAAGCCGTAACGCACTCGACATCGACGGACTATCAGAAGCAACTATCAAAAAGTTCATTGAGCTTGGCTGGCTCGATTCTATCGAAAGTTTTTTCAGTTTATCAGATCATAAGTCAGAAATTTCTCATCTTTCCGGATTCGGCAAAAAATCCACAGAAAAATTACTTGCAGCAATTGAATCTTGCCGACACACTACGCTCAACAGATTTCTATATGCCCTGTCAATTCCTATGGTTGGCAAGACCGTTAGCAAGCAGATTTCAGATCTCTGTGATGGAAATTTTGAAAAATTATGTACGTTAATTACTTTACACGGAGCGTCGTATTTCAATTGTTTAGATGGAGTTGGAGATTCTATCACCTTGTCCTTAAATAGCTTCTGGAATGCTAATCAAAATAAAGTAATTAACGTATCTAAAAATTTCGTTTTTGAAGAAAATCGGCCAACTGAAACGACCTCTGAGCTATCCGGAAAAACATTTTGTGTTACCGGAAGTCTGAAACATTTTTCAAATAGAGACGAATTGAAACAGAGAATAAAAGATATGGGCGGTAAAGTTTCTGACTCTGTTACCGGCAAAACGTCTTTTCTTATCAACAATGACTCAAAAAGCACGTCTGGCAAAAACAAGAAGGCTCATGAACTCAACATCCCGATTATCACAGAAGAACAATTTTTAGAAATGATTGGAGGAAATTAACATGATAACTGTAAAAATCAATCTGAACAACACCGACAAGATCAAAGATTTCGTAAATGCGGCGAGAAGCTTCGAATCCGATATCAATGTCCGCAATGAGCGGACACTTATCGACGGAAAAAGCGTTTTAGGACTTTTTGACCTCGATTTATCCAGAAATGTGTACGCAGATCTCATTTCTGACGACGAAAACGAGATTTTTCGGTTCAAAACGGTCATGGAGGCGTTTTCCTGATGGTTGTAATTTTAGTGGGTGCCAGTTCTACTGGAAAATCAAGCATTTCAGACGCTCTTTTTTCGAATTTTTCCTATGAAAGAGTGATTTCATTTACTACTCGAAAACCTCGTCCGGGAGAGACGGACGGACTCGATTATGTCTTCATTGATGAGACTGAATTCAAAAACAAGATTGCCAGCGGAGATGTCGTGGAATACGAAGAGTATTCCCAGAACAGATTCTACGGATCGTCCAGATATCAGTATCTCGGAGATGAGGACAAAGTTGCGATCCTAACTCCTCACGGCGTCAGAAGTCTTAAAAAGAAAATGCCAGAATTGGATTTGTTCGTTGTGTATATCAAAGCTCCTCTAAAAGAAAGAGCGATTCGATACATCAACAGATGTGGTAGCAATTTTACATATTCTGACATGACAGAACTTTCTGAGAGGATGCAGCGAGACTTTGGGATGTTTAACGGATTTGAAGATGAAGCAGACCTAATCATTGAAAACTCGGACGAGTATACGCCGCAAATCCAGGCATTCACGATCGTGACTGCAATAGAAAGAAGAAAAAACCAGTCGAATGAAAGAAATTAAAAACTTTATATTTTGCCAAAACAGGAAATGTTCTAAAACGGAGTGCTTGCGCCACAATGTAAACACTCCGTTTGGAATAATTATTACAAGAGCAACTTTCTCAAATAAGAAAGGACGGTGTGAAGGTTATGTTACAGAGCAAGATGGTGTATCTGAGTGGATCATGCAAGAATGAGACTCTTGACGAAAGATCTGGATGGAGGAGTGACTGTGTTACGTGGTTTTGTAAAAACGCTGACAGATTTATTGCTTTTAACCCTGTGGCCTATTTTGATTATGATCGCAATGATCATAAAACTGAGCTTGAGGTTCTTGACTTTGAGCGAAGAGCGGTCAAAAAGAGCGATGTGATGCTGGTAAATCTGAAAAATATTGAAAAGTCCGTTGGGACGATCTGTGAATTAGCATGGGCTTTCGAATATGACATTCCAATTGTGGCGTTCTATGAGTCCGAAGATGAATACGAATTACAGCTTCATCCGTGGATTGAAAACATGTGCGACAGAATTGAATGCGGAGTTGGCGCTATGGAAAAAGCCCTGCGTTACGTTCGAGATTATTACAGCGTTTTCTAAAAATGTGAATTCGCAGATGGAGAATAATATAGTAGGGCTTATGCCACTTATTTGCGAAAGGAGTTGAATCAAAATGTCTGATACAGAGAGAGAAACGTTGATCGAGCTGATTTGTGCGGAACAGACTCATATGATCGTGAAAGATAATACATCATATACGTCTGATCGGTACATGTTTCTTGAGCAGCTTAAAGTGAAGATTAAAGACATGAGAGGTAACTAAATGCCGGATATTACCATGTGTTCAAATGAAAATTGCCAGATGAAAAATAGCTGTTTGAGACATACTGCGCCACCGGATAAATATCAGAGCTGGAGTGATTTCGGTGGATTTTGCAATGAGGGAACAAATTACAGCTATTACATGCTGGATTGGAGAACTGATTTAGAAGGGAGTGGTGTGAATGCGTGTAATTAAAAGAGATTGTTCTGAAGTTGAATTCGATAAAATGAAAATTTCTTCCGCTATTTTAAAGGCTATGAAAAATGGTTCTGGTATTGTAAAACCGAAAATTGCTGACGAAATTGCAAACGAAATCGAAGAAGAATGCAAAGATAAAGACGAAGTAAGCATTTCTGATATTGAATCAATGGTTTATGACAAGCTGATTACAAAGAAACAGAGACTTACCGCCAAAGCTTATGAAGGATATAGAAGTATTCGTGAATTTCAGAGAGAAAACGAAAATACTACAGATGAAGAAATCGAAGAGTTGCTGACTGGCACAAGTGAATATTGGGCTACAGAAAACTCAAACAAAGACGAAAAGCTTGTCACCACGCAGAGAGATTATATGGCAGGAATTGTTAGCAAAGACATGTGCAGAAGATATTTGCTGCCGCCAGAAATCGTACAGGCTCATGATGATGGAATAATTCATTTTCATGATATTGATTATTTCGGTCAGAAAACTCTATACAATTGTTGTCTTGTAAACATTGAAGATATGTTGCAAAACGGAACCGTTATAAGCGGAACGTTGATTGAAAAGCCACACAGCTTTTCGACCGCTTGTAATATAGCAACTCAGATTATTGCGCAGGTTGCAAGTAGTCAGTACGGAGGACAAACGATAACTTTGTCCCATTTAGCGCCATTCGTAGATGTAAGCAGAAAGAAAATAGAGAAACAAGTACGAGAAGAGTTTTCTCTTATTACAGAGACGTATCTGGATGAGGAAGAAATCCGGAAACATGTCGTTGAAGAAAGATTGAGAGATGAAATCAAAAAAGGCGTTCAAACAATACAGTATCAAATTTTGACCCTCTTAACAACGAACGGACAAGCGCCTTTTCTCAGTGTTTGCATGTATTTGGGAGAAGTGCCAGCTGGCCAAACAAGAGATGACTTGGCAATCATCATAGAGGAAGTTTTAAAACAGAGAATTCAAGGCGTAAAAAATGAGAGTGGAGCTTGGATTACTCCAGCGTTTCCAAAGTTATTGTATGTATTAGATGAAAACAATACATACAAGGAAAGTAAATATTTCTACTTAACAGAATTGGCCGCTAAATGCACTGCTAAAAGAATGGTTCCGGATTATATTTCTGCAAAAGTGATGAAACAGTTAAAAGACGGAGACGTTTATCCGTGTATGGGGTGTAGAAGTTTTCTTACTGTAGATCGCTTCTCAAAAAATAAAGGGAACATTTCAGAATCTTTGAATTTCTCAACAAATTCCAATAAATACTACGGCAGATTCAATCAAGGTGTTGTAACAATCAATCTTGTGGATGTAGCTCTATCGTCAAATAAAAACATGGATGATTTCTGGACAATTTTCGACGAAAGACTTGAATTGTGCCATAAGGCCCTACGAATTAGACATGAGAGACTTCTCAGAACATCTGCGGATGTGGCTCCCATTCTTTGGCGATATGGAGCGATTGCAAGACTTAAAAAGGGTGAAAAAATCGATAAGCTTCTTTACGATGGATATTCAACTCTTTCACTTGGCTATGCAGGGCTGTACGAATGCGTCAAATATATGACCGGCAAATCCCATTCCGATCCGGAATCAATGCCGTTTGCGCTAGAAGTTATGCGGCATATGAATGATAAATGCGAAAAATGGAAAGCGGAAGAAAATATTGATTACAGTCCATATGGAAGTCCAATTGAAAGTACAACATATAAATTTGCTAAGTGTCTAAAAAAACGATTCGGAATTATAGAAGGAATAACGGATAGAAATTATATCACAAACTCATATCACGTTCCTGTTTTCGAAAAAATAAATCCGTTTGACAAGCTGCTGATAGAATCGGAATATCAGAAGTTAAGTGCAGGCGGCGCAATTTCATATGTCGAAACCTCAGATCTGACTAAAAATCCAGAAGCAGTTGTTGAAATGATTCAGTTTATTTACGAGCATATCATGTATGCTGAATTAAATACGAAAAGCGATTATTGTCAAGTTTGCGGATACGACGGAGAAATTAAGCTGATCGATGAAAACAATTCGCTTATATGGGAGTGTCCAAACTGTGGAAACCGTGATCAGAGTAAAATGAACGTCGCAAGGAGAACCTGCGGGTACATCGGAACAAATTTCTGGAACAAAGGAAGAACTCAGGAAATTGCAGAAAGGTACGTTCATTTGGACGACCATTCACAGGAGGAATAAATATGAGATACGCATCAATGCGTAATCTTGACATATCAAATGGGGAGAACATAGGAGTCTCCCTATTTGTTCAAGGTTGCCACTTTCATTGTAATAACTGTTTTAATTCTGAGACATGGGACTTTGAAGGAGGTTATAGTTGGACAGAAAAATCTATAAAGGACTTTTTGAATTTAGTCAATAGATCATATATTAAGCGCGTTTCAATTCTTGGAGGAGAGCCATTGACCTCTCGAAATGTCGAAGAAATTTTTCATCTCATCTCAACAATTCGTAATTTATTTCCAACGAAAACAATTTGGCTTTACACAGGATTCACATGGGAGCAAATCATGAATCCAACAAATTCAGATGATATTTTACGCAAAGAAATAGTTTCACAATGCGACGTTGTAGTAGATGGAGAATATATAGATGAGCTGCGAGATATCACTCTAAAATGGAGAGGATCAAGCAACCAGAGAGTGATTGATGTGAAAAAAAGCATTGAAAAGGGTGAGGTGATTTTATGGTCGGACTAATTATCGGCGTGTTAGGCGCTGGATACGTCGTGTTGCTTGCAGCGTTTACTGTGGCAATTCACAACGCGAAAAAAGAACAGGAAAAATATAGGAATTGAGGTCTTTTTGTATGAACAAAAGGTACGAACTGAATAAAGATGTCACGCAGAAAAAACTGAGAGACAACGGCTTCCATTGTGGAACACTTCGAAAATCTCTGTATAAAAAATATGTGTTTCTAGTAATAAAAATCGAAAATGATGAACAAGGACCATTTATTTGTGAAAATGTCGAAGATGATAAAGGTCAGATTTATGTTCCGTACTACGACAGAAAATATGGAAGAAATGAAGTAAGAGACACCGTAATTAAACATTACAATCGTTATATGCGTGAATTAGTAAAGAAAGGAATTTTAGTAGATACATATGCAGAAGATTGCTAAATTTACAAAAATCAGTTATGAACAGTTCGAAAAGGATTTTCCGGATTTCGATAAGGTTAGAACGAAAGAAAGATATGACAGCATTTTGCTTCCTATTAGAAGCACGTCCGGATCTGCCGGATACGATTTCAGATCCACAATCAACGCCACTCTTCATCCCGGTGACAGCGTGTTGATTAATACCGGTATTAGGTGCGAAATGGAAGAAGGATGGGTTCTGCTAATGGCACCGAGAAGCAGTCTTGGATTTAAGTATCGTGCACAGCTTGATAATACATTGGGAGTCGTGGACTGCGATTATTCTTTTGCAGATAACGAAGGTCATATCAAGATCAAAATTACGAACGACTCGAAGGAGAATAAAGTATTAGAAATTTCAGCTGGCGATAAGATCGCGCAGGGAATTTTCGTTCCGTTCGGTATCACTGTAGACGATGCGGCAGACGGAGTTCGTACCGGCGGAATCGGTAGCACAGGTAAATGA